GTCAAAGGTGTCAAGGTTAATAACTATCAAGAAGCCCTGAGTGTTGCTGGTGAACTCATTGCAAATGGTTACGAAGGCGGCATTCTGAAAGACATGAACATGCCATGGCGTTCGGGCACATCCAAGCAACAGGTAAAGCTGAAAGTCGAATGCGATATCGACCTTCTCGCAGTAGGGTTTGTCAAAGGCGATGCAAACGGCAAGCATGCAAACACATTCGGCTCAATCAAGTGTCGTTCTTCTGATGGCAAAATTGAAGTCGATGTTACTGGTATGTCAGACAGTCAGCGCGAGCACCTGTTCAACAATCCTCAAGAAATACTCGGCAAGGTCGTTACGGTCACCTTCAACGACATTATTGAGTCGAAAACAGATAGAGAAACTGCATCGCTATTCTTGCCTCGTTTCGGCAACAAGCAAGCCAATGGCTGGTTCGAAATCCGAAACGATAAACTTGAAGCAGATTCTTCGGAACGCATTATTGAAATCTTTGAAGCAACCACAGGAATCAGAAAGGAACTGAAGAAATGAAGAAAAGCAAAAAGGTATTGCAACAAGAAAACCCGAACTGGGTATTTGACCAGGTCATGAAGACCAACAAGATGACAAAGGCAGTGTCGATGTCAAATTCAACCAAACGCATGATTTGCGGTGTCGCTGACCCGAAGATGCGCTCGATTCTGAAGCGTGTGATGCTCGCTGCCGAACAACGACCGTTCGAAGCACCGGAACGCAAGAAGAAAGAGAAATAAAATTTAGTTGACATGGAACCCATTAAGTGTTAGTATTGCGGCGCTTAATGGGTTTCTTTATGAAGAAAGGAATATTGAAGATGGCTAAACGCCCAAGCAAGGAACTGGTCGAAAGACTAAAAGGCAAATCAACCGAACCCGATATTGAAAAGATAACTTCGGCAATTACACTAACCAAAGCACTGAACCAATATCATCTGATTTCAAGTCGAGACGAAGCAACGACATGGCTATGCAGATGGTGTAATAATAATGGCATGAAAGAATACACAACGGCAATTAAGGAAAGAAGATACAAGACAGCATCAAGCCTGACAACAATGGGCTTTTGCTGTCGTTTGCTTGACCGAGGACTCAATTTAGACTTGCTAACTCCAGAAATGCTCAAGAAGTCTATTTCCAATATTGAAATCCTCGAAGCAAGACCAGAAGTTAAGAAACAGGTTCAGATGAAGATTAATGAGCTGTTTGTTGAATATAATCTTGCATACGATGAAGCTGCACTCGGCAAGAAACCAACACTAGAGATGAAAGGCACTAATGCAGAGATTGCAGAAGTCAAGCGTCAGATGCAAGCCGACCTCGATGATGTTCGTCTGTTTCCATCTGAGTACTCGCATCCCAAACAGCTGATTGCTTTCATTGAATCTTGTCTTCAGGCACAGACCAAGCAAGCGACACGAAGAAAAACAACACGACCGAAAAAGGCGGTCAGACCATGCGATGCTGTTAAACGTCTCCGCTATCTCAAAGAACACGAAGGTAGAAAGAGTTTCAATCCCGAGAAGATTGTTGGTGCTTTCGAAGTGTTCGTGTTTGATGTCAAGACTCGGAAGCTATCTTACTTCCAATGCAAAACACCGAAGGGCTTGAATGTCGAACGTCTGAGTGTAATTGACTATGATGAAGATAAGTCATGGACTGTTACAGTTAGGAAGCCCGAGGAATTTCTGGCACTGGCAACGACTCACGCCAGAGCAGTCAAGAATGCCGAATTGTTAAAGACTCGTAAATTTCCCGTTAAGCATAGATTGACCGCAGAAACGCTATTGCTAACGTACAAATAATCAGTTATAATGCGGTTACAGTAATAAAGAAAGGGCTTATAAGGCTATGAAACTAAATGTTCAAGAAGTAAAACACAATATTGGTAATGTTGAGAAGTTCAGCATCCAGGCATCTGCCAAGGCATTCCAAATCCTATCAGACAATCTCTACTCAAACAAGATTGAAGCTGTCATCCGTGAGCTCGTATGCAATGCTGTCGATGCTCATAAGGCTGATAACAATCACGAACCTGTTCAGGTTATCCTGCCAACAGCATTGCATCCAAGCTTCGATGTTATTGACAACGGCACTGGGTTATCTCCAGAAAACATAAAGAAACTCTATACAACATACTTTGCAAGCGACAAGTCAGACACAAACGACATGATTGGCGGGCTTGGTCTCGGTTCGAAATCTCCGTTTGCCTACACAAAATCATTCACTGTTTCTTCAAGATGGAATGGTGTTGAATACCAGTATCTTGCATTTCTTGGTGATGGCGGTGTGCCGAGCATTTCCCTATTGTCCGAACGCAAGTCAAACGAACCAAACGGCATGACGGTGAGTGTGCCGGTTCTCGAAAGCGATATGTATCAGTTTGAACGAGAAGCCGATGTCAAACTCCGTGCATTCGGCAAAGACGAAGTCAAAGTCATGCGCGGACAAAAAGAATTCTACCGAGAGATTATTGACGTCGATGAGCTTAACGAAAAAGGCTATACAACAGACAAATATCACGGAGATGAAGTTTGTGTTGTGATGGGTAATGTATGTTACCCTGTCAGCTATCGTTTCTATCGTAATATTAAAGGTTCTCTTGGTCTCGATATTGTTGGAACACTTTACATCAAAGCCGAGATTGGTTCGCTTGAAATCACACCAAGCCGAGAATCATTGTCGTTGACTCCCGAGACAGAAGTGAATCTCAATAAATTGGTTGAAGACACATTCAGCAAAATTCGAGAAGAGATTGATGGCAAGCTGAAAACAGAAAGAACAGGCGACGTATTCATCTGGATGACGAGCAAAGTTCGGATTAGCATAAACGGGACAGTGAGTGTCGTGAACAAGAAATTCATCACACCCAATCCGAATCCTAACAGATACGATGATGGCATTGCGTTTGTTCACTTCAATCTGAAGAGTAATGATGCTGTCAAAACCAGCAGAAAGAATTTGAACGACAATTACAGTTTGTTCAACTGGCTGTGGTGGCAGTCAAGAGAAGACCGAAAAATTGTCATCGTTATTGACGGCGAGAAACTTCGGCACAAGAAAGCATTGATGAAAGGTCTGATGAAAGAAGGCGATGTTGAAGTGTTTGCATTGAGTTCAGAAGATAAAGCTCGTCTAACTCAAGACTTCTTCGATGTTGGTCTGCCTTCAAATCACAAAGTCTTAACGCTAGAAGAAGCCCAAGAGATTGCAAAACAAAATCGCGAGCCCGTTGTTAAGAAAGAACGGAAGGCGACAGAAGACTGCATCATTAACCTTCATGGTGGCTTTTCTCGCAACATCGACATTGACCCGCCAGCAGAAAACGAAAAGTTTGTGGTATGCGCCGCTTCCGAAGCAAGTGATTTTGAAGAAGCCTACGAATGGCCAGAGCCTAATACCGTGCTTGTATTCTGCAATCTGAACATGAAACGTCGTCTCGAGAAGGCAGGCATAAAATACATCACCGAGCCCGAATACGATTCAAGCACACTAGTTCCAACTCTTCTTAGTTCCATTACTAAGTGCTTCGAAAACGAAACTCACATGCGAGAAAACCTGAAGCTTGAGCTTAGCCGAGGATGGTATTTCAGACTTAACAATCGACGTCATGTTATGCTCAACTACCAAGGCATTTCTGACATGATGATTGATACAATGCTGAAAGGTCTTGCGATAAACGTCAAAGGTCAGTATAATGTTGATGGGTATAAAGGCAAGGATATTGCTTATACATTGCTCAACAATTATATAACTCGAGATATGATGATTGGCGCAATGAACGAGTTATTCAAAGACCCAATCCTCGCATTGCTTAATAGCGAAAGCGACCAAGAAAATGTTGACACTGTTTTAAAACTCTTTAATGAAAGGAAGTAATACAAGATGAAAATCCCAGTTACCTTTGCATCAGAAAACGCGCTTGGTCTTAGCCGAGCAGAATTAGCCGATATGTTCGGAGTATCAATTCGAACCATTACACGCTGGCGCGAGTATCTTCGCAATCGAGAAGCCGAAGATGATGTTCAAGACGAAGTTGAAGAACCTGCCGAGGAAGAATCAAACATCAGTTATCTCTACTCGATGACCGATAGCTTCATTGCTGTTTTGCGTATGGAAGACGGTTCGCCAAAAGGCAGCATTGTACTTCCGCGCGGCGCAAAAGAATTCGAAGATGCTGTTCAAGAAACTTCGAAGGCAGAACCAAACTTCGAGAGATTCTTTATTGAATCCTTAGTATCCAATGTTGAGAAGCTCACTGCTGGACGTGTTACTATCAGCGAAAACGAAGTTCGCATTGACGATACCGTTATTAACGGCTCATTTGTTGACACATTGATTCGCTTGTTCAAGGATGGTCGACTCACAGATAGTTCGAACATCGTGAACTTTGTTCGACGTGTTGCCAACAATTCCGACAGTCGTGTATTCGACCAGCTTTATGCTTTCTGCGGTCACAACGACATTGAAATTACCAACGAGGGTATGCTGGTTGCATTTAAGCGTGTTCGAGATGATTATCTCGATATCCACTCTGGTTCTATCAGCAATAAAGTTGGCAGTGTAATTGAGATGCCGCGCATTGCAGTTGACAATGACCCGAATAAAACTTGTTCTAGCGGTCTCCATGCTTGTGCATACAGTTATCTACACAGTTTCGGATACGACAGGTCTGACCGCATTCTCAAAATCCTGATTGACCCCGCCGATGTTGTTTCTGTGCCAGTTGATTACAACGGCTCGAAAATCCGTGTTTGCAAGTATGTGGTTGCCGAAGACGTGACCAACTTCTACAAATACGACCTCGGCTTGCACGGAGACGAGGAATGATTTGGCTTCGATTCTTCTTTGTGTTGCTTTGCATGAAGTTTGGTTCAAAACCCATCTTCTTGTCAAAGAACAATGGTCGCGAAGTGGCTCGTATCAAAGGCTTCATGGTCATGGAGCGCAATGGTACGATGACTGCGGAAGAGGTCGAAACATTCCGCAGTCTTGAGGTGCCAAACTTCTTGCACGATTTTATCTATAGAATCGTATTCGAGAATTAGGCTTTATCTTCGGTAAGGGTGACATATTGCATTGGGTCAAGACGACCACCAAGCCCCAAGCCTGGTCTTTGTGTTACCCTTACTTCAAAATGAAGATGAGAACCACGAGATTCATTGGTCATAGATTCTGCATTACCGGAATGACCAGTTAGACCGATAACATGACCTTCTTTAACCTCTTGACCCTGGGTGACTCGAATCTCGGATAGATGAGCATAGAAAGCATAGATGCCAGACTTCAGCTTCAGACAAACCTGTTTCCCGTATGCACCGTAATCGGCAATATAGGCAACAGTGGCATCTTCAACAGCATAGCATTTATAGCCAGGGTTGATAGCAAGGTCAATGCCCTGATGTGCTCGAGGTTTCCCGTCTTTGCCGACACGAACCATTCCGAACATGGCAGATTTCTTTGACTGAAGACCAGCAGTTCTGAGCTTCATATAATCAGGATGAAGTGGTTGTGTATTAAATTTGTAGGCAGTATTCATAATTGTAGTATCCGCGTTGATGTGTTATACTAGGCATCAAATTATTTAACTTTTTAAAAGAGGTATTCCACAATGGGTGGCAGTTTAATTGTAAACGGTATCGAAGCAACACCAATCAATCTGAATCAAGGATGTGCGGTGATTTACGAGATTATCGACAAAATTGGTCAGTTCTCAACAGGCTGGGCAGACGATGTTGCTCGAGAAGAGTACATGGCAGGGTCAACACTTGTGGCAGTAAACAATCGCGTTCGTCTTCGCAACATGGACTATAAGCTAGGCGATGTCGATTTGTTTGTTGATAAAGACCACTATCAGAATTTAATTGAAGAGCTTAAGGCAGCAGATATTGACACCATCTATATCGTGCCAAATAGCTTGAAAGCAGGTAAACTAAGAACAACGATGCTCATGAGAGTTCGCGGAGAAGAATATCAGGTTGACCTGATAGCAGTTCCGTTTGATGACTTCAAACCACGCCAGTTCTATGTATGGAGTCATTCTTCGACAATTGAAGACCTCGAGCACGGTGTCAAAGGATGCTATCACAAATTACTCTTGAGAGCATTTGCTCGCTATCACGGCTATCATCTGTCTGTTGATTATGGTCTTCGAAAAGAAGGCAGCGAAGAATACAATGACAAGTTCGAAGATGTCGTTAATCGAATTCTGATGTGCAATAAGTATCAATCCTGGTCGTTCGTTTCTTTGATGAAGGTTCTCGACAGACGACCCAAAGAAGAGAAAGAAGCCATCATCAATCGATTTGCTGACCTTGCATTTGGTCATGACAGACAGAAAACATCGAGAAACGATGACCTCGACCGAATTAACCAAGCCAATGTGTTCTTGGTCATTACACATTTCCAGAATGTCCACAACAAGTATGTGGCGCAATTATATCACTTCGGAGACTACGAAGAATGAATGGTAACTATGTAGCTATTAATGTTGAAACCAATGCCTTAGCACTTCTTGGCATTGAAAATCTGAAGTACGAACCTCATATCTCTTTGATGTACTCGCCAGGCACTACATTGAACGCAGAAGAGATTAAAGCGAAGGTTGAGAATTACGAAGTGTGGAATATGCTTCGAGATTCGACAGTCAAACCATTGGCAGTTGAAATCTTCGAAAGTGCCGAGGGTGGTCATAGTGTTGTCTTGAGATTCTTCGACCCTCTTATCAATGCACTTCATTTCCTTCTTCAGATTGAAGGCTTGACACATTCATACCACCCACACTATAATGCACACATGAGCATTAGTTATGGTATGACAAAAGAAGAAGCCGAAACTCTTAAAGAGAAGGCAGAAGAAAATCTAATCGACATTTTTGTTATTCCTCGAACGATTATATCAGAGGAATTGGAAGTTTGATTGGAAAGTCCTGATGGGTTAATTCTTCAAATCCCGTCCTTTATAGACCGCATCCAGCAATGGCAGCGGTCTCTTTTTATACTGTTCGACCTTCGTTTCGGAAATCGGTCAATGATGTCCACGACTTATAGGTCAGAACTGTCGTGATGTTGACGAATGTATTATTGTTCGAGTACGAGTAATCAACAGCCGTGATATTGATTGGCCATGCTTCTATTAGCTTAACACCATATGTTGGTAGACCTTCGGCATCAAGCTGAGTAATATAAACATCGCTGACATACTCAGAATAGAAGTTGAATGTGTTAGACTGAATGTTCACAACAGCATTCTGCCATATCTCAAAGTATCGTCTTGCTTCGAGATTTGCATCACCATAGAACACAAACGACACAGGGTCATAACTCTGAGAGTAAGGCACATTGTACGGCGCGTTCAGCTGTTTGTGCTGATAGGTCATAAGACTTCTTTGTGGCATCGTACAAGTATGACAAAGAAGGTTAATCTTCTGATGTCCGTTTAGTCTCGAATCCCACCCTCGAATATTGCCCGCCTGCGATTCAACAGCCGAGCCCTCGAATGCAGGAATACCGCGTGGTAATGTGAACGTCACATTATAACGAGAAGGGTTTGCAATGCCGTGCTTGAAGAACGACATGAATCTATCAATACCAAGTTTCATGATTAGTAGTTCTCCTTGATAACATCATCGCGCAATACAATTTCAATTTCGCTGAACCGAAGTGTCATAACAGATTCGGCAGGGAAACCATTGCGCATCGCAGTCCACATACTCATACCAGTATAATCAACATCGACACCTGTCAGAACGCATCGCTTGAACTTATGAAGAAACTTGTTCTCTTTGCCTTTCCAGATGTATCGTATTTCAAACTCATTAGGATAACCAAGGAATGAGGTTTGCTTGGCTCCTGTTCCCTCAGGAAGTGCCGATGCTCGAAACTCTTTGATAATCTCGTCAATAGTGAAACAGTCTTTTTCTGTAATCGGAACAAACTTGAAGACCATCTCGAATGTTCGGAAATCCACGCCCTTGAAGTATGCAGTCAGATACGGGTTTGTGACCTGCCCAGAGATTGAACCCATCAAGGCATCAGATGATACAGAACCGCCACCAGCTCGAATGATAGCAGAAGCGACGTTACCAGCAGCATTGAATCCCGTTCGCTTGGTGTTCTGCCATGTGCCGCCCCAGAAGTTACTGAACGCAGCCTTGACACCATCCATGCCACCGCCAGCCTCACTGAAACTGTTTGCAGCATTTCTCATCACATTACCAATCATGCCAAGGCTATCTGTCCCCCATGAAACTGTCGATGGGTTTCTCAGTTGTTCGGGCAAATAGAGGTTGATGGTTCGAAGCGGAGAAGAGTTCTGAGGACTTCTTCTCTTGTATATGTCAATTTGAATCCAACCAGGATTGACAGCATGGTTTGAACCAATACTAGATGGATAATTAAGGATAGCAGCCATAATAAATTATAGTAATTGATTGTACAATGGTTATTTAAAAATTCAATATGAAACGATTTCCTAAACCATTCAGATTCGTTCCGAGAAATCCTCAGAAATATATCGGAGATGTGAACAATATTGTCATGCGAAGTTCATGGGAGAAGAAATTCGCAATCTGGTGCGACAGCAATCCTAGTGTCGTTAAGTGGAATTCGGAGGGTCATCCTATTCAGTACTGGAGCAAGTTTGACCAGAAGATGCGTCGCTACTATATCGACTTCTTCGTGCAGATGAAACATAAGGATGGCAGTGTCAAGAATCTTGCAATTGAAGTGAAGCCAAAGAGTCAGACCATGCCGCCCGAGCCACCCAAGAGAAAAACACAGAAATCAGAACAACGATATTTGACAGAGCTTCAGACATATCAGCTAAACTCGGACAAATGGGAAGCCGCGAGGGAATGGTGCAAGCAGAATAATTTTATTTTTGTGATAATGACCGAAGAAGAGCTTGGCATTCGATGAAACCCATGTTATAATGCTGGCACATTAAGTTAAAGAAGGGAGTATTCAATATGTGTACGGCAAATCAACTTTACGCCGACATTAGTACTGGTGAAGTTTACCGCCTTATTTGCATTGCTCATGGCAATTGTCAAGGCAAGCCCGACATCTATGTATTGCAGGGTCGTAAAGACGCGAAGTTTGGTTTCGGTTTCGAACGCGGTTGCTTCTATGTGACCGAAGAAGAGATTGAAGACGACTTCATTATTCTGAATGGTATGTTTTACAAAGAAGGAGATTAGAAGATGATTAATGTTGAAGTTAGTACTCAAGAACGTGTGCCCGAATTCCCCGCATTGTTCAAGAAGGGCGAAGGCGATGTAGCATTGTTCATTACTCGAAACGTATTCTTATGGCTGAAGAGCAATGACCCGGGTGTTGTTCCCGGCACTATTGTCAATAATGGCAATGTGGATGAATGGAACATCGCGCCAGCAGGGTTCAGTGTTACACTAACAATGGGCTAGAGAGCAATGAAAAGCAGACTTGATGAAATTGTTGGTGTGTTCAGTGGCATTATGTGCATTGTCTTGTCGATTATTCTTCTTTGTGTCATTGGTGTAGGTATTGCTTCTGCACTTGGATACAATATCGAGTACGACGTCTCTTACAAATACAAGAGTTTCGATTTGGGCGATGGTCATTCTGTAATGTGTGTGGTTGCTGATGGTCATGGTATTAGCTGCGACTGGGACAGAATGAAATAGAACAATAGTTCTAATACATGAAGTGGGTCAAGAGAAAATCCTGACCCACTTTTATCATTTGTTGTAATCGCTATCAACAAGAATCATCATGACAGAAACAGGACGAGCACCTTCACCCTTCAGGTCATTGATGCACTTCGTCATAGACTTAGGCAACATCGCATGCCATTGTCCGATATCAGTTGACCAGCTATCTTCGAATGTCGTCTGATAGTAAACATCGGCTCGCGAATTAAACGGAATTGAATGGTCAGCAGGAATAACAAGGCAGCCTTTCATTTTGTTGTTTTCGTTTCGATACTGGATGAATAAAGCACCAAGTTTCCTATCAAGCATTTCGTATTTCTTAATTGCTTTTACAATACCCAAAACATCGTCAACTTCTAGTTCTTCAACCTTGCTGTTTTCTGTAATCTTGGCAATATTGCGAAGCTTCTTGTTTCTCAGCATCAGTTTAATCAGTTTTCGACCCGAATCAGACAACAGATTCAGATTGCCAAGTTTTTCAATGATAAGTGAAATATTCAACATAAAGACGGAATCCATGGATAATATAGCTTGTATTTATCCTCAAAATCGCTTATAATACGAAACATATTAGTTTAAACACACGGAGAAATTTTAATGAATCATTTCCACGCGGATATTATTGCAGAGATGCTGAAGCTTGGGTTCAGCCAGCTTGAAAAAGGCTTCGTTATCAACTATAACGACGATGTCATTACACTGAACCATCAACGATATAAATTACTGGTCGAAGTCAACACGCCGGATTCGATGGTATGGAAATCAATTGACCCAACATTCCCGATTGCAGTTCGTGTTCTGAACGACCTCAAATGGCCTGTTCAGATGCAAATGCTTGTAGGCAATGTTGTTGAGATTCTGAAGCTTCAATTAGCAGATAACATAAACAAAGACCACGCTGTTCAATTACTGAAAGGATTGTCATGAACATTAAAGAAAAATTTTCAGAGTTCGGTCGTCTTCAAATCAGACATCATCAGGCTTCACTGAAGATTCCTGTTGTGCATGATGACACCACTGCATATATTGACTTCATTGTATGCACGGCAGAAAAAGAAAAAGAGAATATTGGCGATATTGCGATGTATTACTCAAGCGAGTATCATCTTATTCCTAGTCAGCTTTGCGATATTGCCCGAGATGACATTTTCAACTTGTTGCTTTCTCGAGAATACTCCGAGCAAACGGCGAGGGCATTATCCGAACTAGGTGTCGCATTCAAAGCATGGGCACACGGCGAAGAAGGCAATTACGAAACTATCTTGAACGAGGTTGAGGAATTATTATGAGCATTAAAGATGCAGTTAGCCATGGCTTAGAACTCTGGCAAAAGACATACGGTCAGATTGATAAAGCAGACTTGACGATTCTGAAGAAGGCATTGACTAGTAAATTCATTACCCCGGAGTTTATCCAGAATATTGCATTGGCCGGTCAACGAGAATATACTTCTGCCAGACAGTATTTTAAAGACGGATTGACAGTAATTGATATTATGGTCAAGTATCAGATTGCAAAACCAAAGTTTGCTGGCAGCTATGATTTCATTCTGCTTGACAAAGGTCACGACTTATTCTATTTCATAAAGGCAAAATTATGACAGACAATATTATCGAAGAAGTTCGCAAACTATCAGCAGACAATTCAAAAGAAGTCAAATCGAAAGAATATGTGACCAAGATTATTGATACAATCAAAGGATATGCCGAGAAAGGTGTCACCAAAGCATTTATCTATATTCCTCGTCAATACGACTCTTTTGTGATTGAAGCAGAATTAATCAAAATGGGATTCGAAGTTGAACGACACTCGTTCAGATTGTTCTGGTTGATTCGCTTTGTTGGTCTTGTTATTAGTTGGTGAAAGGAATCATCATGATACTCGACGCTCGCCTTATCAGGGCTTTTCAGCAACAGCCGAAAGAAGAAAAACTCAGAACACTCGGAGGCGATATATCAACAAAAGAATGGATTAACTTTATAGTCGACCCGTTGATTCTGAGGACAGCAAAGTACGGAACCGAACAATTCTGCTATGTTGATATTCCGGAATATATTGATATTGACCTTGTAATCATTGATGTCGAGAAAGAAGGCTACTTGGTAGAGCGAGATTCTCGAAAACTGAAGATTTCTTGGTAATTGCTTGATTGCGGTCTTAAAATATCATATAATGCAAAGCATAGAAACATTGAACAACCCTTAATGAAAGGAATTATAAAATGATTAAAACTAATTTGAGACCATCTGATGTGTTTGATGCAGGAACGGCATTGCTGCTGATAATGTTTTTATTGATTGTCCCCGTTGTAATTGGCTTAGGGAGTATTGCCCTCGGCATATATGTTGGCAATTTTGAACTAACGGCATGCGGAGCAATTCTTCTGTTCTCTTTATTCCTCTTATACGGTAATTGAGTGGTTATTATGAATAACGAAAAACTTTTCAAGGCTCAGGTATCCATTGCGGCAGCATATATTCGAGCTCATGGTCAGTATGTTCAGAATCCAGAAGAAGTGGCAGAGTATGCAGCAATTGTTGTAAAATTACTTTCCGAGAACGATATTGAATCTATTGTTTTGGAGGACGAAGATTATGAAGACTGAGATGAGGAAGATTGGTTCTGTCCAAGGCTATAATCAGAAACTTAACGAATACGGCAAACCAGCTAGCGGCAAACTTGACACGTTTGAAATCTTCGTGCCTATTGTAAATGGTAGAAGATTCAACAATATGCAAATTTATAGAAAGGTTGGATACTAAAGAAAATGCCCCGAATCCTTTTGGAGACGGGGCAGTCTTTTATCAAGCGTAAGTTTTGAAGAATTTCAGCATCTTCTGAGTAAGACGAGTTGAAGTGACTTCTTCGGGATAATAGTCAACTAATGTTGAACCAGTTTGGTCATTTACCAAGAAAGTAATTGCGTTTCTTGAGATTTCGCAAATTTTGGCTGACTTGATATCCTTACCATCAACAACCAAATTATTGCCGGGTTTCTTACCCTGATTCTCTTTTACAATACTGCCAAGGTTGTTACCAAACAGCTGAAACTCTTGAAACTTCAGTTCAAAACGAGCTGCATTTCCTGAGTAATTACCAAACGCCTCATTAATCTGAGCACCGGCTTCTTGAAGAGCACTTTCGAAAATTTGTTTTACATCAATCACGTTATTTCCTTTCAATATTAAACGTTAGTGGTTGCTTCTGAAGACCAATATTGTATTGCCATCGTGCATGGTAATTCAGCAATTTGATCGTTAGAGTCCCACGCCAGCTGAACTTCACCCACATTAATTGGCCATGTGCCTTCAATCTTATAGGTGCGAATTGCTTTGCCTTCTCGGTTAAGCAATTCAACCTGAGCAGAAGCCATGTAGTTTGAAGGATTACCCCAACCAGGAATTGCGATGTTGGAAACGTGACCGTTTACAAGGTCTGACCACTTCTCGAAAGCATCGCGGGAAACGAGGTCAGTGTCAAGAAGAATAGTAATATTCCAATCGTCAAATACCCTATCACCTGCAAACTTGGCAACGCGCCCCATATAGGGAGCATTCACCACACCAAGCTGGGAAGAAGGCAGGGTGGCAGCCTTACAAGTAAACGAGATTTTCTGAGATGCCTGAGCACCGCCAACCTCGTTAGGGAAAGTAATAATCACGCGAAACAGGTTGGGGCGAAGACCGCCACCAGACATATTCGCAATGAAGTTAGAAATGTTCTGAAGAGCCATGAAGTACCTCAAATAGAATGTTATATAACTGTTGTATTGTTATTTATTGTTTGCTATAATAAGTCTTATGACATTACTTGAATTTATTAAAACTCGATTACTCGATTCAAAAGGTAGATTGAACTCGAATCTGTTTCGCGAGTCGTATAGGCTCGACGAGAAGTTTCCGCTTGAGTATAAGATGCTTGCCGAATCATATCCGATTTACTCAGATATTCGGCAGAAGGTGTATGCCGTAATTCGAGGCGATTATTATAGATGCCCTGAATGTGGCAATATATGCAATTTCAATTATAGATTAACGGTAACATACTGCTCAAAAGAATGTGGTATGAGGGCGCGCCGCAAGCATTCGAAAATGATGTGGGATAATAGAACCGATGATGAAAAACGCGATATAAGGCGGCGTAGCCTTGAAACTTTCAGGAATAGAAGCGAAGAAGAAAAGGCATTGACACGAGAGAAACGCCAACAATCAAGCCTTAAACGATACGGCACTTTGCATCCATGCCAGAGTCAAGAAGTTAAAGATAAAACACGTCAGACCAATATTGAACGGTATGGTGTTGAGAATTATTCAAAGACGCCGGAGTTTCTTCGAAGAATTGAACAAACCAATATTCAGAAGTACGGTACACCGCATCGTCTTCAGAATCATTCTGAACTGCAAAAGCACAAGGCAACAATGCTTGAGAAATATGGTGCTGAATATGCTATGCAGTCTGAGGAACTCAACAACAGAAATCAGGTATCAAAATGGTCTAGTGTAATTGATACTTCCAATTGCAAAACATACGAAGACGTTAAAAAGAAATACATCAAATCACTTGGTATTGAGTATGAAGGAAGTGTTGACAACATATTGATTGGCTCACCTGAATATCCTAGGTCAAAGGCTGTTCTTGAAATGTTCCTTGGTTTGGCTGAGCCCAATATCGATATTGTCAAACGTGATATAACCAACTATCATTGGTATGCTAGGTCTCTTGGTTTAGAAATTGCACCGGCTAAAGTTTCTGACCAAGAGAAAGAACTAGGGGAGTTTGTATCAAGCCTTTGCGAGTGCGAGTTTAATAATAGAACTGTTATTGCTCCAAAAGAACTTGATATATGGATTCCTTCAAAGAACATTGCTATAGAGTACAATGGAGAATACTGGCATAGTAGCGATAAGGTAGGCAGAACGTATCACAAAGACAAAACAGTTTCATGCGAAGAGGAAGGTGTTCAGCTTCTTCACATCTGGGCATACGACTGGATTAACAAACAGGATATTGTAAAGTCTATTATTCGGTCGAAACTTGGAAAGTCCAATGTGTTGTATGCAAGGAAATGTCAGGTTAAGATAGTCGGCAATAGCGATGTTCGAGACTTCTTCAATAATACTCATCTGAAAGGGCATCGTAACGCTTCGATTACATTTGCTCTGATGTTTAATGAAGAGACTGTTATGGCAATGTCGTTCTCTAGGCATAGAGAATATGAGTGGGAATTAACTAGGATGTCTTCTAAGCTGAACACCACTGTCGTTGGTGGCATGAGCAGACTTCTTGCAGCATTCAGAAAACATACTAATGCCAGAAGTGTCATGAGCTATGTTGACCGCGATATTAGCAACGGCAAATCGTATTATGCTTGTGGATTTGAATTATTGAAAACAACAGAACCAAGCTATTGGTATGTTGGTGAAGAAATTATGCCACGGCAATCATTAAACAAACAGTCAAGACTAAAAGCAGGCTTTGCTGGCTCCGAAGATGAATACGCCAAGCATCTAGGATTAAAGCGGATTGACAACTCTGGCAATCTGAAGATGATAAAATACTTCTAAAATAAAATGCCCCGTTTCCGCAATTGGATTCGGGGCATTTTTGTGACTAAAGTTTTATATTAGTATTTGCCAACCACTTCTGAGAATTCAACACCAGTGCGAACAGCAACGAAGTCAAGTCGAATATAGTTGATGCTTCTAGAAGGTTTAATGTAGATTGCACCAACAAATTGACCCTTGTCAATAACTTCCGGAGGGTTATTGCGTTCCGAGCATTCAACGTGGAAAGCGTATATACCGCGACGACCTTTAACTTCACGCAGGTAGGGTTCTACTAAATTAACGAAAGAACTTCTAGAAAATTCGTCATTAAATTCAAAGAGTAAGTATTTCGCAGCTTTACCAATTGCTTTTTCAAGCGTGATAAACAATCTTCGAACGTTAATAAACTGGAATGCAGACGCCTTGGCTTGACCAGTTTTGTCGCCATACAACACAGTACCTTCATTCACAAACGTCACAACGCTGTTGACCTGGATTTTGTACAAGTCATCACGACTGTCTTCGTTAGGATTGAATGCCAGTGTGGTTACGTTTTTCAGGCGACCACGGTTGAAACCAGCAGGTGACCACCATGCATCATAATCGCGTTCAGTTGCTGCAAGAAGGCCAGCAATGTCGGCATTCAACGGAACCCAACGATATTTGTCGTTGTACACATCATACATCAGCTTCCAGCCGCTGTCTTTAATCATATAAGAAGAAGAGCGACCAATGCCATTGTATGTTGCCTTAATAGCCTGAGTAGCAGCCGACTGAGTCTTGTTCAGAACGTCGTCTTTATTCGGACTAATCACAACCACACAGTCTTTGCGGTTCTCGCAAATGTTGTCAATGATGTACTGAACAACAGTTTTGTGAGAAGTCTTGCCACCAGCATCGGAAGTGATCAGAATACCGATATCAACTTCTTCGGTGGATTTGAACAGAGTCCAGCCGTTAATCAATTCCTGAGCGTCGGGCTTGGTGCCATCGTTACCACCAGAAAGCTGGAATTTCTGACCGTCGTGATTTTCGGTAGCATTTTCTTTCAGCAGTTTGTACTTGGTCGGAGTGCCAGACACAATCAGCTTAGTTCCCCATGCACCTGTTGCATCGGTAATGGTACCAGTGTTGTCGTAGTATGCAGAATCTTCGGGATTGGCGAAGAACCATACATAGGCAGAATCCTTGTTCAATACTGCGCCATAATACATCGGAGCACCGTCGAGGGCTTTTGCGTCAGATGCTTTTGACAGGAAAGAATAACGTTCGAGGATAGTGCCAGGGATACCAGTGAATTCGCCGAGTTCGTCAACAACGACAACGTGAACCTCGTCGTATTTTGCACCGAGCGAAGCTGCATATTCTGAAGTGCCAGGAGCAGCATCGAACTCGTCTGCATACTGCCATTTTTCAAAATTATGCTGGTCAGCGATAGACACTTTCAGACTGTTACCAATAGCGCCAGGATAGCGAGCAGCAAAGCGAACAGCATCATGAGTTGAGTCGTTCACCATGTTGAACTGTTGCTCGTTCTTAATCAGCAAGCCTGAACCATCGCCCGTTGCATTCTTGGCTGTTGCATTGTCAACAACACGAACCAAGTGAAGGTTAGAAGAGTAAGCAAGATATGACTTGGCAGAAAGCCAGTCAACATAATTGCGGTCATTGGGTTTGCCGAAAATATTAGCCATCTCGGTATCGCTTGATACACGAGTTCGTTCATCAACCGGACCCCAGACGAAATCGCCAACGAGAGCAGCGGCAGAAGTACCAACTGCTTCAACGCTACCAGTCAGGTCGATTTCTCGAACCTGAACGCCTGGAGCTCCAGAACCAAATGCTTGAGCCATTAAAATCTCCAATTTGTTCGAACAAATAACTATAATGTATAATAACACTTATAGAGTATTTATAGCTATGATTGCAGACGTTCAAATTGATAAGAGGGGTTTATGTTATAATAACAACGAGATGCTCAAGGCTGCTGGTGTCAGTATTCCGTTGACTGCCGAACACATTGCCGAGATTGAAAAGTGTGCAAGCGACATTCTTTACTTTGTTCATAACTATGTGAACATCGTTACTCTCGACGACGGTGTTCAGAAGTTCAAGACATATCCTTATCAGGACGAGTGGATTGATGCTTGCTATAACAATCGTTTCGTTATTGGCAAATGGTCTCGTCAGTCAGGCAAATGTGTTTCACCAGGCACGAAGCTCAAACTTCGCAACACGGAAACAGGCGAAGAAGTTGAAATGACAGCAAAAGAATTTTACGAAATCGCTTGACGCAAGAACATAATTCATGTATTATTACTTTACCTTAATAAAGATGAGTGGATTATAAATCATGTTCTATGTTTTGTTTTTCTTATTGAGTATCGCTCTTCTTGCAATGACATTCCAGCATTTCTGGTACGACGAAGAGATTGAATATCAGGAACGCGAGCTCGAGATTGAAGCATTGATTGCTCGGATGGAAGCTCGTGTCGAAGAAGAAAGGATTGCCAAATGCCAGTAGTTTGTGTTGCTCACGAAGAAAAATGGAACTTTAGTGATGGCGCATATCATCTCTTCTGGATGTACGATGGTTCAAGCGTATGGACAGAACGTGTATTCAAGGACGAGATTCGTGAAGTTTCGACAGATATCAATGTTATCAACGAAGCTGCCGAGTGTGTTCGCCGCCAGAAAATGCTAGTGAACCAAGACAACCTCACTGGCTGCATGGTGAGAATCTCTGGTAGTCGTAATGTTCGACCCGGTCAATACGAAGTGGTCAATCATATTCTGCCAGAGTGGAATGGGCAGTATAAGACCCAGGCTCGTGTTGTAGTTGAACTCTATCATACACGCAAGGCTGTTAGTGCAAAATGCGTCAAAGAAATCATATTGGGCCCGTATCCATGGTGGGCTAAGAAAGGAATGAAATGACTAATAAAGAGATTCTGTCGAAATGGTTTGGCAAAGTATTTGCCATTAAGGGTATTGGTGATGTTTGCATCTTGGCAGACACGGCTCATTTCGGAGCGCCCGAATGGTATGTAAACTCTATTAATAAACATACGCCTGCAATCACAATCGAAATAAAGTGCGATGGTGAATTCGACTACAAAACAATCTCGTATAATGAATTGGCTCGTGCTGTTGAGGTTAATGAAAATTTGTCAACACAAGATAGTTTTGATGATTTGACAGCAGGCACAAAATTCCAGATTCAAGACTCAAGAGGATATATTAAAGAACTTGTGGTTATCACAAAACATCTTGACGAAGTGTTCTGCTATTATGCCAATTGCGGCAACGCCAGAGTTGGCAATACCACAATTCTGTCTATAAACTACATAAATTCAAACGATAACTTCAAAATCTTGGAGATATGAATTGAATACTGTATTTGAAATTGAAGATGCCATTGGTCGCAAATACATTGCAGACGAAGAATGGTGGCTAAAACAACCCATTCAAGGTCTCATCTTTGAATTCATTGATAACAAGATTACTGGTATCGTCAGTACATCATGGGGCTTTGTTAAATCATGCAAGGTAAATCGCATTAGACAATTTACACATCAACTCGATATGTTTGATGCCCTTGAGCAAGGAACAGTATTTGAACTCCGAAGATACGATATGCTCAACGATAGATATTTCCAGCAGAAATACATCGTCGCATATAAACACGAAGATGAAGTATGTGTTATTAGAAAAGGATTCACAGGTCTTGAGATTATGAAGAAAGCAGATATTGAATCTAATCCAGGTTTCATCATATGCACAAAAACAGGGTAATGACCGATTGCTGCGGACGAATATACTTCGTACCTGAACAGTATTTCGTCCTCAGCGGTCCAGAGTCGGTTTTGAGAAACATACTCAACAGCGAAGATAACTTCGCTGTTTTTGTGCATAATCTCGAAACAAACGAATCTGGCTTCAGTCATTACTCTTGGAAATTCATATCAGAATTAGTTGAATGTGGCTTGAAAGTCACATGATGTTCTGTTATAATAACGACATCTAATAAAGAAAGGACTTTGTAAAATGAACGACATGAAATCTGCTGTTATTGCTTTGGCTCACTCTGTTTTGCTTGAAGAATTCAAATTATCAGAATCCAATAATATAATTGTTATTACATCTTCAAATGGTTTTGTTCGCATCACAAAAGACGGTGATAATGCGTTATTAGAAGTAAACCCCGGATATTGTCAGATTGTAGAACCGTTTACTTGCATGCTTGACGGAGATGATATTAGAAAATTTGCAGATGTAGTTTACGACACACTCATAAATCAATAATAGAAAATGCCCGAATCCTTCTTGGAAACGGGCATTACCTTTCATCTCTTCTTAACCCACTTGGTTATCCCGGCTCCGAAGAATAGCATTAAGCCGTTATCAATGACGTTCTCACATTCTGTTTTATTTGGGTCGAAGCCTGCACCAAACAATGCAGGCATCTTGTGCTTCATGAATCTCTGTCTATTCATCAGTTCAAAACCATCTGTAATATAGAACTCGGGCTTAGTAGCATATCCTTCTGTCTCGTATCCATTCTTTCTATAGACAGAACCATCTGATATTAGACCAAGACTGAATGTGACCAGAGTATCACCTGGAACACGTTTCTCAAGCTTAGAATAGCCACCAACAACATTAGTAAACGGCTTGCAAGCATAGCGTTCAATACGAGTGATATTGCCCTTAGTAGTATATGACAATAATGCAACCACTTCGTTCTCGTGTATTAAAGCAAGAGATTTCGCCGCATTTGTGGTCTGCCCCTGATAATGCCATTTGGCATAGAACTGATTAGCTTGCTTGATTCCTATTTCTGTGATACTGCACTTCCTAGCCATGATTCTATTAGGCAGTAAACCGAGTTTCGACAGAATCATGCTTTCTATCAATTCTGGCTTATTAACGACATCAGCATCTGTGAACTGAATAAGTTTAATCCCCGCATTCATACCATGAATAAACTTATCTATATGTCGTCTGTCGACCTTTGGCACTTGAGTTGAATGCCAGTATAGCCCGTTCACTTCGATAGCGATGTTCTTTGACGGAATCCATATATCGAGTTCCTTGGGCTTAATAATCGACTTATTATGAACTTCATGCTCTATACCATGCTTATTCAGAATGTATGATATTGCTCGTTCTAGTTGGGTGAACCTCTTACAATCAATATTGTTCTTCTTGAGATACTTCAAAACAATATGAGTTGAACATTCATAGTCTTCTGCTATTTTCGAAGTTGGTTTACCAAGTTTGTATTCTTCAACGAAAGTTTCTTCAAGATGTTCAAACGGGCAAACATAAGGCTTAGGTGTTCTGGGATTACGCTGAATAAATGATTTAATTGCGTCTGATTGAGAGTGCCTTGGTAGTCCTTCAATTGCTTTTCGAACAATGTTCTTCGTGCATCTCAATCTAAGAGAAACTTCAGATATTGTTAAACCACTCAAATATAGTTTTCTGTGTTCCGAATAATCTGGTGACGGTCTTATTGGAAGTTCAATACCATTTTCCTTGAGTAATTTCTTCACAAGATAAATCGAAAGTCCAGTTTCATCTACAATTTCGGACATTGAACCTAATAGTTTTGACGCGGCTATTACTATTTTTCTTGTCTCCGGCCATGTTGCAATATGCTGAGGGTCGTGCTCGTGACAGTATCTATTCCAATGTTGATTTGTGCTCCATGAAGTTTCCTCGCCGCAAATAACACATTTTGGTTCATAACCAGACATAAGACAACGAGCCTTATATTCGTCACTTCCATAATATGCTGAAGTCAGAACATCAAACTCTTTTCTAAGTTCTTCATTGTCTCTTAGTTGCTTCAGAATTGACCTTGCTTGAAAAGGCTTTCTGTAAACAGCTTTTAAAAATTCTTCCCTATTCATACTTCATAATTATAGCATGAAAACGAAATCAAAACAAATGCCCCGAAAGGCATGAACCAATTCGGGGCATATATATTAACGATACTACTGTCTGCAATATTACAGATTTTTGATTGCAAATTTGCGATAGTAGATATTATCGTTATCGTTCATAGTGGTAAACGGATTAGCTACTAAGCCGTAACGGGTTTTGAAACCAATAGCAGGCATAAATGTTTTCGGATCAACAGCTTTGAAAGCTTGCAGAGGCACATATGGCGCAAAAATCAACCCTGCATCGTAAGCACTTGCCCCTTTATAGCCCACTGCAACACCATCGTGGGTCAGGAAGGGATCAACGAAGACCTTCATCGTGCCAATATTACCTGCATAAGTCGCGCCAGTAATATCAACCTGCAATTGACCGCTCAGGGCTTCGATAGCGGGAGCAAAGTCCAGAAGACCAGCCATTTGCAATGCACTTGCTACGTCAGCACTGGTAATAATGAAGTTACCTTTACCGCGGCGGGTTTCAACAGCAATAGCGTTGGCATCACGGTTAATTGCAAACAGCAAGCCTTTATAGCGTTCTACAGACCAGCGACCATCGCTATCAGCAGTTAAGTCGAAGGTGCCAGCAGTGGAAGCATACTGAGCACCCATCTTGGCCATTTTGTAGATTTTGTGAACGATTTCGCGGTTCTGTTCAATCAGAATCTCGGAAGCCAGAATGTTGGCCAGTTCGGCATCTGCATTCACGCCATGCAATGCTTTCCAGTCTTGCATCAGCTCGATAGAGTAGTCGGCGCGCAATTGACGAGTCATTGCGGAAACCTGTACTTTCTCAACAGTGGCGCTCATTGAGTTCCAGTTGTTGTCGCTTTCAGCGGTTGCAGTAACCTGACCAGCACCGATAGTAGCGGGTTTGGTAGCCTCGAAAGGATTATCTGCACTGTCAACAGCTTTGTCACCAGAATGACCAGATTTAACTTTGTTGAACAAAGCTTCATCACCAGTTGCATTAGTGTAGCGAGCTTTCATTGCAAACACCAGACCAGTTGGCTGAGTCATTGCTTGTACACCGCAGATGTCGTATGCAATGAGTTTCGGAGCAGAACGACGAATCATGCTGATCAGCACCGGGTCGAAGCCTGCGATGTTAGCAGCAACAGTCGCATCCTCTTTCAGCATCTGTTGGGTGTTTTCCAACAGCTGAGCAGTAGTGTTCAAACGATGCTGGTCGGTAATCTTGGCGATGCCGTCCGCGTTAAGAACGCTCTGCCATTTTTCAACCAGAAGTTGATTTTGAGTTTTGTCAGTCATCTTTCAATAAACCTTGTTAAAAATAATTGGTTTTAAAAATAGCTCTATACGTTATTTAACACGCAAGGCATCCAAGTAAGATTTCATTGACTCATCAACGTTATCTTCGGATTTTTTCTCGGGCTCTTTACCCTCTTTGTCTTCATCCTCGTCTTCGTCGATTTCTTTATCGTCTTCTTCGCAATCTTCAATCAGATGCTTAACGATAGCTTCGAACTCAACGATGTTCTCGGGTTTGGTGTGTTTCAAGAGAGAAACTACACGGTCGCGACCAACCTGAGAAAGACTGGATTCGGACAGCATTTTTTGCAGCAATGAAGCAGCCTGAGCAGTTTCTGCCTGTTCGGTCAATTCGGCTACTTTGGCTTCAAGTTCAGCAATAGTTTTGGCTTGTTCATCGATTTGTTTACGACCGTCAGCTTCGATGCCTACAGTGGCGAAGGATTCGGTGATTTGGTCAACAAACTGAACCATACGGTCGTAGTGTTCGGTTTGAACAAAACGCTCTTTGTTTTCTTGAACGAACTGTTTCGCAACGGCTTCGGCCTGAGCCTTAACTTCGGCTTCCATTGCTTGTCGAGCTTCTACAAGTTGTTCTGCTGCCTGTTTAGCAGCTTCTTCAACTTGTTGCTTCAGTTCACCCTCACGGTCTTCAACGCCTTTTGCAATAGCGGCTTCAACAATAGTGCTGATTTCGCCTACTACGGAAGCATCGACACCGAGTTTTTCTGCCAAATCGGCAATCTGTTGTTTGTAAGACATTCGGTTGATACCTTTTCAATGTTAAGTTGTTAAACTCAAAACTTATTTAGTGCGATGTGTTTGGAGCATAATGGTCACTTCTTCAAACAAGCGTTTGAGAGTAGCGGCATTTAGTCCATGCTCTAAAACAGCGTCGTTGACACGTTTCTTGGTTTCATCTTCTTTCAGAACACCATTCTCGAAAACCCAATCACGAGATTCCATAATTGCGGTTACCAAAGCATCTGGTGCAGACGGGTCAGAAACGACATCGGCGGCAGTCATCAGATGATAGTCGGGCTGAACAATCTTGATACCCTTCGCATCTGTTTTGAGACTACCCAATGCTCGAGAAGACACACCAATCTGAACACCCTCTCGAAGCAGACCAGCAACAATGGCACCGAGAGGAACAGTCTCAAGAACTCTTGCTTTACCAATATAATTTGAACCTTCTCGTCTCAGTTCATTTATCTTGATACAGGCGCGTTCGTAGTTGACTTCTGGGTGCGGAGGGTGGTTAAGTTCGCCGACAGCACGATTAGTCTGAACCTTCTCCACAATATACTTCTCAACAGCATCGGGAATATACGAGGAAGGATACAAACGACCATTTGCATTCACGACATCCATCTGAATGAACGGACCAGTGATGTGCAGTTGTTTTTTATCGGCTTCCTCGATAATACTGAAACTGTTGAAGTCGGATTGTTCAACAAGTAATTTCATATCGATTTACTCAAAATTGTGTTTCTTCAGAAGTGCAGTCGCAGCTTCCATAAAATCCTCGGCGCGAATCATATCATACGACTTGTTGGCAGCAATGATATGAGAGCGAGCATCACTGACGTTCTGAAGAATCTTGAATACGAGTGCAAGCTCTTTCTTTGTAAGCGGTGTGGTTCTCAGCTTAGAAACAATAGTGCCAGCAGTCTTGAGCAGATGGCTCATAATCACATCGCAAGCCTTGGTATAACGAGCGATGTCGTTAGGGCTTTTAATGTAAACGTCCTCAATAAGAAGATATGCCTGGCTTTCTGTCAGTAATTGAGATTCGAGGATACTTTCAATGTTAATCATAGGTAATGCCTTTCAAGAATTACGACAGACCCATTGCTTTGCGGAAGCGGCGGGCTTTTCGAGATTTACGAGCCACTCTAATCTTGAGAGCACTACCTTGTGATTTCTTGGTCAGAACAGCGCGGCGTTTGGCTTTGCGACTGGTTGCAAGTTCGGCACCGGTAATCTTAACACATGCAGACCCATTCCATTTGAAACCAGGGCGGCATTGCATCTTAATTCTGCGTTTTCCTTTGCTGTCAACCTTAATGCGACGTCGAACTTCATTCAGCTCGTCTTCGTCTTCGATTTCTTCGTACTCGTCATCGTTTGCCCAGATAACGGTGTCGATTGCAAAGTAGATGATAACGATAAAATAATAACGACCTTCATCAACGATATCGTCAATGTCAATCTCTACTCGCTCGGTGCGGTCAACGTCACGATGAAATGCCATAAGCTCGTAGCTTTCTACACCAGGAATATCGTCGAGCAAGGCGCAGCATTGTTCAACACTATCCCAATGTTCAAACTGAGCAGTCATCACACCGTCTTCGTAATCGAAATCACCGCCAAATGATAACACAGCATTCTGAGCACTGATGATGGTGTTGGTATCGGGTTCGGAATCATCGTCGAGTTCGGGAGTAACGAAACCCGCTTCCTCGGCTACCACGTTGGTCATTGATTCGAGCAACAAATCTTTGAAACTCATATTATTGCTTTCCTTAATTGAATTTTAAATTCCATTAAATTTATTTATAATCTTCTCTGTACTAGGAAAGTTTCTTCCAGCATAATACTTCTTGCCGGTCAATCCATAGAAATCAGATGGATTCCACTCTTGTTCAACCTGAAGAGGGTTCCCGTTCACAATGACATTGCCCTTTGACCAGTAACCAAGGATAACGGGATGAACATGGTCTCCGATATATGCCTGAGCAGTACAAGAACGATTACCTTTGTCGTTACCAACAACGAAACGGAATTCTCGCATGCCCGAAGTCTTATGCTTCCTGACTTCCTGCTGCCATTGCAGGAATGTGTATTTTTCGTTCCTCGTAATTGGTTTCTTGATTATCGGTTGTTCCGTTACTGCTATATTCGTCGTTGTCGTTGCTTCCATCGTTTTCTCTCTCAAGTTCAAGTTGTTCAATCTCTGCATCTGTGAACTGCATAATATTCCGCAATGCCCATTCTCGGCTGAAGTATCGGTCAACCATGCCGTCGATTTGCTGCATTGTGTTCAGCTTATTCTGAAGTATCTCTGATTGTTTCAGCTGAACAAACTGAGAGTCTTCTGCAAAGACCCATGTCAGTTCAGAACGAATCGCTTTCCACTCTTTGTCTTTAATAATGCCGCGCAATACAAGCTCTGTTCTGAGCACGTCTTCAATCACGACAATGAACCTGTTTCGCAGTGACTGAATGAATTTGTGGAAACGATATTCGTCTCGTGTAATCTCTGTCACACGACCAACACCAAACGGATTCTGTTCCTGAGCAAATCTCGATTTAGGGATATTGAGACTTCGATAGAATCGCTCGCGACAATATTCAACATCCTCGGTCACTCCAAGATTCGAACCTTCATCTAGTGTGGTTACTTCTGTTGAGCGACCATTCGATTTTCTCGGTAACCAGATATCATCGAGCATCGACATGATGTTTCGTCTGTCTGCAACAAGACCAGTTTCGGAGTCGTAAACCATCTTGTTCTTGAACCGAGTCATAACGTCTTTAAGATATGCTTCGCCCTTTGCCTTCTGCATATCGCCCACATCAACATAGAACACGCGGCGACTTGGTGCACGAATAACACGATAGACGACCATAGCATCTTCCATCATCTTCATGTTATTGTATGGAACAATGGCCTTGGACAGATGAGAAACAATATAGCCGCGTTGATAATGTGTGAGTCCAGAATCTGTATAAGCAATAGCCTGTTCAGGGAAAGCAATCAGCTGAGATGGTTTTGTTCTGTATCCTGCTTCCCAAAGTGCATTGTTCGCATCTATAGACGGAATCGGATTATAGAAATAAACAATCTCTTCTCGAGACAAGTCAACAAGACCATTATCATCGGCATCAGTGCTTTTAATACGTCGCATCTGAAGGGCATCGACAATCTGAAGCTTTGCGATGCGTTTTTTATCTTTGCTTACGACCTTATGAATGAACAATCTGCCATCAACATAGAATTTACGAAAAAGAATAGCACCGCGATTATCGAAGTCAAACAGCTTATGATAGACATCGTGCCACACTTCGCCGATTGACTCCTGAACAGACTTTGACAATTCTGTTTCGGGATTGAAGCTCAGTTTGATTGATTCTTCGTTCTGCGAAATATTGAACGACTCGTTTACAATCTCTTGTATTGCTTCGTCAACCTCGGCAGTCATTGCCAGTCTTCGATATTCTTTGATGCTTTCCTGTTCTGATTGAGGAAGCTCGGCAACACCAATGCCAGCAGACGAGAACATAGCAGACGCCATGTCGCCTTTTGCAACATCAAACGTGCCGTCATTCTCGCCCTGAACTGTGATTGTGTCTGGCTTATATTCGGGCTCGTGCGGCTGAGTGTGAAATAGTTTTTGAAAGAAATTCATTGAGTTGACTCTCAAATAGTATATTGTATCAACAATATTTAAAAGTCAAAAAGAAACGCCCTAACCAAGAAGGATTGGGCGTTATTACGGAGTAAGAAAGGAAGATTATGAGATGTGAGAGCAGGTTTATCTCATACTCTTATTTAGTGTCTCCGATTAGTTCAGCAATTCCTCGTACTCAGCAAGCAGTTCATCAACATTGCCAGAGTTTTCGGTTTTCTGAGGCTCGGGTTTTGCACCAGTGTCAAACGGAATATCGTCATCCTCTGCCACTTCTTGAGCAACAGGCTGAGGACGAGCCTTAACAGGTTCAGGAATCTCGTGGTCTTCAACCTTGGCAGTCACACCCTCAACATTATTGAATCTAGCTTCGAGTTCTGCGTATGTCTTGAACTCTTTTGGAGTAACCAGGTCTTGCAGTTTGTGCTGAGCATTGTACACTTTTTCAAGCTCAGCATCGTCGTCAAGCAATGCACTCGGAGCATCGAATGTGGATTTGTCATAACTGCGTTGACCATTTACAGTATGAGCGCGAAGACGGAAGTTTGCGCCGTTCCACAAATCGAACACGTCGCAGGCTTCTTCGTCTGCAAACTCGGGATTGATTTTGTCTGAAATCTTGTCGAAGATTTTCGGACCGAATTTATAGATAAACACCTTGCCGTTATTGGCTGGTTCTGCTGGGTCATCTACAATATACACGTTTGCATAATATCGTTTCTGACGTTTGCGTTTGCGAGCAATTGCCTGTTCTGACTCAATGCCGCTGTTCCATTTTTCCGAATTATTCGTACATACCGGACATGGTTTACCAATAGTGCTCGGGCAGTTTTCAATGAACCATTTCTTGGTCATCGGATTCTGATAAGCGTGGTCGTAACGCAGCACATACGGAATCTCTTCACCATCAGACGGAGGCAAGAATCGAATAATTGCACTACCAACACCATCCTTCACAGTCAGCGACCAGAATCGGTCATCCTTATAAGAACGAGCGCCTTGTTTATCGGCAGCCATGCGCTCTTTGATTTTTGCAAAAGAACCACTTTGTTTTTTAAGATTAGCAAATGACATAATTTCCTATCCTTCCTAGGGATTTCTTGGATTGTCTAAATTGGTCATAAGACCCGCTTCGTAGATAACAGATAAACAATCATGGATATTGAGATTTAGAAGTTTCCCGTATTGAGCGATAATAATTCGATTATGCTCCCACAGTGGGGATAGACTTTCCTGATTAGTAAATCCGTATATCTTGTCCAGGACTGCAATCGTCTCCAGACATATATCACATCTCAGTAATAACGGAGAAGTGTTTACCAACATCATCTCTTGCAATGTTGTTTTGTTAGCATAACAATAGTCAGAGATGGTGTCAATATCTTTTGAAAAATTATACCCGAATGCTCGAAGGTTTGATAATCGTGCTATATGAAAATCATACACGTCATCTGGCATATGATGTGCTTCGGTAACATGAGCGGTTGGATTCTTAATGAGAGCCGAGATAAGCCTGTCTTGTCTTTCTCTCAATGACGGAACAAAGTCAACAAAAGAAGCAAATGCCTGGACATCGGTTCGTTTCATGAATGCTGTTTCGGTCCAGTTCGGCATTCGATAACCAGGCTGCCAGTCAATCTTATTCTGAAAATGCAGTTTGATACCCAGATAATCAATCCAGGTGAAATAACATTGTCTAGTGAAAGAAGCCATCAATTAACTCGTTGCTTTGAGTCTCGGAAGCGAATGACGGTCGAACCAGTTTTTCGTCGAGTGCAGACTGCTTCAGTCTTTCGATAATTAGAGGGTCAAGGGTTTTGACAAACTCTGATGGCTCGAGGTCATCTTCTCTTACAATTTCCATCACAGCATCCCAGAACGACAATCCGCCCTGAAGATGCTCTTCGATTCTTTCTAGTAATATCATTATTAAAACTCAATGTTTCTGCGGTCGCGCATGAAGATATGAGCACCGCATCTGGTTACAACAGGTCCGAATCTTCGACCCTGCGTGAAGAAAATTGATTTGCCTGCGTGGGAAGTCTGATGCCGCATCTGTTGTCTTGCGATGTGCATGGCTTCAATCCATAGCCCTGGTTCTTTAACTGTTGGATTGTGTGGAGTCCAGGCAAACTGTCCACGCTGATAAACCACACGACATATTGTATTGGGAAATGACGGATGACGAGTTCTATTCAATACAACCTCAGCAACCATCTCGCGACAACGAACAGGTTCTGCTCGTGCTTCGTGATATATTGTGTCTGCCAGGCATTTAAGTTCGGGGTCAACATTCTTATGCAATGGATGAGCATTGATACCCGCCGATAATACCAGCAAAGCGATAAAAGTCATAATACGATACATTTGCGTTTTCCTTCTCGATATTGTTTCAGTATTGATAAAGCTAACGGAACATAATCCGAAACCTTGAACGTTATGCACTGAGGCGGAGTTGGCAAATCAAACGAATCATCATCGTCTGGTGCATTTAGCAATACACCTTGTCTGATTGAAACTCCGAGCATATCATAGAACATGATAGAATACAATGCAATCTGAACACCGTAGCTTTTCATCCACTCTAGTTTCTTCGGCTTCCTCGAAGTCTTATAGTCGATTGTTGACAAAACACCATCATAAAGACCAATAGTATCGGTCTTGCCAGTAATGCTGAGTTTGTCTGAAAACAAACAAGTTTCAACGAACCACGGATTTACCTTAGAAAGTAAAGGTTTAATCTTATTGTAATGCGAGTCGCCAGGCTTTGTCAAGTCTAGGTCAATACTTTCATTATTGAAATACGACTCAATAAGCTCGTGCATTCTTCTGCCACGAGTAGTTGCAGCTTCGGTAATGGCATCTGCCTTCTTCTCGCCAACAGACTTTCGCCATTCCTGAAGTCCCGTGTCGTCTCGCATTTCTGACAACAATCGTGTCGCAGAAATATATCCCGAAATGGTTCCATACTTGCCTTTGCGATGTTCATTCTCGGCTTGTATTTCTGCCATTCGGGATATGATGTATTGCTGGTCTAAACCTGCCATAATCGGTCTTCGAGTTTTAGTGTAGGTTCACTACTTAGTTTACCAATGCGGTCGTAGTATTTGCATTCCCACCTTGAACCAAGCGAGTCACCTCTATGATGGTCGAATACCTCTTTATAAACCGGCTTATCAGAGGAAACACAAACCGAAAGATACTCGTCAATCCATACCCATCTCGTATTATTAGGCACACTGATATGAATCTGTCTACCGTCTAACCAGATATGAACCATCTTTCGCAGATACGATTTGTGATAGATTACTTCGGGCGGATTTACTTGCATTCCCATTTGAGTTTCCTTTTGTCGAGTTCGTACTCTGTTTTAATCTTGCCAATTGGATAACATTTCGGAGAAAACAACGTCTGAGCTTCTGGGTCCCACTCTGGTTCTTCTAGCGACCAATACACTACATTATGCGAGTTTGCAAACAACCATTTTGCAGCATTCGGCACATCGATATGGAGAACCATTGCTCTGCCTTCTACTGTTTTGACGAAAACGAAGTTCGATTTGCGAGTATAGGATTCGTTGTATTCGAAGCTAATATCTGCCGGATTGTTCATAGCTGAATCACCATGCCGTCGTAATCGTTAATTGCTGGATAAAGCGGAGCATCGCCAATGAGATGACCAACAGGAACAAACATGCCATATTTTGAAGATGCAAGAAGCACATTGAGTTCAATATAGATGCACTCTGCCCAGATAGGAACTTCGAGCTCGTATTTCTCGCCATCAATCTCAATGAATGCGAGTTTGGTCAATGGACTATTAACTAATGTCATGATACATTACTCGCCAGCAGCAATCATACAAATCGAATGTTTCAACCTCGTGCGACACGGTGCCGATGATATAAACATGAGATGGACTAGACGGATGAATCCATTTTTCGATAACCTGACCAGAAGGTTCACGGAATGTCATTGTGTATGTTGGGGCCATGTCAGAACAAATCAGTCTGCGACCGGCATCCATCCAAACATACTTCGTAATGACAGGAATTTCAATATCTACTGTGTCATTTGGACCAATCGGAATCGACGCCGTGTAGCGTTCGTATTCTGGGTAAAGCTTAACCAAATTTTCTGTTTGCATTTGCTGCACCTCTCACACTCATAATAGGATTTATAACACCGTCTCGAAACTCTGAGGAAATCTTGCCGTTGGCATTGATTCGACCAGACACAATGCCAAACGCTGCTGTCTTCGGAGCTTCAAGCTGAACTGATTGGTTACAAGAAGAACACTCGAAAGGCTCGTATTTGTTTTCCTTAATAACCATGTTATAACCGCCGCATTTAGGGCATTTAACCTGACTCCATGTTGTCATACTTGTGCCCTTTCTAGAATTTTCATCAATTTGTTGTCTGTACAATATTTGAAGAACATACCCTGAACTGGTTCTGCCTTATCAAACTCTTCGTATATTGCATCCTTAATATAAGACGGAATCATCTTTAGGTCAATAAGTTCTCGATTGAGTTTGAATCTTTCTAATTCGTTTGCATCTCTTAGAACACTCGAAATACCAGCAAACCCAGCAGCCTTAACTTGTTCTTTGAGTTTCTTGGTGAATGGTCGTTGACGAATGCCATCAACAAATGATTTCTCGTCTGACCAGATATTAGGAATGCCATCGCCTTTGTCGCCACCACAGATATGCTCGATTAACGATTTATCCGTGTTTTCGGGTGTGAGGAATTTCTTGTGCCACGGGCTCCACTGAACAACCTTGTGTGTTGTACTCCATTCCTGAATCTGAAGGAAGTCCTTATCAGCGCCAACAATACAAACAGTCTCATGAGCAGAATACTTTTCAACAAGTGCGGCAATAACGTCATCGGCTTCGGCGTGTTCGACCTCGATACAACGATAGGGCAGGAACTCTTTGAACTCTGCCTTCATCTGATTGAAGTCTTTATAGAAAGCATTGAAGTCGAATTTCGATTCTTCTTTTGCCTTGGCTCGAGATGCTTTGTAGTGCGGGAATATCTGTTTTCGCCAGTATCCGCTGCCATCGAATGCCAAGACAACACCAAGCGAACCTAGATATTGTTGTTTCTTAACCTTGTCTGAGATGATTGCATTCAGTGCAAGGTGTCGAAGTAATGGTAGGTCAGCCTGCATGCCAGTGGTGTTGTAATACTCCATGGCAGCACCAACTACAATATTACTAAAGTCGTATATAATCATTTTCGTAATGCCTTTCTGGCTTCTTTCATATGAATCTTTGCAGTCTCATCACAATACTTGTTACTTAAACTTCGATTATCTTTTCTTCCCGTATGACCCTTCACATGCTTCAGATATACCTTCAGCCGATAGTTCTTCACTAATAGCGTATAGGTTTGAAGGGCGAGCTGTTCTCGTTTTGTTGCAAAGTCTCGACTTCTGTTCAGTAATTGAATTGCAGCCTGACAATCAGTATTAATGACTAGCGAATCGCCTGCGAATAAATGCTTGGTCTTAATAGCATGATGAATGCTGTTTACAATGGCACAGACCTCGGCTTCGTTCGAGCTTTTCATCCTGTCTTTGAATTGACCACCGTGCTTGAGCTTTCCTCTATCACATGCAATCCATATTCCGTATCCTGCTGCACCAGTATCAACACAAAACGAAGCATCGGAAACAATAGTCACTAGCATTTCATCACCCTCGCCAATTCAAGTCTTGCTTTCATGCCTTTGAATGTTCTCTTATCGAGATATTCGTTCAGATATTCTATACTCCAACCAGCTTCGATTGCATCGTTCATATCCTTGAACTCGAATTCCTTGTCGTATATCACAACATGATAGCCTTGTTCGATTTTCTGCTCGAGAAGCTTTCGAACCTGTTTGTTGTATTCGTAGTCTTTGTCGAAAATGAATCGAAGCTGACAGCCTTCATCTTCTAGGATACCAACATTCGTGTTATCGCCTGCGCCTGCATTGGCAACAGCGTTATTCACGAAGCACGAATCGAATGGTCCTTCGAGAACAGAAACCATTTTTGATTTGTTGATATTGTTGTAGCCAAACAATTTCGGACCACCATCAACTTCGATGGTCATGTATCTCATCTTGTCGTTCGGGTCAATAACACGAAGCTGAACAAAACTAATTGAATCTCCGATGTAAAACGGAATGCCAACACACGGAGTATCAGGGAATCTCTTGTCTTTGTATTTGTCGAATAACCGAGTAAACTCAACCATACTCGGAACATCAATGAACCTGCCTATGATTGAAGCGGGGATTTTTCGACTGAGAAGATATTGACCAGCAACATTATCTGCACTTGCAGCCTTATAATGCAGCAATACATTACTGAATTTCTCTTCAAGACTAGCTTTTGAATGTGTCTTGATTGTTTTCTCTTTGCGTTTCTGTGGTCGCATTCCTTCAAGCTTCATCTCAGAATACAATGTATAATTGTAATCACGAAGCATTGAAGAAAGAGATGTTGACACGCCGCAGTTATGACACTTGAACACAATGTGGTCTTCGTGCCAGAAGAAATAGCCGCGTGTCTTGGTTGCCTTCCGTTGCGAGTCTCCGCAATACGGACAACGACATCGCCACAATCCTTGCCTTGCTTGTTTGAATTGATCAAGCTGCGAGGAAAACAGCATGAGATATTTTTGTTGAGTAATAGTATCCATACTTCGCATTATAGTATGAAAATGAATCCCGCGCAAGAAGGCGGGATTGAATTCTGTTAATATACTGAATTATACTGTGCCATTGCCAAGACCAATCTTGAGTTCGTCGAAGCCACCAATATGCTTGTCGTTAACGAGAACCTGCGGCAGCGAACGCACATTACCGGCATGGGCGAACATCAATGCACGATTGTCGTCATTTTCCGAAATGTCAATATAAATGTAGGGTCGATTGTTAGCTACACAAATAGCCTTGGCAGCTTCGCATTTTGAACAACCAGGCTGTCCGAAAATAGTGATAGTTTTCATTTTGGTGTCGATTTTGTTTTGTGCCATCTCAATAAATCCTTTCAGGTAGTTTTCTATAACGCGATACTAAGTATAGTTATTGTTATTTTATTATGTCAATGTTTGATTATTTTCTTAACGGAAACTAACAAAGCAAAGACTTGCTTTATTGCAGGGCAACAAATTAAAATAGCGATGTAATAAATGTGAACATAGTCGATGTCGAAGACTTTCAGAAAGAACAGACGATACCCAATGGTATGTCACTGCTATGCAAAGGTCGGCAGTTTCTGAATGTCGTTTTGTAGATGAGATTATGGTTGTTCTTTGTAATATTGTTCAAAACCGATGTAAAATAATCCTGCGCTAGGGATAGACTAGCTTGTTTATCGGAAAGCTAGAAAGTCGAGTTGGAGTTGCGTATTCATCGTGTTCCAATTTCGATAACCAAACACCTATAACCGCAGGCGGCTCACAATTAAAGTGCCTTGAGTCAGATAACGCAGATGAAGGTGGGACTGGAAACAGAGTGTTGCTTGTAATGGCGACCGTGCCTTTATTGAAGAATGCGAAGCTCTCCGACGGGAGCCCGAACAGACTACTAAACTGGAATCTTCGCAATGGCTAACAGACTTAGAACATATTGCATTGAATCAACAAACCCCAAACTTCTCTCGATTCTCTGGTAGGAAATGACCAGGTCGTTTGAAGCAGAGTAGGAATCCCTTAGACCTACAGGGCTGACAGTGGTATCCGGAAACGGTGCCGAGGTCGGGACGGGTGGGAACAGATGCTTCGAGACAAACGAGCCAAATGGCGGTTTGTACAACATGAGGCATTTGGCATTCTTGTTAAGTCCATCATCCCGCGGTGACCAATTGGTCATTTCTAGAAGCCTGCGAAATGTGTTATCGCTCGTGGGACCCATTAGCTGAACGTTAGACCGACTTAAGGTGGCAGTAGTCAGAAATGGGGGCTAGTCGGTGTGAGACTATCGTGTGTATCAAGTGCATGAATCCATCTGCCCTCTTAACCGAGGATGATGAGCCGTTTGCGAACAGACGTGAGACGGAGAAAGCACGGTAGAAGTTACGGCTAGAGTCAGTTCTCAAAGACTGATGTTGTATCCTTAAAACCTGAAAAGCTAACGGTGTAAACTGCCTATGCCTCGTCGATAACCTAGGGAGCACAATCGTTGGAGCCAACACGCGTTTCCTGGCTCTCCCATTATTCACCATATGGTATTGTGAACCCTAGCAGCTGGGACCTTAATCTCATTTTTAACTTGTCCCAGCTGCTAGGGTTCGTATGACTGGACGATACAGACGTTGAAGAACAGTCATTCAAACACATTTCATCTCTTCATCATTCTCTCGCCCTTCGGCGTTCATTTTTGAAAATCATTCTTCATAACATCTTTGAAAGACAATAAAGCAAAGAAGTAATCATCATATTATATGAACTTGCTGAGTGAATACGAAGCAAGCTTCATAGTCATGAACGAAGTGAATGACAATTAGTACACGAAGTTCTTCTTCAAAGATATGAAGTAATACTATAAAAGAAAACTTCAAGAAACGAAGATGAACTTCAAAACATGAAGTCTTACTAAAATGAATCTTCAAAGAATGAAGTATGTGAATTCCTCAACTACTTCGTAGTTTCGGAGCTTCACGAGGTTGAGTAATCTCCGACTTCGTCTCCGATACTCAACCTTGGATTCAGCTTCTGAATGTATGGTTTCTATATTATCGTTGAAGAATAAAACTACTTCGACAAATGATTGACGCATATGAACCTAAGCGAAGACGAAGTCGGAGCTTAGGATTCATACACGAAATGAACGGAGTGAATGCAGTGAGAGTAAACTGAATCTCAAGAATGAATGCGAAGCAGGCATTCTGAATGAAGTGTCGAAATGAACGAAGTGAATGTAGACCTTCATTTGAGTTTCAAAAAGAAATGAAGATGAACTTCGTGTTCTGAAGTAAAGCTTCTAATCAATGAAGATGAACATCAAAAACTGAAGTAAGGCTTGAAGAACAGAATACATGAAGTCCTCGTTTCACTCGGAGCTTCATTATTGAAGAGTTTCATTTCATTCAACTCTTCAATTGGTCATTCAGCTTACTCTTTCTTTTATAGTATAAGATGAAGATATGGTTTCGTGTTCTGAAGACCATTTTGAATCTGATTCGAAGCTCGTATGAAGACGAAGTCTGAATGCGAGGCTTCTCATAAGAGATGACCACTTCGTGTTTCATCTCTTTGGTTGTTCAGCTTATGAAGTATGGTTTCGTTTTCTTGTTATTTGATGATTATATGATGTCGCAGACAAGTTGCAATCCGAAGACGATGGACCATTAAGCCACTTCGTGTGACTTCGTCGTTCGTGGTTTATCTTTCTCTTCATAATGAATCTTCAATATTACTTCTTCATAAGATATCACATTCAAAGACGAATAGAATTACAAAGCGAGCTTAATGGTCACTTCAATCAAATCCCCGCGGTTAGTGTAGTTACTTTACACTAATAATTGACGCGAGAAATGGTCGAGACGTTCCGAAGACCATTCTCGACCATTTGTCACTCGATGCAACGAGTTTTATTTCACTTCAACTTTTAGGTTGAAGCTTTTGTCAGCATACATCATAAGAGTGCATTTTTTATTGTCGCCATCTTTGACGGCATTCACTTTTGCAATCAGCTGTTTCCCTGTTGCATAAAGACCGCTTAAGAAATGCGGCTTAACAGTAAACTCAAAATCATCTTCAACAGTATAAGAAACGCCACGACCTTCAAAAGTAACTTTTTTGGTGTTTCTACCTTCACATTGCCCAACAAACTTTAAAATATCAGGGTTTGATGCAATGTTGATTACAGTTGTATCTCGATCTTCATTTACTTGCTGGCTTTGTGAAGCGTCTTTGATAGCTTCATCAATCAATTGTTTTAAGTCAATCATGAGTTAATCCTATAGTAGAATGATATTTGCTTTATTATTTAAACTCACAAATGAACAAGGGTGTTGCAACATAGACCTATGTTATCAACCCCTTGATACCGACTTCCGACAATCTTTTGCGCTCCCCAACGCTCGAGTGCTATTATACAGTCTTGGTTCCCACTAATCACATCGTCTCAATAGACTGGTTAAAAGAAAAATTTGCCGAACCAAGTATGACTGTTCTATAACACAGAATGTCGTTTTAGCACACCATAGGCAAGTGATGCAACATCCCTTGTTCATGTTTCGTATTATAAAGAGTGATATTATTCACGTCAAGTGTTGAGAACGCGGTCTCCGAGTTTTTTCCGTGCAGCATCGAATATGTTTGCGGTATCTTCAACCACAAGAATATTGTTTGTGGTGTTGTGTTGCTGTTCAACAATCGGCTTGTCATTTCCTTTCATTCCTGCCTTGTCCAGAACATCGGTATTCATCTCAACAAGAGTTTTATTCAGGTCGCCAAGTGTTTTGAGGAATAACGAAGCAGCATTGATTGCCTTGTCGCTCTGAGTCTCGGACACGGCCTGAACAACATCGGGCAGCATCTCCATGCCGGTTTCAATAATGGTACGAATGTTTATACGAGAATCCTGAAAGTCCAATGTTGCATTGTTTGCAGCATTCTTTCTGAACTCTCGAACACGGTCTTCGAAGTCGTCTTTGTCTGAGTGTTCAACCACAGAAGGCAGATTGACCGGAGTTTCCTCAGCAGCACCAAGTGCATTAGCGATTTTGTCCATTATTGATACTCGTAATAGATGTCGTCATCTTTGTGATGATTCTTGAATTTCGGGACTACAGTTCTAACTAACTTATAATTTGGATACGGAATTACAATGAAGCTAATACCTTTAGTTTTGTGATATAGCATATGACCTTGTCGTAGATGAAATGTTTTCGACTTATCTGATGCCATCTTAATCATGGTTTGTAAATCTTGCTTTGTGTATCCTCTGTCCATGAACTGAGCCTTCGAGTGTGCAGTGAACAGCAAAGGCGGTGTGTTGTTGGTGTATAGATTGTCGAAAGCCTGGGCCTTCTGAATTTCTATTGCTGTTGCTTCGGCAATAATTTGATTTACATCTAGTGCCATAGTATAATACCATAAACTTTAAAGAAAGGAATGAATAATGACCGATTACGAAGTAGCATTTTATCCTCTGAACCTTCGAGAACTGTTCGAAGCTTTTGAATCACCATATTACGACAGATGTGTTGGCTATCTTGAACACGCCGTTGATGCTGCGATTCAGGAATACAAACAGTCAACTTATTTGCGAAACGATGAATGCATCAACATCAAGAAATCTGCCTTGAACACGCCAGCCACCAATCTGTATCTAGAACAAGAGTTTACTCATCGACCCGAGTTTCTGAAGATTTCAAATCGCTCAGAAAAATACCCGTTCCCAGAACAATACGAGGGCATTATGCCACTATTGCAAAAACACGTTTTCGAAGCTGTTGATTTGTTCTGCGACTGGTACGGCTTCAATTCAAACTGGCGAGCTCAGATTAAACTGTATGCCCTGAACGTTCCTCGTTTTCCAGAAATTACTGATTGACTTCTTCGACCTTATCAATAATCTCGTGTGGTTCCCATTTGTTTGCTTCTCGCGGAACCACTTCGCTTGTCAGCTTAGTGAACACGGAATCCATATCCGATGTTGACATCTTGGTTATGGTCTCTTTAATCTGAGTTTGCAGATTATTTCGCTGATACAAGTAAGCTTTCATCGTGAAGCCAAGAGTCCATACGATGGTTCTCGGGTCTGCCAACGAGCCCTGATATTCGATATCATATCCAACACTATCCAGAACAACACTGATGTCGGTTTCTGTTCCGAAACCATCGACTTCATTTACAGTGAGGTTCATTGCCGGTGCGAAGATTGGCACGACCTGCTCGATAATCTTCAGACTTGGTTCAAGCTGTTTTGCTGCAATGAACAGGTTAAACGAGAAATCATACGGCACACGATTATATTGCCATTTGCCTGTGTCATATGCTCGTATCTTGTGCATTGTGTTCAGGTTTCGCTCAGGTGCGAAGTTCATGCCTGTCATCTCGAAACCCATTCGCGGCCATACCTGTTCAGCATTGATACGATAAAGGTCTGATGCTTCTAGTCTGTCAACAAGCCATTTTTCTCTTGGTCCGTAAAACAACGGAACCTTCTGTTTGTTCCCGAAGCCATCGATATAATATACTTCGTCGAACATTGAACCAAACAATGCAACGAGTCTTTTTATAGTGGAATGATAGAATGGTTCTTTCATCTGTTAGAAACCTCCAAATGGATGAGTTTCGCTGAACTCTTTGATAATATCTGTTACCTGAGTGATGTTCTCGTTCTGACGAACCACTTCGTTTGCATCGAGTGTATCTTCAATCTGACGAGAAATTTCGAGGTCGGGAGTTTCGGCAATGAACTTGTCTTCGCTGCTCGGAGCATAAAGTGAACAACGAAGTCTATAGCAGAAATTGCGACCCAGCATCCACGAATGGTCTGTGAAGTCAACCTGGTTAATAATGAAGATGGTATTGTTGAACTTCGCCTTATGACCATAGCCGAAATAAATGAGGTCGCCTTCGTATGGTCTGTCCCAGGTTTCCTTGCCTTCTTTCTGTCGGTCTTCCATAATCTGTTCCCATCTTGTTTTGCTGACATAGATGGAGCCAGTGTTCAATGTTGTAATACCAAACTGATTGAGTATCGTGCCTTCTCCATCCCAGCCCATTAAGCCTTCTGGAATATTGGCTTCGATACGGAACGAATGCTCGAATACCGATTCGCTTGGTTCGTACAACACGGGGTCAACCTCGAAATCTTTTCGGCGAATATATGACACGTCGAATCCCGTAATCTGAATGGACTCGACAACGATATCGTCATAGAATGCCTTTTCGCCAGAATGTTCGAGATGATTGAAAAATGGTGATGTAGCCATGATAATGTAATGAATGTTGATTTATTTGTATTTACAATTTATAATACATGTAATGAAATAAAAGAGGTGATAACGAAATGGCGTTCATGTCAAACAAAGAAAAGGCATCACGAATCATCCGTACCACAGTTGACCAGTTACGAAGACGAAATCAAGAAATCCCTGGATATTCGCAGTCGCTTCTTTACGATTTTGAGCAATTCCAGCTGACTGCAAAACGTGCAGAAAGACGACGTGCTTATTATTTAGGCAAATATTGACTTTGTGTAATGATTTCAGCTAATTAAAAATCAAATATGGTGTTTTAGACGTCATTATGATTTCTAGAGGTATAGCTGGGTATTAAAATCGCTTAAATGACGTCTAAAATGCCATATTTTTACATACATCTTTACATTGGAATGTAAAGTTAAAGAGAAATCATAAACTTAGCTGATTTTCGCGTGTTTTTAAGTCTTTGATTTTAAAGGCGCGAAAAATCCGATTGTAAAGATGATAGTGATATAAAATTCCCCGACTTTTGCGAGTGCGGGGAATTGTTTTCATCCAACAAGCGGCATAATCGGGTCTTCCCAAACGTCTCTCAACTCTTGTTCGAGCTTTTCGAGGTCGTTGTTTGCTTCCGTCAAGATGGTTGAACCATCTATAGTAAGACCAGAAGGAAGCTGGAAGCCGTTATACTTGATTAGGTTATTAGCCCATTGTTTCTTGATTAAGGCAGTCGTGTATCTTCGAAGCCACAAATCATTGAACGTGTCGGGAAAATTCTCGGCAAGATTCTTTGTGTAGCATTGACACACGATAAGGTCATTAACCTGATACGGAGTGCCACCATCAAACCTTAATCGTCTGCCGTATTTCACAAACCTGATTGTCTTTGCAGGAGAAAGCACATTTTCGAGAGTGTTGATGTAGCTCATTGTTCTAGAGTATGTGCCAATACCATTTGTACCAAGCCCACCAACAAGGTCTGTCAGATAAGCGACATGAGATAGGTTATTCAGATTGAATGCTCCGAAGTATCCCATGTTCAGTACTTCAACAATAGACAGAATATCAGCAGGAACCTCAATATAACCACGGTCAACATCTTCTGGTGTGATAATATATTTCAGATAGATTCGCTGACTGCCGTCTCCGTGAAACTCGTAATACTTGGTCAATGCGTTTTCGATAGCATCCTGAACCTGGTCGTCAGACACGTTAATCTGAATGACAGGGTGACCAAGCTGTCTTAAAGCATACTGGGCTAATTCTTCGGCATTATGGATAGCCATTTTCTATTAACCGCCTGGTCCCGGAGAACCGCCCTGGCCTGGTTTCTTGCCACCACCTTCACTACCACCACCTGGTTTCGGAGGTTTCGGAGGTTTGGCTACAGTACGACCTTTGAAGCCAAGTGCTTTCTTGCGAGGAACATCTTCCTTGGTCGCATCTGTGAAATAGCCATATGCAGATACATAAATTTCGCCAGTATCTTTATCCTGCCAGCCCTGTTTGGTCTTGATAGCAAACGGGTTAGGCGCGGTGTCAATCTTAGCTGTTGCCATGAACATCATCCTTTGTCGTTAAATATTTCAGAATAGTATCAAGAGTGGACTTCATTGCCTGAACATTTTGCTCGAGGTCTTGAAGTCTTTTCTCTTTAGCAATTTCGTCCCGTTGTCGTTTTATGGCATTGCGATAACCAATATCATCTGTGGAGACCGCATAGAATCCATTATATGCGAGCTTCGGGTGGTCTTTGACTTTCGTATATTCCATATGATTATTTAATTCTTCACATCATTCTAATAGGATATATCTATAATGCCAATAATCACATCACCAGAAGCACTAGAGATTTCCACAAACAGTCAGGTCAAGATTGAAGAGATTCTTGACGAGATTGGCAGTCATATTGTAAGGGCTGCAAATCAAGGGAAAACTCAAATCTCTTATCTGTATCATGGCAAGGTTGAAGTTGCTCGAAAACTTTCTGTGACTCTTGCTTTGCTTGGTTATCATGCTGTCGTAAGAACCGAGCTCGGTCTCATTACCGAACATCGAATTGATATTCAATGGCGACAAGGCATGAACCATCGCTTCAATCCTCAGCAGTCTGGTCAACCTCCCGTTAATCCTCAACAACCCGGACAACCGCAGAATCCTCAGAATGGTTTAACTGAAGAACAAGTCAAGAAGATTGTGACCGATTCTATTGCTGCTGTTAAAACCGAATTGATTGAAGCCATTGTTGAAAGTGTAAAACCACAAATTCCTGGCGGTAAATCAGCATATGAAATTGCCAAGGAAAAAGGTTTCCATGGAGACGAGACTGCATGGCTCGAAAGTCTGAAAGGTCAACCCGGCGCTCCTGGTGCTCCCGGCAAATCAGCATACGAGGTAGCCAAAGCCAAGGGTTATCCTGACGATGAAAGAACCTGGCTGACAGAACTCAAAGGCGAACGTGGTCAAGTTGGTCCTCAGGGTCCGGCTGGTCCAACAGGTCCGCAAGGTCCAGCAGGTCAACCTGGACAGCCCGGAGCAACAGGCATCAAAGGCGATAATGGTCTGCCTGCTAATATTGCTCGTATTGTTATTCGTGCTATTGGTAAGAATGAAGAACCAACTGCCAGCGTTGAGCAGCTTCCAGGCAACGAAAACAAATATCAAATCAGCATGGATTTGCCGCTTAAAGACTAATTCATCGGCTCACAAATAAATGCCCCGAATCCTTTACTTGGAAACGGGGCATTTTCTTTTCAGAACATCTTATGTATGGGCAATCAATCTAAGGTTTCTGAATAACGGGGGAATTGCACTATTGCGGCATCTTGCAACGAGTTTGACTTTGAAGCTACCAAACAGGTTATCGAGACCAGTGGCATCTGGTAACAAGTCAGAAAGCATCAGGTCGTATTCTACATACTGATTAATGTTCGCACTTGTTAATGTTTTATCAACATTCGGAACCAGAGTCCAATCCAGGTCATCAATGTTATCAACCTCGGGTTTAGCCAGTTTCACATAGATGTCGAAATCGGAACCCTGTGGCTTAAACATATCAAACCAGATACGAAGGTCAGCAGCAGGATTAGCCAGGTTTACTCGTTTGGTAACATATTTGAACCGCTCTGACCCTTGCGATTTATGAGTCTCGGCAGTGAATCTACCAACAGCATTTGGCACACGGTCCATTGTGGTCTTATCGAGCCACGAAATATCGTTACCAATAAATGTGCCGCTGAATGTGTCAACACTGATTGCAGGAGACAGATACTCGCTATCGGTCTTGAACGTGGCAGTTGCAATAAACGAAGGCTTGCTGCCAAGTTTCTCGTTCTCGTTAATAACGGTCGCAATCTTAATCGGTCGAGCCAAGAACCTATCTGCGCTCGGAGTAAACTGAGCATGGTCAAGACCATTATAGTTGGTGCGCTCGAATTCTGAACCAAGCTCACCGTGTGCAACAGCCTTGAAGTTCCATTCTACAGTTGAACCATGCGGCAACCAAGAACCAGCAAAGTTGAACATATCGGCCTTGAAGTTTGCAATACAACGAGCACCGCTTGGACCAAATCTGCCACTATCGGTAGCCTGTGTATTCATCTCGATAATAAACGAGGTAGAATCATCAACACGCTTAACCTGATGAGTTCTGTTCAAAGCATCGACATCGAAACCATTCAATGCGGTCGCAGTAACGACCTTCGTGAACTTACCAGCAGCTTGTCGAACATCGTAGTCTTCAACCTCAACATCGTAGAATGCTTGCAATACTGACTTGGATTCGGGTTTCTTAACAAACGGAGTTGCATGGAAAAGCGAACCAACGGCGCAGTTGCCTTCAAAAGCACCAAGCGTGATTTCTGCATGACTTGCATCGATATAGTTGATGCTTGTCACAACAGCTTTCTTCGTGCCGTCGATAGTAAGTTCGTGTCCAACAACAAGCGAGCCATTGGTCAGTTCAACGACGTACTTGGCATCAGGATACAACATAACAGGCACTTTGTCGCCTTCTACCAAACCATGAGGTTTCTTGGTATAGACTCGTACCAGGTTTGAACCTTTCTCTGCTTCGAACGGAACTTTATCGAGTTCAGTTTCGTCAACACCACCAGAAACGTTGAATGTCAGTGTTGCTTCTTTCTTCTCGAATTTCGCACAATACATCTGATACATGATATCTTCGTATTGTTCGGCGTTCCATGTCGTACCGTTCTGAGAACGGAAGCTAGAACCAAGAGATACCTGAGTGTCGCATACTTTGTTTGGAACGTTCACAGCTTTCTCGCCCAGTTTTGCAATCCAGATTCTAGTGTGAGGACTATCGCCACCAATAACAAAGCAGTATTCAGTGCCAGCCTGAACCCTAACAGGAACAGGAAACTCGATTTCGGTTTTCACAGTACCATCAAGCGAGGTTTTAATGGTCTTGCCGTTTTTCTCAACACGACCGAGAACTGTGGCAGTTGGATAACCATTATCCATTGTGCGGATTTCGAACCACGGAGTATCGCCTTCAGCAACGACCTCAAAGTAAACATCGAGCTTGGTAATGAAGCAGTCTTTATCGAGCTTGAAGCTCTGAGCAACAGGGTCACGACCGCCGCCACGACCACTGCTATTCCATGTGAGACGACGTGTAGTTCTCGAAGTTGAACTCGTATTACTGAATGACCGTGAACTCTGAGTAGTAACATCGCGTTCGTTATAAACGGGAGTGGTCACATTCAGGTTCGTCATCTGTTTCTGCTGGTTAATACCGCCGCTGAAGAACTGAGCTTCTGCATAAGAAGTTTCGTTTGCTTCGTTGCCAGTATTTGCAGGGTCGTTGGTCACTCGAACAGTTTTCGCACCATTGAAGAAACGTCCAGCAGGGATAGCAATAACACCAGACAATACACCTTTCTTATCTGACAGAAGCATACCAGCCTGAAGCATGGTCGATACTTTGTTGGTGCTGCCCTGAGCAGATGTTAGGTTAGTAACATCCTGGCCATCGAAGAACACCCAGAATCTCGTGTTCGGAGAAAGACCAGATGCAATAAACTCAATATTACAAGCTCGCATATAAGGAATGGTCTTCACATCTGTAACACGGTCGAAACCATAGGTCTTCGTCTGCGACTCGATAGAAGCATGACGTTCTGTTCTTCGGTCAACGGCAGTGCCCGACGTTGTGGTTGTCGTTGTGGTCGTAGTGCCAGTTGACGTTTGTGCAGTTGACGTAGTTGTCGAAGTCCGCTGATTTGTCATCTGACGGTTCACAGTACCGAGACCCGTATCAACAGTACCGTTTGTCTGAATCGTACTATTTGCAGACACATGGTTGTTGAATGCTGTCACAATACTATTGGTGCGTTCGGCAAGCTTACGAATTGCATCGACACCAGTATCAATATTCATCTGATAGTCTGGCAGTCGCTCCGTGTCTGACCAAGAGTCAACATTCGGCGTTAAGACGAGATTACCAGCCTTACGATAAATCAGGTAAGGATTGATACTCAGGCTTCGAGAAGCAAACGGTTGTTCATCGACCAACTCATGTTTGAACGGCAGATAAGCAACACGACCAGCAGTGACAAACATATTGGTCGAAGCTTTCGGGTCAAACACGGCTTTCCGATTATTCAGAACACTGAACGGGCGGAACTCGAACTTGTCTGTGTCGTTAATACCACGGAACTCATTGTTGCTGGTATCGCCTGTTGAGTATTTGCTGAAATCATCAACAACGAAGCCATTTTTGTATCGGTCAAGACCATTCTTGTCTTTCACATTAGATGCAGCGGCCTTCGATTCAAGCAATGACAATGTCGTGTAGTATTCAAGGTTTTCGATGCGTTTTTCAAGACGACCGATATCGCGCATTGTGTAGCGTTTGTTCTCGATTTTCGTAACCTTGATATCTTTTGCCGAGTAGGTATAAGCCGGAACAAATACCTTATACAAAGGCATAATATCGTCCTGACGAACAATCGGCACTTTCGGACTATCAGCAGGTGTACCATACACATGGAAGAACTTGCCATCGGAGTCAACACTCAGCAAATCCATACGACCAACATAGTAGGTCATGTCGAAGATTGCAGTTGATTTCGTAGCAGGAACCTCGCCACCTTGACCACCTACCATAACAGTACGGAAGTCAATAATCTGGTCAGCGGTGTACTGATTGCCTGCGCTGTCAACATAGCGTGGCAGATTCTTATAGGTAACACCGCTATCCTCATCACCGAGCACAGCGTCATAGCTGTCGATAGTGAAATAGCCTGCGCTGTTAGGGTCAGAGTGTCCGAAGTAACGGAACTTGATATCAATCATGTCGAAGGCATTACTAATCACTTCGCCTTCTTTTTTCTGAACACTTGATTCTCCATAGGCAAACGGAGTAACTCCAGTATTCAGGTCAAACAGTTTAGTCACATCTTCATGAACAGCAGGAGATGCAGAATTATAAGCACGAACATATTCCAGCTTGTACACATCTGCCTTGCCAAGTTTGATGACGTGCTTGAAGTGGTCGGTATCAATTCGTTTGATGCCCACCTTAACTTCGGTCTGAGATTGCTTGCGTTTCTCAATCAGGTCGATTGTGGTAACGGTATGAATCACAGAAACCAGTTTGCCTGATTCGCTTGCTCCGAGCTTGATGTCCAGAGTATTGCCAGCAGGAACACAGTTGTCAGCAGTTGCATACACAGAAACATAATTGCCAGCACTACCAACAACGATAATCGTATCTTTGATATTGCTGTCGAATGTCGCACCACTCAGCGTGAACTGATAGTTGCCAGAAGCATCAAGCGTGGCAGTCAGTTTCTTACGCATGGCAATCTTGATACTACCACGGTCATGATTGTCGCTGTCTCGCAACGATTTGACGTTGTTCTTCGGCAATGGCCAGAACATCGTTTTCATTGACTGATTAACAAGAGTAAATCCAGTTTCACCAGCAGGAACAGCCAGGAATCGGTTGGTCTCGGAAGAAACACATTTCACTTTCGAAGCGGGCTGGCTCAGTTTGCTATCAATTACTTTGTATCGCCACACTTTCTTGTGGTCTTTGTTTTCGCCAATATAGGTGGCGTCAGCAATTCTCAGCGAACCGATAACCTGACCAGTTGGAGCATTACTATTAGGCTCACCATCATAAAGCTGAACTTCGGCAAGTGTAACAGTAGAACTTGCAGCAGGGTCATTAGGCCATACACTGAGAGTTTCATCGGGAATCAGGTCGATATAGCAGCCTTCGGCAAAGAACACAGAACCGTTATTGATTGATGCTGTTGTTCGTGCCTTCGGAATATTAATGAAGGTTTCAAATGGAGTCTCAACTCGATAACCCTTGACGTAACCAATACCAGGACTGAGCAAGCAGTTAACGAGTTCCTCTTTGCCTTCCGGACCGAAGATGAAACCATTCGGGTCGTCTTTGAACTCTTTCTTGTGTTCTCGATAGACTGGTTTCCATGCGTTCACAGTATAGTTGCCAGATTCTTCGAACGTGCGTTTTGCCATCGTGTCCATGATACCGGAGTATTCATAGTCGGACTTGATAGTCTGAACATAACCGTTTTCGATAGTTGCAAGCTCGATAAACTTGGAACCGTCTGCAATCTTGTCGGTGCGTTTGGTCAACACGAAGTTCACCGATAAACGGTCTGCACCAGGCGCAGTCTCGTTAGGATAACCGAGTGCATTGTCGTAAAGAGTTTCGTCATCCTCGGCAGTGATAATTTTCTCGACAACATCGAAGCCGATTTTACAGGTCACATCTTCGCCGTATCTCGAGTAAAGAATCATGCCACTCGGAACATCGACGAACTGACCGTTCCAGTAGAAAATACCAGCAGCGACGTTGAGGAAAATGCCAGCATAACCAGCCGGAGCAATCTTATCCTGAGGGTCAGGCGCACCAGGGCAGGTCGGACATTTAACATTCACGTCATACAGTTTATTGCCAGCCTCGTCCTGACAAGCAATGGTTTCGCCAGGCACGAAACGAGTCTGCTGAGCATCGTTGCCTGTCTTGGTATAGACAACATACAATGTATTTGGACTATCGGCAGTTGCATTCTCTTTGTGAACCAGTTTTGCTTCGACACCAGAAGATTCACCAACAAGCTTCATGGTGTTAAGAACCTTGGAAACATCTGTTTCCTCGGTATTGGTTCGATGACTTGCAAGACGAACATATTCGTAATTCACAATGGATACGGAACCATTGCTTACACGCGAACCATTCTTGAAAATATGGTCAGCAAATACACCAAGCTGATTTCCAATAATGGTCTGCATTGTATTCAGTTCGCGAGCCTGAACCGGACGACCAGCACCGAACAGAACCTTCAGATAGTTCTTTTTCCGTTCGAAGTCGTCAAAATACGGTGCGACATTAGTATTGATTGCCATGTTTCGTTATTCCAGATTGATTTGGATTGTAATTGATTCTTCTTGACCAACACTTCGTTGCTTGATTTCTGTTAGCTTATGCTTGAACAGTTCAATATACTTCGGAAGCTCCTTCACATTACGTTTCTGCCCTGTTTCGGAACAAACTAACCATACAGTATCATATGATGTTGAACTATCAATGATACCTTCAACGTCATGAATCGAAGTGTTGATTACAAACGAATCTGCACTGCCGTTATTTAAAATCCCCCAGGGTGCATAGGGTAAACGTGTAATCTTAACAACAGCATTATTGGCAGATACGATACGATATTCTGCCCAGGTATAGTTCTCGCCTTCGTTTGTAATATTAAGCTCGGTAATTGAACCATTCGAGTCAGTCTTGATTTTGCCCTTGAACCCCGAACCATTGCCAACTACAATGATTTCCTCGCCTGTTGAGTATCCTTCTCCGGCTTCGAGAATAGACAGCTTAACCTTGCCGTTATCGAGTTCAATCTTCAGCTTGCCATTCTTACCTTGACTTGAACCAATAGTAACGATATCTGTCGAAGTCTGTTCGGTAACCCATGGCTTCTGAAGTTTGCCTTCTGGAGTAACCTCTGCACCAATACCACGAGGAATATCGGACTGAGCGATAGTACCATTCTGACTGACGATTTCGCAAGTCCATTGCACATTGCGTTCTTGATACTTTGCCATATCAATAGGCATCTTTTCGTCTGTGATGAACAGACGTTTTGATTTTACAATCTCGCCACAATAACGCCACACGATACCGTCGGCAGTCTTCACGTTGAATGCAGAGGTATCGCTTGGTTCAACAGTCGAAGTACCACCAACAACGACAACAAACACATTATTGTTATGAAGCACGATGTCTTTCTCTTGAACTTTGAGTCCACTCTTCCATTTGATATAAGAAACAGCGGCAGAGAATGAAGTCGAAGAAAGCTGTTTGAAGTAAACAGGCTTATCGGTTCCAACACCAAGATAAACAGTTTCGGTTGGCGGGTCAATAGCGTCGAGGGCTTCGACAAACAACCAGATAACTTCGCCGTCTGTTGCCTGACCAGTATTGTGCTGTGGAACAATCTGACCAGAAGTACCATTGTTCATTGCAATGTATTTCTTATTGCCAGAGATAACAACATCGCCCTGAGCATAGACAACACCGCGCGACCATGATTGTTTCTCTTTGCGATTAATGCCGCGAATCATGCTTGATAGAATAAATCCAATCATTTGATTTTCCTAATCTTCATTTTAATCTTGTCTTTAATACCGATGTTCAGTTTCGATAACATAACAACACCAGATGGATGCACTTCATCCCATACGATATGTTCGTACTCTGTTCTTGAAACCGATGACTCAACACGATAACTGAATTGCTGATAATAGTAACTATCCTGAAGAACAGCATCGTGGTCAAGCAGATGGTTATCGACACTCCATGCCTTCGGTTGTTCAAATAATGCAACAAGCTTCGTCTTGAACTTGGTCTCTGTATTATTGAAGCATGGTTCAGATGTTTCGACAATTAAAGGCTTGCCGATAGTTTTCGATTTGACTTTCAGGTTTGCATTGCCGCATATCAATCTCGGGATGGTCTTGAATCCTTCGCCCTTCGACAGAACATCGGCTTTTGTAACAACACCAGAAGTCGATGTTGCTTGACCAAAGAAACCACCCGATTCCGATGCTGTTATCTCTAGCTTATCGGGATTACCTGAACCGCCATCGATAATTTCAATCTCGTCAATACTGCCTGCGGCATGTTTCTTCACTCTCGAATACGGGTGAGACGGTTCGGCAAAACACGGAGTTTCGTCTGTTGGAAAAATCGAATAGTTTGGTTTGTTCTTCAGCAATACAGAAACACCATCTCCGCTGAACCGAACACTCTCGCCAGGCACGAAAGTATCGGTTGTCGACACTGTCATCTTGACCAAACCTCTTGTCTTCACAACATTGTCCACAATCAGTTTTGACTTGGATATGATGCCTTCGCCTGTTAGTCCGAACTCCAATGCAGCATTCCGAAGTCTCATTAGCATGACTTCATCAATACTATCTTCAAAGAACATGAATACGAAACCACTATAGTCGGTATGGTCAAGGGTGAGCATATCGTCTCGAGGATAAGACACCTGAGCATCGACACCGAACAGAAGCCTGAACAAGAATACAAGCGATTTCTTAGAACCTCGGCTCAGATAATAATCACGAATAAATGTGACAAACACACGTTTCGGAATCTTCGTATCTAAGCCAAGTTTCCATGCCAGGTCTGCAAGGATTGAATCCCAGCAGCGAGCTTCCTCGTTTGTGGAATCGGTATTATCCAAGAATGTATTGGCATACTCAAACGGATTGCCATCTTCTTCAAGCTGAGCGAAGTATGCAAGCATAAACTCACGGAATCTGCCGTAGTCTTTTACATAGGCAGGAAAGTGAGTATTAATGGCAGGAATAATAGACTTACTCATCTACGACCCTCACTCGTGCAATTCGCACAATATTGTTGAACGAAGATTTCACATCGGGATTTTTCGGAGTACACGAAACAACAGTTGACCCTTTACCAGGATTGTTCTCGGGCAAATTGAACTGAACCAAACCAGTTTCGTAATCCACCTTGCCAATCTCTCGTGTAATTGGGTGTCGAACATTAGTGGTCACACCAGTTATGATACCATTATTGTCTGTGCACTTGAACGTGTAATTCTGTCCAACAAGTTCAAACTCAACACTTCGCGGAATAATCGGATTGCCGAAGAATACTGCAATAGTGCCAGTGTCGTCTGTTCTGAACCCGACTTGTTTCCTTAGGCTTTTTCGTGTGAACGAGGAATTGATGGCCTTTGAGGATTTTCTAATCTTGTCGTTCAGTTCAACATCGGAAAGACTATTGCCAAACACATTAAGCTGCGTCGAATTGTATTCAATTGCGGCAGCAACGGCAGCATCGTTCACAGCCTTCACAGTTGTTGAAGTCTTGTTGATGTCTGTATCCAGAACTATATCAACATCGCATTCGATGAACTCGGGGTCGATGAACAATGGCTCTGCGCCAAGACGTTTCGAGTCTTCAAGCAATCGGTCTTCAATAATCTTCTTCGCAGATTTTGATAATCGGTCTGCATAGTATGGCTTGATAGAAATATAAACCTTGCCATATGATTTTCTGAAATGCTCTTCGCCCCGCCAAACATTAATCGCCTGAATGTTTCTGAAGTATGACAGAACAGCACTTCGATAATCGTCTGGAGTCAGTAATCTGTTTTGACTTCTGAAATGAGTCATAGCATTGAACCTGGTCGATTCAATGCTTTCTCCATCAGAACCAGAATTGGACGGTTCGTTTGCAGTGATTTCGAAGCCAGGGAAGCTGAATGCTTCGGCACCGTTACCAAGCTCACCAGAACTAGAAACATACTCGCAGCGAATGATTTTGCCATCTTCTGGTTGTCTACCAAATACATTGGCACCGAAGAATACTTCGAGATAGCCGTCGCGTGTAACAGATGTATAGTACACGGGGCTATCGGTCTTCACATCGAATACACTAACAGCCTTATCGTATCGAACACCACTGTCTGCATCAGATGACTTAACGAACACACGAAGACTATCGACATCGGCCGATTTGTCTTTAATCACAAAACGCTGATATCGAACAGAACTGTTTACACGGAATTCCCATGAACTGAGTCTGCCCTCAGTTAATACTGCACGACCAGACTTGAACTTCCATTTATTGTCGATTGTCTTCTCGTAATCGTACAAGAAGATGTCATCCATGTTGACAAACTTGCGAGAGTCCGAGCTTCTTGATACTGTACCAGTAATCTCTTTGCCGCGATGCAATACGACATACCCTTTGTCAGGGAATGTGTCTTCAATCCTTGAAACTGTAACTTCAACAGTTGCAGATTTCTTCAGTCTCGGAGTATAGCCTAAGCCCCTTGCCTTAGAATAAACAGACTGAGCGGTCTGAGCAGTATCAATGCTTGACTCGTTATTGAGCATGAACATATACGAGCCAAGGTAATGACTGTTATATGCCAAGAGATTCAGAATAGCATTAATACCAGAAGCTTCGAAGTTGATATCGCGGAACCGATTATCGGAACGAAGATACTCTTTCAGCTTTTGCTTGTAGTGATTGAAATCAATTTGAGAAACGTTCATCTTAGTCTTTCCATATAAAATTCGATTGATTGTTGTTCGATGAGACTAACAACATGGAAGTCAACCTTAATATGATATCCGTTTTCTTGAGCAGAAAGAGTAATATCAATGTTGTCAATCCTGGCTCGAGGTTCCATTGTTTCTATCGCCCATCTTATCCTCTGTTCTAGTGCCACAATAGTTGCATCGGATGGATTCTCGAATAGAAGTTCTCGTATATGACCATGCTTTTCCGACTCAAACGGAATGTCATACGGTAGCATAGCAGCAATATGAACAAGCGCCCGCTTAACAGCGTTATCGTCAATCAAAAACGTTATATCGCCTGTCAGTGGATGCGGCTTGAAGTTTAGATTAATATCATTATAAAACATCATGAATTCCTGTTATCGAAGAACACGGTTTTTGCGCCTGTTATAATCTTGCCATCGCAACCGCATTCTTCGCCTGTTTCAACAAGGTATCCCTTCTCAAGCTTATCGAGCAATCGAGCAGGAATCCTGTCGTTTATGAATACAGTACATTTCCTATAGTATTCTTTCACAATACCAATATGAGCAGATTCAATCATCCCGCACATATGAGCCTGAGCAACATCGCCTTGTCTGATAACTGGTCTGCTGTTTACATACACATCAGGTGAGCCTTCCGATAATTTCTGCGGAGGGAAACACCCATGGCCTGTTGTCATGTCATTAACTCTTATAGCATTAGCTGCCATCGTCAATCGCATCCTGGAGTTTGTTTGCAATATTTAAATTTCGACAGCTTTTCTGCTATTGAATTAATACAATTCCTTTTTAATTCAACAATTTCTGTTTTGTGTTTTATGATTGGCTCGTCTTCTTTCTGGCACGGACACAATTCCTTATTGATTTCAGTTGGTTGCCGTATATCATCAGGCTCTTTGCAATTACAAAGGTCGTTTACCATGTTAGAACTCCTCGCATATGAGCGCCATGATACGAAACAATGTCTGTCGGGTTAATCTGCCCTGTGATTGTTTTCTCTGCTCGCATAATAGCATCGACAGAATTGACCGATGTGTTTTCGTTCAACCAATACTTGTACAAGGTAACACTATCATCGGCAATCTTGATTTCGTACACAGTTGACGGAAACCTGTTCTCTTTGCCCAGATTGTCGATAATCTCGTGCATCAGTGCCGAATTATGCAATGCCATCACAAGAGGTTCGAAGTTGTTATGATTCTTCAGATAATAGCGAATCAGTTCATCCGGAGTTCTGATTCTAAGGTCTATTGGAATTGGATAGGTTTCGGTCTTGACCGGAGTTGTCGGGTCTGCACACGGAACACATTCAACCTGCTCGAACCTTTCAACAGTCTGAATATCAATCTTCGGCATTGTGATGTCTGGTTCGCTCGGACAAGGTGGACACAATTCTGGAATACTAGGAATCTCGGCTTTCGATTCTCTTGCATAATAGACAGTATCATCTTCTTCCGAAAACATCGCAGCATCGAGATTCCAGTTATTATAGACACGAATACAAACCCACTGGTCTGCAAACACATCTGGCTGCGACTTGATTCTAACTCTAACCTTGAATCGCCATCTTCTACCCCAGGATTGAGATGTGCCGTCGTGATTGTCGTAATACCAGTTGAAGCTTGGATTGTATCTGCCTTCTCCGTCATTGATACAGTCGAGGTTTTCGACAATACCACGAATGAGACCAGTCCTGAACAATTTCAGACCAGGCGGCACCTCACCGTCGATAATCTCGTATTCGAGTTCTTCATGGCACTCAACAGGTCTTTTCTTTGTCGTCAATGAAACTCGGAACTTCGAACCGTGAACCAAATCGAACTGAAACTGAGCCTTATAATGAAAGTCTGTCGGAATAGATTTGACCTGTAACTCTGCATTAGTTTCAAACTCAATGAACCAATCGCCCTTCGCCAGGTCAATATTGAACTTATAGTTCCACTGATATCCATTATACTTCTGAAACTGTTTTACCTTGTTATTATCGAATCTATAGAACGTTATCGAATACTTGGGTGTCGTTTGTGCATTTATCACAGAAATCCTGAACTCGATACTATCGTTCTTAATAAGCGTAAACCGATATACTTTCGAGAGTGTGGAGAACGTCTGACCAGGTGTGAATGTATCAAACGTTCCGCCATTATCGATTCGCTGTTGAATACTCTTTGCACTCATAATTAGAAACACCTTGCTTTCAGCGAATGCCTGAACTCTTCCATTTCGATTGCTACCTTATGCTCGCCGTTTGCATCAACCCACTCGTTATCAACACAGCCTGTTTCTGTCCACTCTACATCGTAAACGAGTTTCATGCTGAAATCCAGGCGCGAGCCATCATACATCATAATCGGCGGGTCGTACAATGTAGCACCGAGAGAAGCACCGTAATCAAACTCAGGATTGAGACGAACCGTGGTTGCAAGACTAGGCTGAAGAACCTGTCCATGATACATTGGGAAAGCAAAGTCGTCTATGGTGAGAACCCATTCAATTCTTTCTCCAACATGGAACTCGGGATTGAGCCATCTGTATGCAGACAGATTAAGCAGACCGTAAGCACCGCCGCGAAGCGAAATATACTGTTCGGGTTTCGGGTCTTCGGTCTCAACCTCGATAATCATGTCATCTGGGTTGGGCTCGGGATTAGTATGGTCTGTATCAATCCTTGGTTGTGTCGTAAGCCAGAATGGTTCTACTCTGCTACCATGCCATAGTATAGCAGGCTCAACAGGAGTGACATTATCCATCTGCAAACCAACCTGGAACCCGTTGTACATATTGACTTCGATGTTTCTGTCAATGCTGAGGTCAACCACAGTTCTGGTTTTAAGTTCTGCACTCCATGTTTCAAGCAAGCTCGGATAACGTTCAAGCTGCATGATAAAGTTCCAGTGCCTGATTGGATAATCGCAAGCATGGCATGTGTTGAAATGCAATGTGGTTGGCGTAATCGTCGGGTCAAACCATTGGTCATGTACAAACGGATATGGATATAATGCAGCGGAATACAAATGTGTCAATTCTGCTTCAAACTTCGCACCATGAACAGCATTGAGTTCAAACAGTGGTGGTCCGCGTGTTTCGAGATTGAACTCTGTTTGCTGACCGTGTTCAATTTTCTTGACAGCAAGAGAAGATGAAACAGAAAGTTCAACCTTGGTGTGATGACCAGTTCTCACACGCCATAGGTCATCGTCATTAACGACAATCTCAAAATTAACGATAGCACCATGCAATGCTTTTGGTGGAAGCTGATACGAAGCAGACACATCGCCTACCAGTTTCGCATCGTGCCAGATGTTCATCGCAGGCAACGGCAACGGCTTCAGTGCCACAAGAGTGTCGGCTTCTAATATTGCACCGTGTTTCACGAATGGTCTGATTGCTGGTGCTGCATTATTCAGAGTTGCAGAACCAATCTCGCCGTGATATGCATCAATGCCTTCTAGATAATTGCCGCCTGTTAGTGTGAGGTCGAAATCTAGTCTTGAACCATTTCTATTACTGTTGAATGCAAGAACAAACGGAGTAACCAGTTTGCCTGCACTCAGTGTTGAACCCGTCTTAATCTCGTCAACGGCGAATCTGGGCTCGGTATTGAGAACAGCATAGCTTATTGATCCGTGCTCGAGATTCTTAAGACTCAGTTCGATTGTGGGATAGTAGCGAACCTCTGGATTGAGAAGCTCGCCCTTCCACATCGTTGTTCCGAAGTAATGACTAGGCTGAATCTTCGGATACAAATCCTCGCCGTGATACAGCGAAAACTCAAACAGCTTGGATTCTTTTGCAAACTCGAACTTGACTTCTTGACCATGATACAACAGAAGCTCTACACCAACACGAAGGTCAAATTCAACCGATGCCCCGTGCGGAATCTCAACCAAGCCGAGCGTATTCGAACATCCCATATAAGGGAAGTCGAAGTCATTATGCCAGCTTTGTGAGTAAGGGCATTCAAAGTTGAAATTGTTAGTATAGCTCATAGTCTATATGGCTCGTCGTTATTCTCGCTTGGCAGAATGGGTCCGTAGCTCTTCACCTTAATAGTTGCATCCTGATGGTCGAGTGCAACGATATCGATTGCTTCGTTTGTTAGCAGATGACATACCCAAACACCCGTTTCAGGATTACTCTTTTCCGAGGTTATAAGTTCACCTGTGGTATGACTATAGACTCGTATATCGAGCACGGCAGGATTACCATTAACTGTCGCAGTACCTCTAATCGTATAGATGCTTTCGAAGGCATTGAACGCTTTGATTTTGATTTCGGGCAATGCTCTCTGATACACGACAAAGTTGGCAAGGAAACCACTAATTGGTTTAATGTCAAGATGACTACCAAAGAAGTATTCACCAATCTTGACAGTACCTCGAACTTCTTGCGGATATTCAACACGGTGTTCGAATACTGTTCTTTCTCCATCAAACCACACATCGAAGAACACTCCTCGTCTGCGAATAACAATAGAATGCCAACCCGAGGTTAAATTGGACGATACTGTAACGGGTGGCAGGTCTTGACTGAATACCATTTCAAGCCAGCCCTGACTGTATCTTCTATTAGACGAATGTGTCCATAATGTAAATCCATAATATGGCGGCTCTTCGCTTGCATGACTGAACAGAACACCACGCTCGGAATGCTCCACCTTGAATGCAAATGACATCGTAAAGTCTTGACCTAGATTGACGAAATTGGCTCGAGAACCAATATCCCATGGATTTCTCAAGACCACATCAGTGAATGACATGGCCTTCGTTGTTGCCCATGGTCCAGGCTTCCTCGGAATAACCTTATCGCGTTCTCCCATTACAATGAGGTCTTGATATGTGCCGACACGCTTCTCTATCTTCTTGTCTGTTCGTAGCGACATATCTTCAAACGTGAAGAAAGCAGACGGGCTATCTGCTTCAATCATGTCAACATAGCCCCAGATTCTTCGATAGAGACGAGCAAGCTCAACATCGGTCAAGGCTTTGTTATACACAGTGAACTGGTCAATATCTGTTGGTGCAGTAATCCTATCAGAAACACGGAATTCAGCTTCTGCGGTTGGAACATGACGACCGCCTATTGTTAGTTCCTTGCTACCACGGTCAATGCTGAATATATGCTCGTCAATATCGTAGGTTTTGTCGAAGATGATTTCAAGATTGGCAAACACCTGAAGTCTGCCAGCCTTGAACCGAACAGTAATCATTGTTGCCTTCTCGCCAATCTTCGAGTTCACTGTTGGCTTGTTGAAGAACAAATAGTCATTATTGATGGGTGGGAATTTAATCCAGCCACGTTCGCCCCTGTTCCAGCCGTGCTCAACACCAAACTCAACAATGCCTGCATGTGTGAATATTACATCACGATAATGATAGTGACCGTATTTCTCGTCATTGTTGTCGTATTCGTATTTTGAAGATTCCCTACGCATCAGGAAAACATAAGTAAACTCGTTGCGGCTGAAATCCCATTCGAGACAGTTCGGCGCCAGGATATATGCCTTCGGCCATCTTGATTGACCATGCTGTTCTGCATACTGTTGTGGTCCTTGCGGACAGAATCTCATTGCTCTCTGCTCGTATTTGTCGAGCGGTGCAAGACCCGATGTCATGTAATAGCAAGGCATCAGGGTGTCGCGAGTTTCGAGACGAAGCCCACCATTGCTATTACCAGTATCGTCGATAATATCTTCGCGCTCAAGAAAGCGTCTGTCGTTCTTCAGCTGTTCTCCGTCAAATGAATATAATGCAACAGGCTCGAGGTCGCGAAGGACTCTTTTGTATCCAGCCATTGTGATTTCCTATAGATATTCGTCAAGGTTATTTAAAAATTTAATTGACATACGACGAAATAACTAATATAATACGAAACATGAACAAAAGCTTTATGAAAGGCATTGAAAATGGAATTGATTTGGAATGACGAATACGGTTGGTTCGTAGCACGCAATGACGACGTCGAAGCACCATTGAGTTCTGTAATTAAAGACGGCAGCGAGATTGTTATTTCCGGCGAGTCAGAAAGCGGAACATTTTCAATCAAAGCCGAAGTTGACGGCAATGACATTGTGCCGAGCTTTATCCTTCATGTTTCTGATAGCGATTTTGTTGACATTGCATATCAGCCAGAAGAAGCATATGAAGACGGCTGGTACTTGGAGATTGTATTATGAATAAAGCTTTCCTGTTTTATCTTGCCGACGTTGTGACCAATCTGAAGTTCTCTCTCGAAGCATTGAGAATCATGTCGCTTTCGGGATTTATCATTGCAATGTTTGCCACCTTCATGACCTATCGAGATGAAGAGGTTGCTCGCTTTGCAACAGTGGCACGCCGAATTACCAAGATTCTTCTGATTACTCTGATTGTGTCCAATGTGTTCTATATCCTGACACCCGAGCGTAAGACAATTCTGTATATAATCAGTCAGATGCCGTAACAGCTTTATAGACCATTGCCCATTATTTCATCCTGTCCTCCTATCTTTAGTACCCGTTGCGCGATGGTCTTTCTTTATTCCTCGAAATGCAAATATGTTTGAAAAACTGAAACGCGAGCAGGTGTACTGGGCTCAACAAGAATTGACTCATTGCCCTGTTTATAGTCGAGAAGAACTAATATCTCGCATCGAATATCTCGAGAAAGAAACTGACCATAATAAAGTATATCCGTTGATTAAACTTGCTGGTCGTATTCTAGCCAGGTTCAATAAATTCCACGAGATGGCGAGCAAGTATGGTTCAATTGAAAAAGAGATTCAAGCACTAGAAGACGAAGACTGGTTGCTTCAGAAGTATCAAGAAGTTAAGCAGCAAATCCTGAAACACTACAGAAACAACAAATATTGAAAGAAGATTATGATTGGCAAAATTCTATTTGACGAAGAAGACCGCGAAACCATGCTATCGGTTTTCACAGATAACGGCAACAATCTTTATATTCAGCTGAAATCAGATAGCGGGTGTGAAGTATTCTTCCCAACACTGAAACAGTTGCTTAAACTGCGGCATATTCTCGACAATCATATTTCTGATATATTTGAACGCGAAGCAAGATAAGATGGATATGCTTGAGCCTCGAATCCTAAATGGAAACGAGGCTTTTGTTATGTCTAGGTGACTATGATATCTCCTTAACCCACTTGGTTATCCCTGCACCAAAATACAATCTAAGACCATTGTCAATTATATTCTCCCATTCTGTTTTATCTGGACTGAATCCTTCTCCAAACAATTTAGGCATCTTGTGTTTCATGAATCTCTGACGGTTCATTAGTGTTTTGTTATCACTAACATACCATTCGGGCTTTGTTGCATATCCTTCCGTCTTGTACCCGTTTCTACTATACAGCGAACCGTCAGAAATAAGACCAAGGCTGAATGTAACAAGTCTTTCTGGTCTCTCAAGTTTAATTAGTCTAGATTCAAGCTTAGAATAACCGCCAACCACATTAGAGAACGGCTCGCAAGCGTATCTTTCTATTCTGCATTCCTTTTCTTTTATTGTATAAGACATCAGAGCCACTATCTCGTTATCGCAAAGCAAAGCGATTGACCGGGCTGCTATTGTTGTCTGACCCTGATAATGCCATTTTGAGTAGAAATAGTTTGCTTCCGAAATACTTAGACCGACGATAGCGCATTTCCTTGCCATGATTCTGTTTGGTAGTAGACCAAGTTTAGACAGAACCATGCTTTCAATGAGTTCTGATTTGTTTAGCACATCGGAGTCAGTTATCTGAAGAAGTTTGATGCCACGACTTCTTGCTAACTCGAATTTCTCTAGATGTCGTTTATCCGTTATTGGAATATCTGTACAATGCCAATAAAGACCGTTGACTTCGATACCAACATTATGTGAAGGAATCCAAATGTCAAGCTCTTTTGGTTTAATGACGGAACGAGTATTAGTGATGTATTCGACACCATGCTTGTCTAGAATATCGCAAACCATCCTATGCGGTATTGTTATATTTCCGTTTAGCTCAATACCTAGTTTATATGCAGCATGTCTATAATCTGAATAATGTTTCTTCAGCAATTCAAGAGTGACAGTTCCATTTACTTGAGCTTCAATAATCTCTTTTGACAATTCGCCATATTTTGTCGGAACAATTAGTGTGGGCTCAACATTGCTTGATATACCGTATTTCTTCAAGACTGCTGAATAAGGATTATCCGAGTATGGAACACCTGCTCGTCCACAAAGAGAACGATGAACGACATCAATGTTTGACATCGGATATTCCGTTCCCCAGTTCCTCAACGATGTCTGTCGTGCCTTCTCTCTAAACTGTTCAATTTGCAAGGAGTGAGCATGACCATACTTGGCTATCATTGTTTCTTTTGCCTTTGCCTGAACTAATGCAGAACCAAGAGGATTTGATGCTCCGTATCGCTTCATGCAAGTTTCTTCAGTTTTCCGACGTATCTCTTCATTCTGAATAGGACTTGTGACTCCGTATTTCTCAAGCATAGTTGATTTTATCTTATCTTTGATAATATCACTACCAAACGGATTCTCGTGTCCATATTTCTCAACGCATGTGGATTTTCTCTTAGTCTGAACCTCATCAGACCTCAGACAATTATCGACGCCGTATTTTTCAAGACAAGATTCCTTATACAAACGTCGCCACTCTTCAGAAGCAGCCATGCACTTCCTTGAGCAATATTTGTGCTCACGCTTTTCCCATGTGAATGGTATTAGCGCATTACATTGTAAACATCTATGCTCTCCTCCCTCGATGATACAATATGCCTTATCGCTGAACTTCTCGTATTCTGATGATTGAACGATAGCATCGTAAACATCAGTCCAACGTCGCTTGCAATATCTCTCAACATTGCCAGTGAATCTTCCGTTCTTCATCGGAAAATTATTGAGGATGAACTGTCGTAATTCTTCTTTTGTCATATGATATAAAATGGACAAGCCTGCTATTAAGAACTTGTCCATTATAATTTGAATCTATTGAAATGTCAACATCAACAGGTTGCTCGACTAATCTTCAAAGCGTTTGCGAGGATTTTCGGAGCGCCGTCGCCTGCGGTAACAGCTTTCGAAGTAGTCAAATAACCAACCCAATATAGGTTTCCACCGTCTGCCGCGTCGTAAATGCCGCAACCCGTGATTGTGCCCCAATTGCCCGTTGGTACTTGGAAGCTCAAATCGGCTGCGTTAGAATACTCCTGATTTGTGCCAGCTGGTCCCTGCCACCCAGTATTCTGAAGAATCGGTACTCGCTGATAACCAGTACCAGAAGTCGAAACCTCAACACCGCCAGCCCCAGTCAATTGCGGAACAGTGGTGAACAAGGCAACATATAAGGTAGTCGGAACCTGGAATGCCTCGCCCTTTAGAATGTATTTCATCTCTTTGTTGAACAGGTAATTTGAAGTAGTGCTTGATGCCATATTTTTACATCCTTAAAAATTCATATTTTATATTTCCAGAGTCGAAACATTGAACAAATCCATTTCTTGTCATGTTATCGACCTCTGTTTCTCTTTCAGAATATTTATCGCCAAGAAGTTTAGAAAGCTTGTGTTTCTGACACTGTTGTCTACTGTATCTAATTTTATTAGATATCCAAAAATAGTTCGGCCCCGTTCTAGTAACCTCGTTAAACCCGAGTTTCTTGTATAATCCACCATCGCTGATTCTTCTGTTGGCATATGACATGATACTTCCTGGGTGATTCTTTAGGAAATGCTTGAACAGCTTGCTCGCGCCACCAACGACAGTATAACCTTTCAAACAGCAATATCGAATCAGTTCCCAGTCATATTTCTTGTCAAACCTGGATTTACCAAACGTCATTATTGCGACAAGTTCATTGTTGTGTACAAGACCATATCTGACGCTTTCTGCTGAGGCTGCACGTTGCAAATGGTTCTCTTCTTCGAATAACCTTGTTTGCTTCGCTGTAATAGTATCAACCCGACACTTTCTGGCAAACACACGAACATTCTTACCAATCTTAGCTGCAATCATGCTCTTCACAATTTCTGGATTCTCGATAATCTCAAAATCCCAAAAATGTAAAAGCTGATAGCCTTTTGCTTCTGCTTGGTTTGTCTTGTCTAGATGATATGTTGGTTCTTTAAACTTTGACGAGTGCCAGTATGATCCATTCACTTCAATTGCTAGTTTGTGTTCATGTGATACAAAATCGAGTTCAAGCGGGGCAATTAACGTTCTATCCGCTCGAACAAATGTGTTGTCTAGCATTTCAGATAATACTTCTTCTGGTTTGCTTTTTGCATTAGCACATTTCCTGCACCCGCGACCCCGAAGATGATTGTTTGCTAATTGTCTGAACTCACCATGGATTGGACAAATAATAGTTACATAATTGTCGCTGCCCGTGTATTTTACAAGCGAATAATCATATTTGTTGCCATGGATTTTTGCTGCTCGTTCAGCAAACATTGTGCCATAATTTTCTATTGCTGTATCCGATTGTTTTTGCTTACCGCATGACGGACATCCGTGTTTATGTAATATATGATGAGGGCGGGGACGCTGCCAAAATATTCCGTGTATTGGGCACCACATCTTCATTCTGCCCTGTTTGTCAAATTTGTTATAATATCGATACTTACCAGAATGTGTAGTATTTGCTTCTAGAACAAACGATGCAAAGTCAAACCGTGGCTTGCTACGTTTAATATCAGCACATTTCTTACATTTTGTTCGCCCTCTTAGAAACTCTGATATACTGATATTTGTTATCCCATGACAGCATTTTACTGTCAATGTGTTGCCCGACCTAGAAACTAACTCAAAACCGTCAAACTTATCAGCATGAATTGTCATAAGTTCGTCAGTAGTCATGGCAGACGGAATTCTACATTTCTTGCACCCGTGGCCACTAGCAATGTGGTCTCTTGCAATTTGTTCAAATACCCCGTGAACCGGACAGATAATTGATATCTTATCGCTTCGTTTGAAATAATCTGGCAACAAAGAATAGTCAAATTTGTTGTCATGGATTTCGTTCGCTGCTTCTATGAATTTTGTTTTTGATAATAATGCCGACATCTGCACATATCCTATAGGATATTATATTCCTTTTGTACAATAAGAATGTGTTATTACTTAGTTTAAGTCAATTCTGTTTGCCGTTATCTTATGATTGCCTTCTGATGCTTCTCTTGACGATGCTTTGGTCGTTCGTGTGTATTGACCATCAGAATGAACAGTATAGCTGCCGTCAATCCTTGTGACCTTGTTGCCCTTGACATGCTCCGACACATTGCCTTCTACTTCGATTCTAACATCGCCGCCAATCATAATCGTTGCATTGCCGTTCACAAGAATATGGTCGTCTTTATTAACGACACGATATTCATTCTCGGCGGTCTGATTGACTCTTGTTCCGTCGGGCTGAATTTCCATCCATGTTCCCTTGGGATGTTCGAATGCAATGCGCTCGTTGTCTTTTGTGTTATCGAGTTCAACAATGGTTCCGTTCTCGCCGCTGATAACATGATTGTGTGGGTACTTCGCGTTGTATGCAGAACCTCTACCAAGTCCATGATAGTTTGGCTTATTGCCACCGCCTTGACCAAGTGCAAGAGGATGAACGTCGTGCCCTTTGTCTGCAATGCCATGCAATGTGCCCATTATGACAGGAACCTGAGCAGTTTCGCCGTCCATGAAGAATCCAATCACAGTCGCGTCAACCTGAATACCTGTTGGACTGAAACCAACCTTATTGTACGATGAAGACTGAATGGGTGACACAGGAACAGCCCATGGCAGGTCTTCGTCAGGAATCTCTTCATCGTAATAGCCATATACTCGGACCTTCACGCGACCGAGTTTCTTCTCGTCTTCAATGTCAACTACCTTGCCTATCCACCATACGAAATTACCGAAGCTGAAATTCATTTCGACCACCCATTAACGAGTTCGAAGTTGCAGAAATACTTTTCTGATGTGATATAGTGCATTACTGCTGATACCATGTATTTCCCTTTATATTTGTCGTCGAGTCTTGCCTGTTCGTCAAGACTGTTATTAGCAGGCACATCGACTTCAACTGTTTCTGCCAACCACCCAAATGCCTTGGCGTGCCCAAAAGTTTGAATCTTCAGCTTGTTTTGCTCGGCTTTGAACAAGTCTTGACGACGACTCGGCCACCAGTCTTTTGCCTGCTCGTGCATACCAGGACCAGCATCAATATATTCCTTATGAACAGGCTCGAAGCCATAGCAAGCATCCTTCTGTTTGCCTTTTGGCTTAGATTCGAATTGCTTGGATGTCAAGTCGAATGTGAATACAGTGTTGCCTTTGAAACCAGAAGCAGCATTGCCGATATCGTCGAAATGGTCGAAAACAAAGAACGTGAACTCCAGATTCTTATTCAGTCTGTAGTCGCCTTTCTCGAGTATTGCATTCGGTCTTTGAACAAACTTGGCAACGGGTTTACGTCTGAACATATTAGACAGAGAAGCAAAGTCGAATTTCCTGGACTGAGCATCCTTCGTGAAGAATACGAAGTCCGCCTTACTATCCATCTTCGCACTCTTCAGCATATATGCAATGGCATCGAACGGGGCAACATTCGACCCAAGATATACGATATCATCTTCTGCCTTGCTTGGCTGTCGACTGCCGTCTTTCTGTTTATACGGTGTGTGTGGTTCATGCTGAGCAGGCTTCGGAGGTTTGTCGCCAACCGTAGCATGAAGAGAATCCTGAACAATCTCTTTCACAATCTTGTCCTGAGATTTGTTCTTGAATACCTTCTTGACCTTTTCGACGTGATTCTCTCTGAAGCCATGTGTCGCGCATTTAACGATTAGCGATACCGTGTTCTGAGAATGCTGAGTTCGATTGACAATCTCGTACAAGAAACAATCGAAATTATACTTTCCGTCTGTGTCGAATCCTTGCTTGGTCTCGAGCATAATACCAAACTTGTCGCCAGCCTTGAACTTTGCTGCTCGGTTCACAGTATCAAGAATCTCAATCTGAACATTCCACACCGGAGAAAGCAAGTTCTGGAATATCTGAAGAGTAACGACAGCATCGGTAATTGGTTTACCGTTGTGAGTGACTTCGTACGAGTAGAGGTCGCCGAAGCCCGATTGCTTAATCTTCATTTACTGTTTCCTTAAACACTTCTTCGAATGTTGAAATGTAGTCCGGGTTCACCACCTGAATTCTCGTTCTCTTGATATTAAGGTCTGCCTCGTATTCGAGATGACTTACAGGCACAATGTACTCTGGCAGGGTTTGATTCTGCCATTGCGACATCCACTTCTCTTCTGTGCTTCTGTCGTCGCACACGGTATTAGTTCGAATATCGATGAACCAATGCAGGTCGTCTGGATTACCGTATTTTGCCTTTGTATAGTTCACGAGTAAGTCATTATTCATCGGCAAATCCGACCAAGGGTCAACAATATGATTCACGAGAACAATGACCCACCAGTATTGGGTGGTGCCGTACTGGTCGAAGCTTATTTGTTCTGGTGTCGAATCAGGCTGAATAATAACTTCCTTGAACAGAAAGGTTCTATCAATATTGAGTCGTTTCAGAACAATAGAAGCAACGAGGTTTGACATCTCGTATGTGCTATTGCCTATCTTATAGTTTAGTGGTTCAATCAAATGATACATTATTTCTTACCTTTTCGTTTTGCTTTGCCGTATCGTCTCGCTGCTCGTTTTGCATCTGCCCATACAACAGTTTCAGATTGTTTCTGGAATTGCTGAGTTGGAAGGAAAGCTACTTCGCGCCATGCCGAACTGTCGATTCTAATTACTTTCGATTTGATTTGCGTGTACAGATAACGCTTCAGGCAGAAATTGAATGCAGGCAAGTCCTTCATGGCCTTCAGCATGGGATAAGACAGTTTCATGTATGTTCTAACACCATTGCCACCTGTTGACGCCTGTGTTTCGTATTTCATCAGCTTGTCGAGCATCTTTATTCGTAGCTGAATAGGCAGATAGTGCAAGTTAATACCTAGGAAACCGTCTGAGTAAAACTCAATAGGAATAATCAAAGGAAAGGCATCCCAGTACGGAAGCTTTTCGCGAGTCTTAGCAAGATACCAATAAGTGAACATGCCACCTATGAATGGTTTATGATTGCTTCTCACTGGCGCAGCAAAATCGGGGTTATCTTTTATAATGGCTTCACCACCTCTAACAGTTCTAATCTTTCCAAGAAACCATTTCATGGCGCCTCGTGTCTTTGACCGTATTGCAGCATCGGTCATGTGCTTGAATTCATCTTCTAGAGTCATGTCATAATCTCGTGTATTTTGTTGTATTTACCGAGTTTGACAATGAAATTGAAGCGCGAAATCCTTTACAAGAAATCGCGCTTGCCTTACTCTCTAGGCTTATAATACGAATTTGCTTGGTTCGCTGCTAACACGCTCCCAGCTGCGAGCAAAGTAAACCCAAACGTCACGATGTTTAGCAATCAGTCCAGTGTCTTTGCAGTATTGAATCATGTCAGCGTAAACTTGTTCTTTGCTTTCGCCTGCCATAACACGCTTGGCCATCTCGTTGCGGTAAACTGCCATTTTAGTGGTTTTGCGAGTGGCACGTTCTTTGTTCTGAACCACTTCCAACGCTTCACGTTTGAACCATGTGCGTTTACCGTCGATGTTGAGGCGAACACGATTGCCTTCAAATTTAACGACTGCGCCAGTAGCACGTTTAACAACGTTTTGACCGTCGAAACCATAAACAGCGTTTACGTTAGCGTTTTTGAAATTTTGCAGTTTAGTCATTTTCGGATTCCTTTTATTAAGGTTAAGTAACAAGTAACTTTCTATGTTTCACATTATACGCATCTGTCGTATCCGCATCAACAACATTTACACGAATTAACATGGCAAAAGAATACACGAATTACTGGATGTTCCAGGGCAAGCCGCTCATGGAAGTTCCAGCCGATGCTTCAGGCTTCGTCTATCTCATTATCGACAAAGAGAACGGCATGAAGTATATTGGCAAGAAGAGTTTTTGGAGCAAGAGAAAGCTGAAGAAAACAGACAAGAGAAGAACGACTATCGAATCCGACTGGAAACATTATTACTCGTCTTCAGACAAGATAAAGGCACTAATAAAAGAAAATGGCGTCGAAAGATTCGAGCGCCATATCCTTGCTATTGGAAAACTAGAACGTTATGTGAACTATCTTGAGGTAAAGTATCAGTTCAAGTTCAATATTCTTGAAGAACCAGATATGTGGTATAATGACAATATCAACGGCTGCTGGTATCCTCATCTATATGATGACATTGACAATCAAGTCTCTGAAGACCAGACCATCTTGGAAACTGTATTGACACAGAATAGTTACAAAGCGGACCAACAATTGCAGCTATGACCGCATATATTATAAACGGCATACAGAAGGTCGCAACAGGAAGCCACCAACCAACATCGATGACTTCTAGTATCATTGCACATGTTAGAATTACTGATAACAGCAACCAGAACACCAGGAACTGAATCCCGATGTTAATCTGAAATTGTCTCTCCATTGTTTTGTCTCTCAAGCTGAATACTTCGCAGAATGGAGTCAATGGCTTCCTGTTTATCCTGAATACTAGGCTTATGACCACGAAGACCAGAACAAAGCATTTTCTTCAGGGCGTGTTGCATTGCAGGGCATGAAACATCGAATGCAAGCAATACATCATAAACATCAACAGTGGTTGCGACACCATCGAGTCCGATTATAGTTCTTTGATATTTATTCGACATTCAGCTTTTCCTTTAATTCGTTGATTTCTCTTGCAGATAATTTCGCACCAGTGAGCTTCATAATCTCTTGGATATCTTCTTTATCAACAGACTTGAACACAAATTGCAAAATTTTCATCTCTTCAGATGACATCTTGCTTGCATTCAGGATATAGCGTTCGAAGGCATCGAGTGTCAAATCGAATCTGCCTGTTTCTTTTAGTAGGTCATACATTGCCTGAGCCAGCCACTGAATCTCTTTCTGAGCATGAGAGTGAAGGCGAAGCTTCAGGAAGTGCATCAGGTTCTTCAGGTCAATCTTCCATACTACTTCGGTATAGCCGTTGACAGGCAAAATGCCGCGAGCTAGTTCTCTTGACAATCCGCTATCAAGTAATGCAGTATAGCCATCAAACGCATTCTCGTTAAACACACTAATCAGGTTTCGAGCTTCTGCTGGCCAGTCAATTAACTCTTCGGATGAACATTGTTTATTGGATGAGCTCTGAGTGTTCATCCTTGATACGTTCGGAACATAGAACTCGTCTGTCGCTTTTGAATAGCGTAGGCTCTGCTCATTCAAATTTGCGGTTCTATGTCTGACTAGTTGGCGCATAACGAAAATTGGCATCTTAATCTGAAACTTGATTTCTGCCATCTCGAAGGGCGACGTGTGCTCGTGCCGCATCAAGAAATCCAGCAAGCTCTGAGTTTGGCTCACTGTTCTAGTACCATTTGCATACGACATACGAGCAGCATATTCAATATCTTCATCTGAACCCATTACATCAAGCAATACAACATGACCATGGTCTAGGTATTTCTTGTGTGGGTTATCAAACAATTCCATATCATTCCTTTCATTCTGAACTTAAATAAACGTTACGGGAAACTACATTAAAGCTAGATTATATACTATGACACAGGTACAAGTCAATGCTGCCGATGTATTAACTATGATGGCACAAATAAGGAAAATGTCAGAAACAATCGAGGAACTTCGCCTTCAGCAGATAAAACTCTCTGCCGATATTGAAGACCTCAAGCAATCTCGCGGAAAATTATGGAAATATCTCAAGAACTGGTTTCTATGGTGGTGGCGGTAATAACAGGGGCAGGTGCCACCCTGTTTTCTGTCCGCAAATTCATCATTGGTAACGTAAGCGAGATTAAACACGACAAAGCCCAGCTTGAGTTGCTCGACTATTTGAAAGATGCTAGGGTGAACGCCCAGGCTGCCGAAGAGAAAGCGAAAAAACAGCTTGCTGACCTTCAGGTCGAGAATACAGAACTCCGTGCCAAGGTAGCTCAACTTGAAACCGAGAATAGTCTTTATAAGAGTCAGAACACATTACTGAATGATATTGTTAAATCACTTCAGCTTTCGTTATCACAAACCAAACAGATACTTGAAGAGCAAATCAGCATCAATACCGATTTGCTCAGCAAGTTACAAAGTATAGAACACGCGGACAGCGATTAGAAGATAATGTTGTCCCACTGTTCTGTTACTCTAAATGTCACACCTTTCTGCAAGCCTTCGGAAACTCTGAAGGCTTTCACTTTCGCAAGAAGCATCGCATTTGCAAAACGCTTGAAGATGAATTCCGCCAGATACTCGATTGTCGATTCTGTTTCGAGAACAGCATAGGGCTGAACATTCTTGTTCACTGTCATGTCCATGCGACCGCGCGGAGTATCGTATCCGATATGAATCAGGTTGTCGTCTTCGGAGATGACGTTTGCTCTATTGATGAACACGATGTTATTCAGGTTTCTCATGCCATCTGCAATCAGCTTATTGCCGAGCCGACAGTCTTCACATTCTTCTCGATAGTCGTTTCGACGTTCTGTAATCTCGAAGAAACTGAGATGCCCGTGTGCAATGTTCTTGCATCCATACGAAGTAGAATCTTTCAACCCATGAGCATACCTGAACAATGCAGTTAATGGCTCATCATCGTTTGAAGTAGTGAACGGAACCTCAGTTAGTTTCACTTCGAAGTCGAATTCCGGCATTTCTCGTTTCAGAACATCTGCCATCTCGGCTGCCATTGTAATCTGAACCGTTCTGTCGAAATTTCTCTGCACGATATGAACATCGGTTTTCGGCAGAATAATCTCATTGCCGCAGGCAGTTTCGATGCGATAATGAGTGTCCGAAAGATTCTGTGTCTGACAAGCAGATAAACCAGGGATAATCCATAGCTTATGGTCAAAGCCAATTCGACCGTCTGCTTCGTCGATAATCTGCTTCATGCGTTTCTTGCCCGAAGAGAAATCAATAACCACAGATTCGTGTTCGTCAACTTCTCCGATAACTTCAATAATAGGGTGATACGAACCGCCGATAATCAAGCCCTGGTTATCAATATAGGCATGGTCAACACAGGTGGGATACGTGAAGAATAATCTAGTCTTCATACAAGCTCACCCATGCGTGGAGCAATCACTTCGGCAACATCAATTAGCGAAGTCAGCATTTCTTCAGACAAAGACTCAAAGCCTTCAAGCTCTACTTTCTTTGTTTTCCCGAGCATTCGTTTCTGAATCGCGTTATACAATGCTTTGTACTCTTCTTCGGTAAACTTGATTACCTCTTCTGAGTAGAAAGCTTCAACAACAGCAATAGTCAGGTCAGTAGTACGTTTAAAAATATTGTTAATCATAAATCAAATTCCTCTCCATTGTCATCATTACTTACAGTACCAAGTTTGTAGTTCGGAACATCGTTCTCTTGTGGCGCACTCTGAGAATAGTCAATGTCAAACCATTTAATCAGATGCGGCATCGGGTTTTCTTTCACGAAGCGATGCTTGCTTTCGAGGTCAAGAAACAATGCAACATCTCGAGCAGAGTATAGCACAAATTTCTTCACGATAGAAGCATTAGTACCGACAATTGAGCGACCGTCAAACAACCATTCGGTCCATGAAAGCTCGTTGTCGATTACTTCGTCGAGCATTGCTTCCATAGTCGGTTTCAGTTTCTGATAGGCTGCCTTGCCTTCTTCGGTCTTCAGAATCTCGCGTAATACTTCTTTTCGATATTCACAGTGAACCTGAAGCTCGTCTCGACAAATCAATTTTACAGCCTGCCCAATACTCTGGAACAAACCACTGTCGCAAATGCTGAATGTGATGGCGAACGAAGCAATAAACTGAATACGCTCGAGAATGAGCATTGCATAGTAGAACAAGAGTAAATGCTCGTATGCTTCGTATGGTTCGCATTTCTGCTCGTATGCAATCTTTCTTGAGTATGCCATTACCTTGTCGAGAGTTTGCGATACAAGACCAAGACGACGGATCACTTCGGTTGTTTCTAGAAGCTGTCCAATTACTTCGTTTGAATTCGGAACACCAGTGCGAACAATTTCAGAATAGGTCGCCGCGTGGATTGATTCGTTGTCTGTGATGCGTTGTTCGCAAGTCCAGATTTCTGTTGAAGGGTTGAACGGAGCAATGATAATTGTTGGAGCTCGTGATGCAACAGAATCTGATTCCCACTGCCACATAAGAGTTTTTAACATAATATCAGATACTTGCGTGGGACCATTAGTGAAGTCTTCAATATTGTCAGTATAATTGAAGTCGTCTTCTGTCCAGTCGCATGACCGCATGAGTTTATAGATATCCCATACCTTAGGGAAGCATTTGTTGACGGTATCAAGCAATCCTGGTTCTTTATTCAGGAACGGTGTTGAAACGACATAATCGTCTGCTACTTTATCTGTATTAAAAACTGCCATTTTATCATCCTTTCATATAGCGCATAGAGTATAATTTAGTGAAGAGCTTGAAGTCAACAAGGCTTGCAAAATTGCTGAATTCTTCTTCATTGCAACGAAGCTTACCATTAACAATCTTCACTTCGTACATGATGTCTTCATCTGGTATTGAGAGAAAGTATTCACCGTTAATATTCTTATAATATAACTGCCCAAGGTATTCTTCTGAACCAAACATCAGATTACCCTTGCACAATTTGAGGCGAATCATGAGCGAGATGATGTTTGCTGCACTCTCGTTGCCAAAGTAAACATCGTCAATGACATTACACTCACCAAGCTGAATAGATGCTTCCTTGAATGTCACTTTTCTATACATTCCTGTATCATCGAGCGGTAAACTAACAGGAACAGCACCCTCTTTCATCTCAATTGCATGGGTTTTGCTTGCTAACACAATTTTATCACTTGTTTTGCTAATGTAGAAACACGGGAGACCAGTCCGATACAAACTGTTGAATCTCTCTTTGAACAGCTTACGTTCTTTGCGAATCGGAATGTCAACAATGTCGTTAATATTAGCTTCTTTGCCAACATTCGACAAATCGGTTTCGTAATAGTAACCACCGACGGAGAATGATTGATGGTGACAAGGTTCATATCTCGTATCTTTGCAGTCAATTATTTCACCATCTGCCTTCTGAAGCTTTGTGATTTCTCCTGCCATAATCATATTCTTAATTAAATTTGCGGCTGCAAGAGTGAACCGATTACCATTACGACGTTTTCGAGGAATCAGAAACTGCTCGGCAAGCTCGAAGTCGATAACGAGGAATCTGTCGTTTTCACGAATATCGACATCATGAACTTTATTCAGTGCTTTAGGTGTTACGGCATAGCCGATAGTGTAGTTTGTGAACAGCACGACATCGCAATTGCTTGCATCAATTGCGAACACAGGGAAGCTAATATTATGTGGCGTTTTGCCTTCGTAGAATACTTGCTTGAACACATCGTAGTCGAGTTTCGACCCGAAGCCAATAATGTCGTGTGTTGATTCGCCCGAATATACGCTTGTCAGGTATTCTGTATATTTTCTATCGCCAACTGTAATGGGATATGATTCAAAACGGTCACCACGGTCTTTGAACATGTGTGCAGGCAGATAACCGTCGGCATTTCTCATACCCTTGATGTGACCATTATTGATTAATTGCATAATGCAATTTGCAGCTTCTTCGGTGAATCTGCCGTTGAATTGACGTTCTTGTTTCATGATTCATCCTTGATTTTGCCGAGTTTGAGAAGTTTCTTTACAACGAGTCTTTCAATCTCGTCTTTAATTTCTTGTGTCATTGGCTCGCCCATGCCTTTCTTCTCGTAAACATAACGACAAAGTTTCTTGTGCAATTTGGTATCTCTTTCTGAAAAGAAAGCAATGGGCTCGCGTTTTTCGGCACCACGGATTTGCAAGAAGTCATCAGTATAATATTCATATTCAAAAATTGTGTGGCTGCCGATAGATGATACTCGCCATTTGAATTCATGAGACTTCACATCGCCATCTCGGCTAATGAGCTTGCCTTCAACAACATTGTGCTTGAGCATAAGCATCATAATAAAGCGTTCTTTGGTTTTCATGTTATACATTCTCCATAATGGTGTTCAGATGTGTTGCGGCTTGAGTTGCTTCTTCTTTAGAACCGAAGATTCGTCTTGAAGAAAGTCGTTTCATGTGCTCGGGTTTGTCATTCCATACAGAAGACGACACTTTGAATCCTCGTGCAGCCCACCAGATGTAATCGTATTTTGTGCCATTCTCAAGAATGGTTTTGACTGGTTTCGGATATTCGGCTTTCTTCACTTCTGGTCTAGGATGTTCCTTCTCGTATTCGGCAATGCAATAAATGAGCCAGCGTCGTTTGAATTCTTTTCTGTCTGCCTTAGTCACGAAGCCAACAATATCGGATTGAGCTGTTTCATTTACGTAAAACCCTAGAGTTGGTGAATATGCAAAACCGTTTATCCGGTAAGGATATTTCGATTTGACTCGTTCTGTGCCTAATATGCTGTGTATTTCATTATTGTTTCTGCAACGAAGACCACCAGTGACAGTACCACCAATAATCATGCCAAACACAATCTTGGCAGCTTCCTCTGTGAACTGTCCATTTTCTTGATGTGTTTCTTTTAACAAAGCATATCTCACAAGACTGAATTGTGTTTTGTCGTAAAGGCTTTCTAGACCAACAATACTATAGCCATCCTTGCCTTCTTCCATACATTGCAGATGGTCATCATATGAGTACTTGTTGAGTAAATCAACAGCGTCTTTGACACTTACCACACGCCCGTTCTTTAGAGAAACTTCATGCTTGGCAATGTTGTTTGCAATCATGTAGTTGATAATGAAGGCAGCTTTCTTGGTCAAGTATCCTTCTTTGTTTAGAATCTTCATAAGACTCAAATTCCTTTCTTAAAGTGTTGTTTGTTAAACTATAAGCCCGATTATACGCTAATATAACCGGGCTTTCAACTATTATTTGCAATGTTTCTTGTAATATTCTTTAATTTCTTTTCAAATAACTCTTGGTCATCTGGATTTGCAAGACCAACAATATCACGATGCGGTAGACCCGAACAAGTAAAATTCTCACGGTACCAGAAACCATTAATCTTGTACGGACTTCCTGAACCATCCACAATACGGAAACCAGAGATGGTCTCGCCGTTTGCTTGTTTGAATTCGTCTTTAACCTTGCCCTTCTTCAGAAGCTTGCGAAGAACATTGGCAGCTTCATCAGAAAGTGATTTGTCAACGTTAAGCATCTCAGCCATAATATGCCTCAGCCAGTGTTTTCAGGTCTTCTGAATCTGTGAAACCAGCAAACTCATAGTCTTTTCGACGTTCGCCAGAAGTTTGCCATTGTGCATTACTCAGATTATACCACCATTCACCAACATAAACTCGGTCTTCATTTTCTCGCCAATCGGTGTTCAGCGTGTTGCCGTTGCCAATAATGATTTTGCCTTTGAGTTTGCCTTCTTTAACCAGCTGCAAAATCAGTTTGCGAGCTTTCTTATTGAACCGATAATCCTTGGTGTACATCTCGCGATGCGCCCAATTAATCTCGATAAGTTTTGCTTTCTTGTTGAACTCGTAATCTTCAAGAGATTTATGACGTCGGCGAAGACAGCCTTCAAGATGTTCAATATCCACTTTGTCTTTGAAACCGATGATAGCGCTGTCTTTATTTTCAATAATCTCACCATGAACGGCAAAGTAACGAAGATTATAAGAGTACCAGGAATTTTCGGATTCAATTTTGTAAGGGCGTTCTGAACCATCTTCAGTATCAACAAAAGTATTGCGAACAACAGATTTGTTCTTCAGCAAGATGTCGCCCCGAACTTCTTTTTCAAGAAGCATTCTTGCAATTTCATTGGTCACAATCGGACCGAGGTATTCAAATTTCATTTTGTGCCTTTCTTTTAAACATATGCTTCGGATAATGTTTTGAGGTCTTCGCTGTTGACAAAGCCCGCAAACTCATAGCCTTTCACACGCTCATTGTCTGAAGTTTGCCACTGACCCTTATCGTGCGAGTACCACCAACCAATATGGAAACCGTCTTCGTTTTCGCGATATTCTGGTTTTACTGTTTCGCCGTTGGCAAGAATGATGTTGCCTTTAATCTTGCCTTCTTTCACAAGCTTACCAATCAACACACGAGCCTTCTTATTAAACCGATAGTCCTTGGTGTACATCTCGGGTTTCGACCAGCAAATATCAATCAGCTTGGCTTTTCTGTTGAACTCATAATTGCAGAAACTACTATCGATTAGATGCACTCGACATTCAAGCTCAGCAATGTTTTCTTTATTAGCGAAACCAATAATTGCTCGCTCTTGTTTCTCCGATAAGCCATAAACGTAGCGAAGGTTTCGAGTGTACCAATAGTTGATATTTTTGATTCTATACGGCTGGGTTGAGCCGTCATTGACATCTTCGAATTCGTTTTCTTCTACATTGCCGCTCTTGAGCAGAATATCACCTTTAACTTCGCGATTCAACAGCATCTCGGCAATTACTTTGCATACTAACGGGCTAAGATATTTTGTTTTCATTATGACACACCTCTCTTCATAAACATAAATTTAAACGCTGACCACGAGCAGGGATTTTAGGAACAGTATGCACTTCCCACCATTCTTGACCAGCTTCGTGTTGTCGTGTTGCATATGTGCCATTAGTGAACCAAAGCACTCCTTCAATCTCTGGAGTTCCTGCGCCACCAGAATATTCGAAGTCAATAGCATCGAAGAATGCTTCTAGCTCTTCGTCTGTGAAGTCTTTATAAAGCATTACCGTCTTTACGACTTCTTCGTAAATTGATTGTGCCTTATACTTGTCTTCGTTGGACATGTATTCAATCTGTGCCGCGAGCAATTTGGTATTGTTTGCTTGAAGAAGCCGGCAAATTTCTTGTCTTGCATTCATCTGAAGTCCACCCATGTCATAAAGAAAAATGTAATTGCGAGAGTGGCAACGACCAACAACATATGTTGTGGCATGATGTATTGTAGCATCATTTGCATTCACTTTCGAAGGTTTTCTGATAGTCTGGCCAAATACCGTCTCGAACATTCTGACAGTATTCTGATTGTTGCCGAACCTCGTCTTGGAACGACATTGTGTTGACAGCAACGATAGCGATAACAGCTAAGAGAACATAACGCAGTTTCATAATATTCATCCTTATTAGATGTTGTTTAAAAGTTTATGTCTCGTATTATACACGAATTTTGACGTTATGCAAACAAATTATTCGTCTTTGTTGTATTTTTCGTTGAATTTACGTTCAAACAATTCTTTGTCGGTGTCTGAAACAAAACCAACGATATCGTTTTCGTCAAGGTCTTCATCTCGCATACAGTAATGCAGCTTTTCGGTGTACCATGCCTGACCAATGCGGTACGGATATGAAGTGTTTGGCTGCGGGTCAAACACTATTTTGTTATCGAGTTCTTCGCCATTACTGCGCACGAAGCCGCTTTCGAATTTGCCTTTCTTCAGAAGCTTAACGACAATTTTCGCAGCTTTCTTTGTGAACCGATTATATTTGTCATACATCTTAGCCATCTTAAATTCCTTTCATACTGTGTTTATTAAGGTAGTTCATATTATACACGAACTACGCTGTTAATGCAAAATAAATTATCAGCATTTTCAGCACGTTAAAAATCAGGCTTGCAGGATACTGATTTTAAAGGCGTTAAAAAGTCAAAAGTGATAGTTTTTGAACATTTGATTTCTAGGGGTATAGCTAGGTATTAAAATCGCTTAAATGACGTCTAAAATACCATATTTTTACATACATCTTTACATTTCTCAAGATTATTCTTTCTTTTCAATAATATAAACATAAATTAACAGTTTATAATATAATGATTTCTAAAGAATTAATTTTTATACTCGAAAATAATGTAAAGATGAAATTCGGCATTCTTTGTGCCATGAGAAAAGTCGCACTCTCTAAAATGCGACCTTCGAAGAATTAATCATGGTATCCGTCGTTGAAATCCATGTAAATGCAAAACGCCACAACCAGCATGGTAGCCACTAATGTAAGGCATGCCATAAGTGTAATCTTGAATATAGCAGAAATCATGTCGTCTTCAATCCTAGTAATCGTTTTGCGTTATTCTTTGCTCTTCCGAAACTACCAAGCTGAGCAGCGTTTGGTTCTTCCTTAACAACAGGCTTCACAGCATACTGAGAGTCCTCAATGTCGTAATAGCGTTGAAGCTGTTGGTCAACACCAATTGTGAATCTTAATAAGTCTGATTTGTTTGCATATCGTGATTTGATTTGCTTGCAAAGGATTCTATTCGACTCGTCAAGCTCTTCGGTTCGCATAATTGCCATAATAAAGTCGGCAGTCTGAACTGGCCCCATGGAATCGGCTACGTCTGTCATCTCAACATCTGTTGATTGAATGCCGCCGCGATTGACCTGCATTGCTGTCCAGAGTGCAACATCATGTTCCATTGCGATTGCTCGAAGCTCTTCGCTGATGCATTTCTGAGCAGTATAGCTGTTCGCACCATGCGGAGCCTTGGCAGATGCACAAATACCAATATAGTCAACGACAATCACATCAAGCTTTATCTTTCGTTTCTGATACAATTCTTTCACAAGATGATTGAAGTGTCCGCTGTGAGCAGAACCAGTTGGATATTCTTTGACAATCAACTGTCCCATTCCCTTGCGCTTCACTGTTTCCATCTTGGTCATGAACCGGTCATGAGTTATATCAGAGAACTCGTCAAGTGGAATACCTAGAATGTTGGCGTCGAGTCGTTTTGAAATCATCTCCTCACGCATTTCCATTGAGATATACAAAACATTGTAACCTGCCTTCGCATATGCGGCAGCGAAATGACAGAGCATACCAGTCTTACCAGCATTGACACCAGCAAGCAAGATGTTCAGTGTTTTCCTCTGCACTCCTGAATCTGTAATCTTGTTCAGAATATCAATATCGAAAGGAATTGTTGCGACCTTGTCTGTATAGAATTTGTATCGTGCTTCGGCATCGTTAAGCCAATCATGACCAATTGTCGCATCAAACGAAATATTAACTGCTTCGCGCATTAGGTCTGGGATAGCAGTTTCGGGTATCTTGGTTTCGTCGCCTTCGTAGATATTGACTGCCGTCATTATCACATTGTACATGGCGCGCTGCTGACAGAAATGCTCTGTTGTTTCTAGAAGCCATGTCGTTTGTTCTGGCTTAACTTCAATGTTGACAATGTGATGAACCATCGACTTCAGAAGTTCTGTTCTGTCGCCGCTGAATTGTTTTCCGTGCAAGACTTCGTATATCAACGCAGTCTCGTTTGGCATTATCTTGTATTGTTGCTGGTAGTCGTGTATTGTGTCGTATATCAACCTTTCGTTTTCATCGTGAAAATAATCTGATTTTAAAAATGGCAGGGCTGCTGAACTATAATTGTCATGCTTCAGCAAGCCTGCCAGGATGATTTGCTCGGTTGAATCTGCCAAGATTATACTCCAATTTTATTGTCCCAAAGGTGAGCATGTAGTCGGTCAGAAAATCTGAAACCATGCTTCATCGCAAACTCGGCAATCTGTCTTGAAGTAGATTGAACGCGATATTTGTTCGGACCTTCTGGCATCAAATATATTAATGGTTTTATGCACTCTAATTTATCTTGGATTATTTGTAAAGTATTGAGCAGTTCTTCTTTTGCTTCGTCTGTGTCTGCCAGAACAAACTTCAGGCAAGTAGTGGCGCCGTCAATAGTGAAGAGGTCTTTAATTGCATCGGGTTTGATTGCCTTCTCTGGCTTCTCTCCGGAAGTATGAAGAAGCTTCGGCGAACAAGAAATGTTGGTATTATGTTTTGCAAGCTCGGTCTTCAATTCGGGCAGCAGATGCTGAGTGCCGTTTGTTTCAATCGTCATACTGAACTGACAGATAGAGTCCCAGCCCATGTCGTTCAGTTCAGACTTCAAGGGATTTCGATTACGAAGCTCTTCGATAATTTCGAGAATGTATTTCTGATTGAACTTCAATAGTGGTTCGCCGCCTGTCCATACAATATGAACATCTCCAGTATAGACTTTTTCAAACAGGCCGCCAAGGTCGGATTCCATTTTGTCAACGACACTCTTTGCAGTCATCTCTTGCTGAAGATGCTTGAACTTTGCACTCCACGAATAAACAGAGTCGCAGCCGTATTCGTAAATCTCGGCTGGCAGGTCTTCTAGCTTTTCAATCTTCTCAATGTTAATGGTCTTCCATGGCTGAACCCATGTTTCTGGTTTAGACGGTTCTTTCTGCCCGAAGCCCTGACACTGAAGACTGCATCCGAAGAATCGAATAAAGTAGGACGGGACACCAGTAAAGATGCCCTCGCCCTGCAAAGAATAAAATTGTTCTGATACTTTCATTATTTTGCTTTCAAAAATGAATTTGATTTTGAATGCGAGATATCAATCATATGATGCTTGTTATACACCGAGAAAATATCTTCAACAGATACACCTTTTCGTCCAAGATTCCTTATCAAATCCGAGAACGAAATCTTTTCTTGACAGTAATCGAAAATCTTTGTTTGCTTGTCGTTCACATTATATGCTGGTCTTGTGAATAATGTGTCGCACCACAATTCATCGCACTCGGCATCGATATCACGATATTTTGCAATATCAACTACACAATCAGAATTATAGCATCTTAGAATAGTATCATCAACCTCTTTGGCTGATACGACAATTGTGTCATCAAAAGCATCGCCCCATCCGTATTCTTTAAGTGTGACTGTCGGGCAGCAATGCAATGTTTCAAATGCACAGAATCCATATGATTCGAGCCTTGACGGATGGTATGCAACCTTTGCAGACTTGACGAACCTAGCCTTCTCTTCGCCAGACAGATTATATCTAATGTCGTAGTCTTTAACGCCGGCCTTGTCGAAATCGGTCTTGAACTTTTCTGCGCCGCGTTTGTTAGTCAGAACCTTAACAGGGAGGCCCGTTGAAGCTGCCATCCTAACAAATTCGGTCGGGTTCTTTCTGTCTTCGTGCCGACCGATGAAAATGACACCCGAGCGTTCTGTCTCGTAATCATTGAGAAACTCAACATCGGGAATTTTCATAGGTAAGCATCGAACATCAATATCTCTTGCAGACTTGATTTTGTTCACATTAAGTTCGCTCTGAGTGCCAACAATGATGCCAGACAAACACATTTGATTGATTGCGATCTCGTTATACTCTTTCGAGAACACACCGCTATCGTATGAATTCATAAACACTAGATTCTCGTGATGAGTATAGAACACCACAGGAATCCTATTGTGCAGGCCAAGAGGATATGTTGCAAACAGAGCTTCTGGCGTATTGATTACGATGGCATCGTAGATATTATTGCCCAATGCAAACAGCAATGAATTCTTGAAATTAAGAACCTTCTCTAGGTTCAATGAATCTGTGAACGAGAAGGTCTGGGTATGGATTGAATACGGTAAAGCTGTTGGCGGCGTAATGAGATTTAGGTCGTTCTTCAATGCAAACTCGCGCATATTCTCGTCAGTGACATCCTTGTCAAGAATAATATCAACAAGGATATCGTTGTCTTTGCACATTCTCACGAATGACCTGGCGAAGGCTCCGATACCACCAGTTAGAATAAAATGCTGACTGGATATCATGAAGGCAACACGTTTTGAGTACTCCTTCTCTTCTTGGCCATCAAAGAACAGCATCATAATCAATAATGCTCCCATTCTCGCCATCTTCAGAAACTTCAATTTCTAGCCAGCGGCCAGGGTACTTGGCTTGAATCTTGGCTGCAAGCTCATTGCTAATCATCTCGCAAGATTTATAGTCAACATTGAGTTCGCCTTCAAACAGTTTTTCGCAGAAGTCCTGAAACAAGAGAAACTCAATATCACGGTCGTCGTGGAATACCTCGATGGTCACCTTGAACTTGAACAAATGGCGATGCACATTTGCCAGAAACTCAACGCCAGGTAAATCAACAGCAGCAGGATATCTGTGCAGACCTTTCTTGCTGAATGTTACAAACACTCGTTTCATTTTGTTTCCTTTCTTGAAATATATTCGGCAGTTCTTGAGCCATCGAAAAACTTGGAAGCCTTATTATAGTTTTCGTTTATAATATTGTCAAGTTTGACTCGAGACAAGCCCTCGAGCCATCTGAGTTTGTCGGATGCGTTGATAGCATCATTGTCTTTATCATCGCAATATAGAGCACTTTCCTCGTACATTTCAGAATACGAAAGTCTGTCGGGCAATAATACCATGCACCCATTACTCAATGCTTCGAAAGCTCCGATGCCTAGAGTTTCTTGAAGTGCAAACGATACAAAGTATTTCGCTCGCTTCAAGACTTCTATATATTCGGCATTCGGCAATGGGTTTTCGGAAAGGTCTAACCACTCTAGGTTCATATCAGAACAGAGTAGCTTCAGTTCTTTGAACAAATGCGGTTGCTTCTCCGGAGCATGACGTTGGCAGAATACCACGAGATTTTCTTTTTCGGGTACATCATGCTTTTTGATGTAGTTTCCGAAGAATGGTAGAACGATGTTTCTATCGTGTTTGCCATGGGTTTTCTCGAATAACTCGAGATGGAATTGCGTGGCGAACACGATATTGTCGTAGCAGCTAATAATGGCTTTCTCGGAACAGGTGCCCCATTCTGTTTCAGACAGCATAGCAAGTCTGTCGTGTGTGTCATAAATCCCTGCATGAGCATAACCGATAATAGTTAGGTCAATATTAGACAGGTCTGCCATGTATTTGATGTTCAGAACACAAGGATTCCAAAAATCTGTGATGAAAACGACATCGCCGGATTTCACTTTGCCTTCTGCTATAGCTTCGGCAAATTTCGAAGCCTGGCTGAGTTTCCATATATTAGTTGGAACCCACGCCAGGAAATCCGAACTATTGCCAACAGTTGATTGAACCTGATTGCCGCGATAAACCTCAACATTCGCACCAGAAGCAGACAACATCTCGGGAATTAGAGTGTCCCACTGCAATGTGTATCGTGATTCAATCGGCTCTATACCAATAACATGAACCGTCATAGGAAATCCTCTATTGAAAATTGTTCTTGAACGAAGCCAACACGCTTCGACTTAACCTTTGTTCTGTTCAACTTCAGCCATTCGCCGAAGTCTTTTTCATCTTTAACAAATCTAAAGCTAAGGTATTGATTTGCAGACTTCATGTTAATGAAGTTTGTCAATGCGTCGTATGACTTGTTGACTTCCGCAACACTCTCCACCATCTGTAACACGCTTGACCACATTGCCCGCCACATTGCAATGTGAAATTCTGCACCAGAACCAAGACCACGTTGAACAAACTTTTCGCATGGCATTAGGTGTGCGAATTTCATTTGCTCGGGGGTGACTCGATTATCGAAAATCTTGTTTGAATAATCCGAAAGAACATTAAAGATTCTTGCATATTCGCCGTGGTTGTGGTTCTCGCATGTCCCGCTCATTGAGTATAGTCTAGCACCAACCTGAAAATTAGCCATACTCATTCCGGATGTGTGACTGGTGCTATCGTATGACAATAAAACCTCGTCAGCAATAGAACCGTTAGACCCAAGTGCAATAAAAGGCAGAACACGTTTCACAGAACCAACCCCAAGCAAATGAACGTGATTCTTCACATTACTAGGTGCTTTTAAGTTTGCAGTGATAAAGGCACGTTCGAAGTCCTCGAGTTCGCCTTGACCAAGTGCGGCGGCCCCGACGGCAATGCCACCAATGTGAGCAATTTCTTCGTCAGTCAATTGAGAAAGAATGATGTCAAGCCATAACTGATAACTTTGCAGATTGTAGCCATGAACAATGACAAATGGCTTGCTCTCGTAGCCGTGTTCGATGAAAACATCAATCTGTTCTTTCAGATTAAGTCCGGATTGCTTTGCACATCGCTCGAAGTTTTCTAGGTCAACAAACCTGTTATCAGTATCGTTTCGACCAGACCTACCTTCTGGTGTAATAATTGGTATCTGGTCAAACGACATTGCATACTTTGACATTTCGCCTTGTACAGAATAAATCTTCTGCTTCAGGTCTGGAGTGACCACTTTGCCTTGAGTGACAATTTGCAGGCCGCCAGAATCTGCATACAGTTCGCAGTTATCTTTGACAATGTCTTTGATGAGTTCACCAAGACCAACTTCAAGAAACGCATTAAACAGTATCGAAATATCATGCCCGAAGTTCTGAGCATATTGCTTAACGGCAATATAATCCTTCAAGAGCTGGTCTTTGGCTTCGTCCACATAGGCACGACGCCCAACCATGTGGGCCATGCCAGAAGCAACATAATCGAATTTCATATTATCGATTCACCGTAGCCATAAGTTCAGCACGAGTAGTCGGGTCTTTGAACTGACCGTGCAAAGAATTTGTGATAGTATAGCTGTCCGCATCTTCAACACCACGGGTCATAACGCAGAAATGTTGTGAGCGCATGACAACCGCAACATTCTCGGTTTCAAGAATAAACTTCATTGTTTCGGCAATCTGCTCAACCAGGCGTTCTTGAATCTGAGGGCGGCGACAGAAAAACTCAACAATGCGATTCAGCTTGGACAGACCAACAACTTTCTTCTCAGGAATATATGCAACCCAGCAACCAAGCTTGTCGGGATTGTGAGTGGTCATGAAAGGCACAAAGTGATGCTCGCAGCATGAAATAGCCGATACCTTTTCAATAAGCAAATCTTTATATCCTGCCTTATTTTCAACCACAGTAATCTTCGGAAAGTAATCATAATTCAGGCCAGCAAAGATTTCGTCAACATACATCTTTGCCATACGATTCGGAGTATCACGTAGACTGTCATCTTCTAGGTCAAGACCAAGTGCTTCCATGATATTTGTGAACGCAGACTTGATAATTGCTCGTTTCCCGATTTCGTCTCGATAGTTTTGAACCATCGGAGTTTCGACACCAAGACTAACCAGATGATCGTGAACACGTTGTCCAAGCGCCATATCGCATTTTGTTTTTGATACTGCCATCGTATTTCCTTTTCTTAATAATTGGGCATAATTGCAAGTCCGCATTATAGCAAAATGCGAGACCTGCGTCAAATTTTCATTAACGTTTACTTATCGGTCTGAACAAGTTCAAGCCTGTAATGTTTCTGAATGTCGTTATCGAGACCAGCCGCAAGCATTTTCTCCCAGAACTCGTCAGACTGCTCGATATCCTTGGCACGACATTTGTCTTGAATGAGTTCTTTTGTATGCGGGTTTTGTGCTGTGTACCAACCAGAGGATGGCATATCAATCCAGCCAAGCTCGCGAGCAATATCAAACAATCCAGACCATTTCTTGATGCCGTTATCGAATTCAACAGTAATAGGAATCTTGCTGTTTTCGCGAACATCGCGGGATTTGTGAGCAACCAATGTGAACTGATAGCCAGTCAAGTCTTTGCCTTCTTTTTCTTGGGCGCGGGTCACGAAAAATACTGTATTTGCTGCAAGCAGCCCTGACTGACCACCACCCATAATCGTCTTCGCATAAAGCTCAAGGGTTTGGTATGTGTGATTGATTGCAATCATCGGAATACATTTCGGGGCAAGATACGGTGTCACAATTCTAAACAACGACTTCAATGCCTTCGCTCTTGACATATCCGCCACTGATTTCTGTTCCTTGGCGTCATCAACTTCCTTCTTGGATGCAAGGTTACCAATACTATCAATCATAATGATAACCCTGTCGCCTTTCTCAATTGCTTCTAATTGTGCAACAAGGTCGAACTTCAGTTCTTCAACGTTAGTAATCGGAGTATGCACAACACGAGAAGCATCGACGCCCATATTACTAAAGTATTCTGGGGTGGCGCCATACTCGCTATCGTAGAACAAACATACAGCATCGGGATATTTCTTCATGTACGAAGAAACCATCAGCAGACTGAAGTTTGTCTTGAAGTGTTTTGACGGGGCTGCAAAGAATGTCAGACCAGGCAGGAATCCACCATATACACTACCAGACAATGCAATATTCAAAGCCGGGATATCAGTTGAAACCCTGTCGCGTTCTGAAAAGAATTCAGATTCCGACAACATCTGTGTCGCCTTAATTGTCGAATTCTTTTTGAGTTTTTCAAGAATGCTCATTCAATATTTCCTTTCTTATCCAAAGAAATCATCTACAGAAAATTCATCAATGTGTTTCCAGCCAATCTTGCTTGTGAAGCTTTCAACAGGGGAAACGAATGTTGATTGATATAATGCTTCGCGGTCTATATATTGTTCAAGACCAAACTCTGGAGGCAGATGAGTTTGATATGCAATATAACCACCAGAAACAGGCGAAGCATTAACCAATTTAATCAGCTTAATCTTGTCGCCGTCCTGAATCTTGGGCAAATCAATTAACCCGTGTTCATCAAGCAATCGGTTGTACTCTAGACTAGCACGAACATGGAACGGAATCTTGACCTTATAGTCTCCGTTATGGTCAACCCATTTATCAAGATTGTTCACACCACGCGGAGTAGCAATAGTATCAATATCAACCTTATCGTATTCTAGCTTGAATTCGTTCATATAGTCAAGCAGCTCGGCATTAGTGCCATTTAGCATAATGCGATAACAGTTCTTCAGGGCTTCTTTGACGAAGACAGGCGTTGTCGTTCTTGCTGTTTCGACACCCATGGTTTTCAGTTTCGGGATATCATAATACTTCGCGCCCTCGTCATCAAGAACTTCCATTACATAGTTTTTCTTGGCTCGCCACATTGCAGCGTGAGCAATTACTTCGCGTTTCATGCTCATTGTGTTGTGATGGGCATTAACGTATTTCGCGAGCTCTTCGTATTGTTCGGCGATGAATGGTTCAAGCTTAGTCTTGCAGAATTTATCAATGGCGTCGCAAATTTTAGTATTCGGAATTTCTCTGCCATTTTTCAGTTTATCGGCTAGATATTCAAGCGAAATATAACAAGAGTTATGAACAAGTATTCCATTGGCGAAGAAATTATGGTTCTCTTCAACCTCAATATCATAAACCCATTGTTCAATCTCGCCAAGCTCTTCAATTACAAAGTTTGATGTCTTTTCTACGTTCATCAATAAATTCCTTAAGTTGTTCTTTAGATAACTCTTCTGATTCCCATACTATAGTATAGCTTAAAATATCACGGTTATCAAATAAAACCCTCATTTTGGTATAATCTTTCTCCCAAATTTCGGCTACACGACCATGCGACATAACCTCGTCAGGGGAATACATCTTTGGGTTCCCGTGCCAATAGTTTCCATTATATTCAATACAAAATTTTAATTTGGTATTAACATAGTCATACATAAACACACGATTATGTTTATGGCTGTAAACTGTGTATTCTCTATAACTATGTTGCAATTCATCATCTGTTAAAAGCGAATCGACAATCTCTAAAAATTTTGTTGAACTTGTACTAATAAAATTTCCACCTCGATTTGAAAAGTATTCTTCGAGTTTCTGTATGGCGTTACTGCCGTATCTTCGTTTATAATTTTCATAATTATGAGCTTTCATCTCGTTTATTCTCTCATACTCTTCTCTCCCACGCTCTTCACCGTATTTTTCAATAAAATATTCTAACTTTACGCCTGCATAAGCCTGGCGTTGCCGATACTTTTCAAAAATCTCTGTACCTTTCTCTTTACCATGTCGTTTAATACAGTTTTCTAATGTGACAGCTCTAGATTTGTTATATGCATCGACCTCTTCGGATGTCATACCATGAACTTGCATTTTATATTCTTTGGTGTTAGTGATTCTCTGGCGTTCAACATAATGGTCCCATCTTTTTAAACCATCCTCTTCGCCGTATTTTAGAATTAGTTTTTCCTTTGTTACGGCAGTTGGTTTTAAGCTCTTATATCTCGTTAGGCGATCAATAGCTTCCTCTTGTTTACAAATACCCTTAGTCACCCAATTCCAAACAAGTGAACGCGCTGGCTTACTCGCCCAGTTATTTTTCTCACACAAAACATTAACTTCATCCATTAATGGCTTTAGAACTTTTCTCATAATGATACCCTTGGTTGTTAATAAACTGTTACGTTTACTTATCCAAGGGTATCTGTGTCTGTTACGCTTTAATAATCATATCGTGTTCTTGAAGTTCTTTTGGAGAAACAGGAATTATATTCCCGTTCCTGGAAACCATAATAGAATGGTCCTCGGTCACAATTACTTCTTTGTCTCCGCTTTTTATCCTGTAAAGTTTTTTCTTCACTTTATGCGCCATAACGTATTCAACTGGTCGCATTTCAGTTTCACCCGTGTCAACATTCAGCGACAGAGCACTCAAACCATCAACTTTACAAATAAAATTATCTTTACCTCTAACCTCAATAATGTTGTCTTTGTTAGCTTTATAGATATTCTCAATAGTAATATCACCTTTATTAGTATTGATGATAGATTTTCCGTCAACACTGTCGGTATCTCCTCCTGACCACCTTTCGTGTCCTGTATCAGTTCCGAACAGTTCATCAAGATATTTGCAAATTCTATCGCCAATAAATCTAATGGTCATCTGACCGCTCATTGTAATAGCTTCGGCAATATCAGGATTATAATAACGAAATGCTTCATTAGCCTGAGCACCATAGTAGGCATTGATTGCTACCTTCTTAGCAAGCTGGAAAGCATCAAGCATTGGAGTATCTTTTTCGAGATGCTTCGCACTTTCATTTATGTGATGCAGTTCTTCAATTTCAATTAGAAGTTTCTTCAGCCGTTTTCGGTAATCCTGACGACTGTCAAACATCTCTTTAACACATATTGAAGCCACTGCGGTCTTGTCGTTGCGATATAATGTACCGTTTGCAGCAATAGAACATCCAATATTGTGAGCTTCTTCTACTTCTGGGATAGGCTTGTTGGCTATCATATCTTCAAGCAAGCCTTTTCGTTTCTGATTGTGTCTAACGATTGTGTCATATCCCATGTTGTATTGCTGAATAATTGATGGATATAACGAAGCCAAATCCAGAGAAATAACCCACTTAGACAAGCCAATCTTCGGCTCAAGAACAAACGCGCCTTCAATCTCTTTCGGCATCTCTTTCGAGTGCGGAGGAATAATGATATCATGTGCTCGACAATAGTTGAAGATATAACTGTCCCATAGCTTAACCTGACCCATTGCATCTTGTGTATTACACTTCGCATCGTATTGAAGAGTGTACACTAGCAAGAGGTATCGTTTCTTCTCTTCAAGCTCGTCAATCAAGGCAACGTCATTCACGTTATAGCGAACAAACTTTGTCGGATTGCCGAGATAGAACTCTTTGATGTTTGCGTATTCGCCGTAGTCAACTTTCCCTTTGCCTAGTTCTTTCTGAGCAATATATTCAAGTTTATACGAAGCCTGTGTGCCGCCGAATTTCTTGAACAATGCAATATAGTCGAGAATCGCAACACCTTCAATTCTAATCTCATCCTTGCCCGTGATATTGTTTGTTTTCTTGCTCACAGCATTGTGGGCATGTTCGTGTATTGGAGATAGCAGTCGATAATCTCTCAAGCCAAGTCGAAGACAGCGATTAACGATATATGGAAGGTCGAACATGACAATATTGTATCCCGTGTATGCGTCAGGGCGAATAATGTCAAGATGATTGAGGAATCGTTGAATTAACTCTGTTTCTGATGTGCAAAGGATAATCTCAGAGTTTTCATTAGCTCCGTCATCCTTGGAAGCATCATAATCAAGAGTCGTAAATGTTGTGTAGTATTTTGAGCCAACAACAGATACGGTAATCGCGTTAATCTCTTGTTCGGCTTTATCGGGGTCGGGAAAGCCATTGCCAACCTCGGTTTCAATATCAATGTTTGCAATTACAATCTTACCGAAATCGAAAGGCTGCGGTCGCAAACGATACTTGTCGGCAATGAACTGGAACTCCGGTCTTTCCATACCGTGGATTTCGAGAATATCGCGATTATCGTTATACCACTCTCGCATATCTCTTGCGCTATCAAACTTCTTTCTCTTTAGAGGTTCATCCCTCATGCCACGATATTCACCGTCAGCACTGGGTAAATATAAACTAAACTGATAGTCTTGAACATCGATTTTGCGTTCCCCATGCCTGTTCACATATCGATGAACCACTCGGTTTCTATGTATGCCAACATAAGTGTAAAAGGGCTCCATATGAATTTTCCTTTCTTTAATATTTCTAATCAGACGTTAATTATCATCTGTGTCTCGGTCTTTATAATGCTTATCATGGGCATTGCTCTCAGACACACAGATTTGTCTGAATTGTTCGAGAGTGCTGGTTCTAATAAGATAAGCCACACCAAGTTCTGGGCTAATGTCGCCTATTTCGTTTGTACTGTTTCTTTCATCTATCTCACGTTCCAGCCATCGTTCTATGACCATCTCGTTGAACTATGGATGGTTTATCTCTGTACCGTTGCTGGTAACGACAACGTGTCTAAATGGATTAGTTTACGCTACGGCAACAAGTATAACATGAAACCCTCCTCACCGCAAGAAGCAGATGAAGAGGGCGAGGAAGAAGATGACGAACCAAATGTTATTTTACCAGGGTCAAATTAGGCTTTGACGGCAATTCAATCTTCGAAAACATTTTAATATATTCAGATTCAATTTGGTCAAGCGGTGTCATTGGTTTTCCGATGATATCCTTGGCCTTCATTTCAATTGAATCTTCTTTAACACAAGGCAGCAACGGAATGAAGTGTACACCTTGCTGAGCAGGGCTGATTACAACAGGGTTTTTGATTTCGTAATCGCCATCAAGATTCTCGTTAATTACTTCGCCGATAATCATACCCAGGCTTGAGTGAAATACTCGAATCATTTATTTTCCTTTACGAACAGGTTTAGGTTGAAACGGAAACACTTGTGCAAGTTCTAATCCGTTCTCAATGAATTGGCGTTCTGTGCTATTGTTGATTAGCAGAATATTGAAGTTTCGACCAGGCACAATCTTGGGCCAGTTAATATCAAGACCAAGCATAACGATATTTTCGTTAGCCTCAATCATGCCTTCTTCTGAAGTAGAGATTGGAACAAGCAAGGTTTGACTAGGTTCTAACCATAAGCCAACTTTGCCGGCTTTCTCAACACGAGGTTTCGGATATTGTGTCTGAATACGACGGTCGGCAGTCAAGTACTGAACAGGAGTATCAACATCAAATTCAACACGGAATCCAGAACGCTCGACTTCCTTTACGGGCTTCAGTTCAACCTCGCCCAAATCAATTTCATTTGCCATGCTTACCTCCACGGGCAGTTAATGCTTTAAGGGTTTCTTTGCTGAATAAGGGCAACACTTCTTCAGCTTTCTCTCTTGAATAGTTATACAGTTCCATAATCAATGCGACTTCCTCTTCTTTTGGTGGCTGTTTGCCCCATTTCGAGAAACGATTCTTTTTGGTCACACCGTTGTAATAGAACCGATAGTGCATATCGCGTTCAAGCTGAGTTAGCTTGTTTCCTTCGTTTGCGAAGAATATTGTATCTGGATATTGACTAAATGCTCGATTTATCATGAACGGCATATAACCCGAAATATCTTCAATCATCCCTGTTTTCTTGTTTATGCTATTCACATAATCAAAAGGGCTAGGCTTTGAATCTGACATCTGCCATTATCTCCGTTAGCATTGCCATGAGGTTGATTTCTTTGTCAACCACTGTGGCATTGCTAATCTGATATTGATTGAAGTATAGCAGAAGTTGAGGGATACTGTCGGGCTGAACGTACTCGTCTGCCTTCTGCCACATCATCCTCACCAAGGTTGGTAAATCATTATCTGGATTCTCTGCTACCCAGTGTCGCATACCAACAAAATCTTGTTTCTTTAGTAGCTGATACACTTCGTCAACAACATTAACAGACACACTTGACATTGCCGAAGCATCGAGTTTGCCAGTCTGAGTAATGTTCTGAAGGATATTCAGAACACGACGGAAGTCAGGGAAATGCTTAACGATTAACTGTGCCAAGACTTTGGAATCGTATTCTTCAATTCCCTCAAGTTTCAGAATTTCCTTCACACGTTTGTCGAAAGCGATAATCATTGCCTTCTTCTCTTCTTTTGTGAAGGATAGGTCAACCTGAACAGTTCGAGATTTCAGAGGTTCGATAATCTTGTTGCCAAAGTTAGCAGTGAAGATGAAACGACAATTGTTTGCAAACTCTTCAATGAAGCCGCGGAGTGCCTGTTGAGATGAATTTGACAAACCGTCTGATTCGTCAAATATAACACATTTGAAATCAGACATCAAGGACATCGTAGAAGCAAAGTTTCGAACTGTCGTTCTGATTGTATCAATATTGCCGTTTTCTGAACAGTTGATAAGGATATAATCGATATCTAGCTCTTCGCATAATGCCCTAGCTGATGTGGTGTTATGATGGACAATTCCTGATGAATCAACATATAAATGCGGGGCGTCAATACCAATATCAAATAAATCAATTTTCCCCATAAATTCTCTATGCTCAACATTATCAACACCGTCTGTCGTCAATATATTAGTAGCATTCTCAAGGAAAACCTGATTTCCATTTTCATCAATCAGGATATGTTTATTTGCGGCAATCAATGACTTGCCTGATTCAAGTTCAATTTTCGAGGCATCTGCAAATTTCTTTATAAAGAAATTTATTTTTGTAAAATCCCCACTAGGAAGTTCAACAAAAATATCTTCATCGATAAGAATTTCTCTTTCGTAGGGTTCATCAAATATACCTAGAAATTCAAACAGCTTTCCTATTTTGACGGTACACTTCTTCATAAAATTCTTTTGCCTTTCTTAATTTGTCATTATCGTCTGACCAAATTTCAATAACATTAAATCCAGCATCCTTAGCTGTTTGTAATTTTAAACGGTCATGATCGTATGTGTCAATACCAAAAATGTTTATATCTCCTGGTTGTTTTGAGTGAAAAGCTATTCCTTGATATTCAATAATAATTTTGTTATCAATATCTGTGAAGTCGTACAAATATGTCTTTAGCTGTGTTTTAATTTTATATTCGTTTCTTCCGAAAATTACCTGGTCCTTATTAATTTCTAAAATATCACACAGTTCACTAAAGAATGATATTGATTCTTTTGAAATGCCATATTTAGTAATACGACTATCCTTAATCTCATTGGCACGATCTTCGCCATATTTCTCAACAAAGTATTGATGCGTTTTACCTTTTGATTTACATATATCCTTATAATTTGGTTTGCTCTTCAGTGTTTTAATCCACTTTTCTGTTCTCTCTTTCCGTAAACGTCTTCCTTCTTCTTCACCATATTTTTCAATGTATCCTTCTAAACTTGACAATTTTGTTTGATTGTTGGATATTTGTTTGCGGCCATATTCTTCTGAAAATCCTCTAGATGTCCAATACTCAACACATCGTACATTTCGTTTTCGTATCTCATGTTTTGGTGCACTATAACTAATATCTGATGCTTGTTTTGAGTTTTTAGAAACAATAGCATTTGCTTCTTCAAGAGAATACCCAAAATCTAACCAATATTCAACACGAAATGCACTTCTAGATTTTCCCGATAATTTAAAAATAAGATTTGCTGCAAACGCTCTGGGGCTAGAATAGAAAACGTTGCCAGTTTCCAACGCATTTAGCATTCCTTGTTTAACTTGTTCTCTCTTTTCACCGACAAGTCTTCCTTTAAAACTTAAAATTGCACGATACATAGTTACCCAATTCCAATCTCGCTTGTACCGCCTTATACGTTTTTCTTTTCTTGTCTTTCTTTGACTATCGCCCCTATATTTTCTGTATTCAATCCATTTTGTTTCAGCTAACGGCCCCCACCCTCGTTGAGCCCAGTAGTCGAGTCTCAATTTACAATTATTTGTTATATTAAATTTTTCTCGTATATGTGGTATAAATTCCTCATATAAATTTGATGACAGAACAAAATGCTCATTCAATACAATATATTCATAAATTTTAGTTTTAAGTTTTGGTTCTATGTTGTCGATAGTTGAAAATACACGTTCAGCCTTTTCATGAATATCTAAAACTTTCTTCATAATAATTCCTGGATTAAATATTATGTTATTATTTAATCCAGGAATTGGCTAGAAACATTTATTCTGTTTCATTCTCTCATAAAGCTCTGCACTCACCATAATATTGATCTCAGTATCATACCCAAGACATTTGCCCAGACCGGCTGAACCGACAAAAAGTAAGTTGCTCAATGACTTAGTGTCGACCATTGGTTGAAGTTGTTTTCTTATCCTTTCAGGCATAATGGTGTCAGCAATAGTGCGAGGGCGATACTTCTCCACCCACAGGAATTGCTCAGGATTTGAAGTTATCGCCATATCTTATGCCTTCTCTAAGGGAATATTGTAAACCAGGTTCACATCAGCAACGGACTTGAACTCTGTAATACCAGCTTCGCAAATAGAAACTTCGTAGTCGCCAGGCAGCATTTTCAGATTATCAATTTTGAGTTTGAACTCTTTATCACTTTCTGTTTCTACCTCAACATCGATGTTAATCATGTTACCTGAACCATTGCGATTAGTGGCGCTATCGAATGCTTTGATGCCTTCTTTAGAAATTGAAATAACATCGAAACGCATAATAGCAGCAGTCTTCGCAATCTGCGACAAAACATCTTCAGACAAGGTGAGTTTTGCGTCAACTGTTTTCAGCGTGATGGTTTTGCCTTCGGGCGGAGACACAATAATCGCTTCTGAAGCATAGTAGTATTTCACCTTCTGAGAACCAGATTTGATAATCATATGGTCGTCTTTAAGGTCAATATCCGGGTCGTTGAAGAGACTCAGAACACCGAGAAACTCGGGCAATGAATAGAGTGCAAATCGACGCGGCAGTTCTTCTTCGATTGCTGCACGGGCGAAGCCGTTCTTCATAATCGACATCGTGCTGATTTGTTTCCCGGGCAGGAATAACATACCCTGATTAATGGTCGAAAAGTTCTTCAACAATTCGATGGTTCGTGCTGATAACTTCATGCTTGATACTTCCTTTCTTTAGTAATTGCCGTTTGCGGCTATCGTTGTGAACCCGTCTTTCTTCTCAAGCCTAATGAAAGAACGGAATGAATCTGCCAGTTTTTCTGGTGTATGTGTAATTACAAACACATTCAGGTTAGAAACAGATTTTAACAGGTCTGCGAATGCTTGTGTACCTTCGGCATCGACCGAGCTATCGAATATCTCGTCCATAATAAGAAGATTGCAGCTCATATTCGATTTCAGCCTTGCAACATCTCGCCATGCCATCATTACTGCCATATCAAGTCGCAGTTTCTCGCCTTCTGACATCTGATTGTACGACATTGGTTCGAAGCCACGAATCCTGATTTCTTCGTTGAACTGGTCATCAAGCTTAACTGTTGCAAACAATCCGAGTTTCTTAATATTCTGATTTACCATTGAGTTAATAATCGGAATGTACTCGTTAATGATTGTTGACTTAATACCAGTGTCTTTCAGACAAAGAGAAATGAAGTTGAGATAATTTGCTTCTGTCGAATTATGGTTATATTCGGACAATGATTCGGCAAGCTCTTCTTTAAGGGTTTCGAGTGTTGCTTTCTCTGTCTCCAGTTTCGTATCATCTATTTTAATGGATTGTTTACTTGACGTCAAGTTTGATATATCGGCTTCAATACGCTTAATAGATGCTTCAATTGATTTTGCTTGCTTTATCTTTGCCGCAATAGCATCAATCGACTTCGAAGCATGTTCAAACGACTGCTCGGCTTCAAGAAGCAATGGCTCAAGCTCAGCAGTTGATTTATCGAATTGCTCAAGCTTCCTCTGTCGCTCGTCAATATGATGGTGTCTATGTTCGTCTGTGATACTTTGTTTACAAGTCGGACAAAGGTTATTAGTTTCGAAGAATAACTTTTCGCGCTCGGCTGTCGCAGCATTGGACTTGATAACTGCTCGAAGGTCTTTAATCCTTGTAATACGCGACATTGCTGTTTGCTTGTCTTTCTTCAGTTCTTGAACATTGACCTGTTCGATACTATCAATGATACTTTGCTTGTCTTGTCTCAGAGATTCAATCTCGGCTTCGTGCTTTTCAATTTGTTTCTGAACAGCTTCGTGCTTTTCGTCAAGCGATTGTTTTGTCGATTGTTCAACATGTGCAACAAGCTTGGTCTGTGCCTTAACAGCCTCGCCCTTCAGCTTGATATTGGTTTTGAGTTCTTCAACACATCTGTTTGACCAGTAAACCTTGTCTTTGTGAAGTGCTGTCATTACTCCGAATATATCGAGACCAAGTACACGTTCTACAAATAATCGTCTTGCACCTCGGTTCAATGCCATGAATGGTGTGTATGATGCTTTACCAATCATGACAATCTGTGTGAATGCAGTATAGTCGATACCGAGGATTTTATCTTCAAAATACTTCTGATAGTCTCGTGCCTTTGCAGACTGGTCAACCAGCTTGTCGTTAATATAGATTTCGAAGATTCTAGGATTGTGTCCGCGTTTTACTCGAATCTTATCGCCACCGCGTGTGAATTCTGTTTCAACTAGCATTCCTCTGCCATTACGATTGTTCACAAGCTGAGGAATGGTCACGTTTCTGAATGGTTTTCCGAATAGTGCATAACAAAGAGAATCAAGGATAAGACTTGATTTACCAACACCATTATTCCCGAGAACCACAGTCGTGTTTGATTTATCAAGCTGAATAGTGATAGGCATATTGCCAACACTGGCAAGGTTCTGGCACTTAACCCAATGGAACTTGATAAAATTCATTTCGACATTTCCTCTTCAGCATCGCTGTATAACTGTGTCAACATATCCTTCAGCTTTGTTTTATCAAGCCCGGCAAGTTCCATACTATCGACAGTCGATAAGATTTTCGACAATGTATCTTGCGGTGCTTGCATATCGAGTTCATCTTCTGGCTGAACAAAAGAAAGCTGACCAGTTTCTGTAACCTCGGTATTATATGCTTCGCGCTGAACACTGTCAATGAAGAGTGCAAGCTTAGAGTTATCGGAAATCTCCATGCTTGACACATTGATGCGAACAAACTTGTCTTTCAGGTCAGAAAAGTCGTAATTGAGAATATCTATTGAATCCGAATAATCAATTACTTTATACAATCTATATGGATTGTGGATATACTCTTTATGTTTTGTGTTCTCGTCAAACAGAATAACAGATTTGCGTTGATTATAGTCCGACCAGCTCGTATCAAACGGGTTACCAATATATTCGAAGTTTCCCTGCTTGGACGGAATATGGAAATGACCAGACCAGACTTCATCGAATCTAGAGAACCATTCTTTTTCGAGTCCGTGCTCTGCCTTAATGCCTGGCAATAACTCAAAGCCGACAGTTTCGAAGTGCCCGCATATGATATTGGCATTCGAGGTTTCAATGAATCTCTTGGCTTCTTCAAGATTGCTATTGTTAATCCAAGACATCATGCCGAATGTGGTTTCTCCGATTGTGATATCCTTGAAACTCTTAACGACATGAATGTTTGGATAATCCTTTTCTAGCTGAGAAAGACTGTTCACTTCATTCGTGTTCTTATAGTATATGTCATGATTGCCGATAAGCATATACTGCATTACATCGAGGTCACGAAGAACATCGAAAAATCTCTGTCGAATGGTATTATAGGTCTTGATATTGAGAATTTTCCTCTTATCCCATGTATCGCCGAGATTGAGGAAATGCTTGATATTGTGCTTCTGAATCTGAGGAACGAAAACATTGTCAATGAAGTCCAACTGAGCCTTCATTATAACTTCGTCATCGTTCCGAGCACCGAAGTGAAAATCTGTTCCGACTATAATCATCTGTCTATCATCTGAATAATTGATTCTTTGTCGATGTCATGATGCACACCATCTGGACCGTCATCATAGAAGTCTTCAAGAACGCTCTTCATGTATTCCCTGCGCTGTTTGGCTTCCTCGTTTTCGCGTTTAATTCTGTTCTGGAATGCCCAGTAGATACATTGTGTGAAGAATCCAAACGGGTTATTGCTGCGTTCGGGGTCATACTTGTTAATAGCACGAGTGGCAGCGACAATACCGTCATCTACCATCTCATCTCGCCAGCTATAATTGCGGAAATTGTGTTTATAAGATAAACCGTGGGCAATGTCAATAATTGCTCGTCCAATCTCATCTGGTGCTTTCGGAGGAATCAGACCAGCAGCTTCGGCTCGTTTAACATTCTCGACATGATGGCATAGAATCTCATGCAGCTTTTCCTTATTCACATACTCTGCCATCGCCTATCTCCACTGTTCTAACAGTATAATCAAACTTTTCAGACTCATAAATTTCCAATCGTTTCAGTAAGTGGTTGTATGAATGATTCTTCTTTTTGTTGCCAGGCTTGAGGTCATCTGCAATATCGATTACCAGTGCCTTGTTCTTGTTCTTCATCTTTCTGAGTGCTCGACCAATACTCTGTAATGTTCTGATACGAGCCTTGCCCGGATGAGCGAGAATTAGGTTATGAATGTTCGGAGCGTTAATACCAGTCGAGAAAGTGCCAAACGATGCAAATAGTACAATATTGTCTTGAGTAGCAAACTTCTGTCGTATCTCTTCGCGCTCTTCAATTGGTGTTTCTCCAGACAAGTAATAGATTTCTTTGCGACCATTATTACGTTCAATAGTGTTAGTATATAGCGGCTTGCCATGCTTGTCAACAAAATTAAACAATACTAGTGTATTATTCGACAGGTTTAATGCTCTTTCACTAACATAATCAAGGCGATTCTGGTCTTCAACGATATAGTCAATTTCTGCATGATAATCAGCACCAATGCGTGGCTTGTCAATGTACTTGAGGATTTCAACACTGATATCCATCTGAGTTATATTGCCGCGTTCCATTAGTTCTTTTGTTGATAGTGTTTTGATTACTGGACCAAACAATGCTTTCATCTGCATTAGATGACACTTGGTTCCGTCAAGAGTGCCAGTTAAGCCAACACGAATGACAGATGTGTCTTCAAGCTTGTTGATAATACCAGATATTGATTTGCCGTCAGCCTGATGTGCCTCATCGCAGATATAGACATCGAATTGTGTGAAGTATTCTTTAGGCATCTTAAGCATTGATTGCCACGTTGAGATAACGACACGATTGTCTGAATACTTTTCCTTGCCGCCATATACTTTGTGAGGGATAATAGCCTTTGCCTTGTCTGGAGCGTAATCGTAGAAATCGGCTGCGAGCTGTTCAACCAACTGTGTCGTTGGTACTGTGATTAGGATACGATATTTCGTATTAGATAATAAGTATTTGATTAATAAGGCACATATGAGGCTCTTCCCACTCGAAGTTGGCGATAATACCAGACACTTATTCAGCTTCAGAATGTTTTCAACTGCCTCAAGCTGATAATCGTATGGTTCAAACCTAACATACTCTGACCAGTTATCAAGAAACGCCGAACAATCAAACTTTCTAATTAGCTTACCGCTATCTTTATCGAACTCAACAGAATAGCCGCATTTCTTTGCCCACTGCATTAGTTCGGGTATCAAGCCCTGAGGAATACGACGATTACGAATATCAATCAGACTAATATAGCCATCCCATGTACCGTACTTGAACTTCGGCGTATACTTGTATCCGTCTGGTCTGAACCTGAATACATCACGAAGCTCGTACCAGATTGAAGGCGATGTTTCAATCACGATATAGAGTTCGTTTTGCTTGTATAGTTTGATGTCTGTCATTAGAATCCGCCTGCCTTGAACTTCTCGAACTCGATTGCATTTCTGATATTGAAACTTCTCTGTTTAAGTTCATTCATGAAGCTATCTATCATTGTTATCTTCAGCTCGGTGTCTTCTAGCTTCATCTTCGATGCAATATAATCATCGTCTGCATCTAGCCAGGTCTGAAGTTCTTGCTTCAGAACCTTGTGCTGAAGAGGCTTTCCTTTGTACACTTCATCAGATGCTTTGCCCATATAATAGAGAGTGAGCTCAAGAACAAGCTTATCGTGTTCGGCTTTGATGGCTCTGAATAACTTGGATTCACCTGCAAGAATTGTCAACCATTTTGCATGAAGGCTTGAAATGGAAATAGACTCGCGGTCAAGATGGTTTTTATCCAACTGCGAGTCTTTCTTGATTTCAGCCTGAATTTCACTGAGTGTCATTTGATGTTCGGACCTTTTGTCATTGCATACCACTCGTACTGGAATATAACATTACAAGTCTGATTCTCTACAGAACCAAGAGTAGAGTCGAATGACAACTGTTCAATATCTGTGGGGAATGCACCGTAGAAAGTGTATTCGATATTTGCAGTCTTGTTTCGTGTCATAATATGCAGGGTAAGGTCGCGTGTTCTTTCGAACGGATATTCCTTATCGTGCATAGACTGCATCCACAGCTGAAGCTGTCTGTAATTCTCCATTTCCTCGTCGACAATGAAGTCTAGTGTCAACGGGTCGTATTGTAATGTTTCGCCAGGAATCTTGACCCTATTGTGAGCATAACCAGTATCAATAGCGGTCTGGTGCATCCCTGGGAGTGGTGCTCGTTGTATGAAATAATTAAGATGTTCAAACTGAGGGATGACTAGTTTGAAATCCTGCGTGATTATAGCGTTATGGTTCATATCGTGTCAAATAGTGTTGAGAGTGTTACTCTAGAATAAAGTGTATGATACTTCAGAAACTCTTTGAGTTCGGGCTTAACAATTCTGGGAGAATAGTCTGCGGTCATTGTGAAGGAGATAATACCAGACTTGGTCATAAGCGGAGTCCAAACAGACGGCGGGATTGCAAACCCAATCATACAATACTCGTTGTCTGGTGCATCGAACAATGTGCAGAGATGAGCCTTTGTCTTATGCTGAAGCTTGTTAATCTGAAACTCGTTATTGCCATGCCTAATACGACCAACACATGATTTCACTTCAACCTCGTGTGTCGTTGTCTTGAAGTCCCAGCCTGTTTGTATCTTGGACGTTGCCATTACTGTCGGAGTATTGAATCTCGACTGCCACAATTCTGAGAAGAATATCTCGGCAGCATAAGGCACATTCAGAAGCTTCAAGAGATTCGGGTGGTCGTATTCTGCGCCGAGTTTCTTTCTCGAAAATACCGATGCAAAGCAAGTCATAGCGACTGTTACTCCACCCAGCGTTTGCGACCATCCTTGAACAGAATATATCCAGATTCGTCAATCTCGGTTGATTCAAAATGGAGACCAACAATCATTTCGGGGCGAAGTGTCATGTATTCTTCTAGGATATAATCAATTTCGATATCTGTGGAAACTGACCATTCTCCGTCAATCGGAAACAATTCGGAGTAATTCGGAATCTTGGATTTCACATAATCAAGTGCCTTAGCGTTTGCTTCAATTTTGTATCGATATTGGTCTCTCATGTTTTGATTCTTCCTATTTGTAATTGAACGGGCCAATGGTGTTTTTAACGTCTTTCGGAATTACATAATCCCTAACCATTGTATTGTAGGTGCGACTGGGGTCAAACGCTGTCAGACGGAATTGATTGTATCGTTCATTGTATGCTACATTAATGTGATATTTTCCTGCCGCATCTGTAGCTATATAGTAGGTTTGCAAAGTCGAAATATTTTCAACTCTGATAGTAGCGTATGGAATTGGCGTGCCTTTAACACTAACAGTTCCGTCCATATACGGTGCTTCAAGATGACCATCAAACGAAGCATCGAAACCAGCAATCGGCATTAGACGGTTTTCAATAACATAATCAATTTTCTTGATTACACCTTGTCTTTCACCAATATCAGTCCAGGCTTGAATTTCGTAAATGTCTAGACCATTAACGAGTTTTTCGTCAAACGACATAATAATTCGCCACTGCATATTAGTATAGGTCGAACAGTATGCAATCGGAACTACCAGCTCATACTCTGAATTAGCAGGAATAGGTCCAATCTTCTGAGAAGGTGTGGTATTGAAATAAATTGTAATTGGTTTCTGCTCGTTGTTTTTTAGCTTGATTCGATACTCGGCAATCGGGTATTTCTGAAGAACAGTAAATTGACCGGGGTCTCGAATGAATAAGCCGTATGAATAACTTGCGGCCGATTTATGCTTGATTCGAACATAATCCTTGAAGTATTGTATATCAAAATACTGCGGAGATTGTGCTTCCATTAGAACAGACGAACCCTTCACACTTAAGAATTTATCATACATTCAGATTCTCCCATCTCTTGGTGTCGAGATAGAATAGATGTGGAATGCCCTGCATATACATTTCGCCTTGCCAGAACATTTCGCCCTCGTTTTCAAACATGGTATTCGGTGTTCCAAACTTACCCTGACAATATGCCGCTGCACCAGGCACTCGATAGGTGCCGTATTTCATGAAGTATATATTGTCTGTGATAACATAATCCGAATTTCTTGAGCCTTTTAAACTAATACTGGGTATTGCAAAATAGCCAAGTCCGTTAATCAAAAATATAGTCTCGTTTTGATTGGCATTCGGATTAAGTGTTTTATGATAAGGTCCAGCAGGTCTACTAGCTCTGCCCATAAAATTATTCATCTTATATCCGAACGGTCCAGACACCGTGCCTGTTGCTGTTGACCAATTCAAAGAATGGGCCTTTTCTTCTGTTGGCAGCCAGAAAAACTTATCATCAAACGCGCCAATCATATGATATGTGTTATACCCTTGAACAGCAGGATACTTCAGGTCGAAATGTGCAGAAACACTATACCATAAGATATTGCCATCAGAAACAAACGACTGGAATGTCTGGTGCAGAATCATGTCAACTGTCGCAACCGTATTTGGTGCATTGCTCGGGTACCAAGCGAGTGTGCGAGTAATACCAAGCACTTTCAGTTGAATGAGAGGTTTCTCTGTCTGATATGTGGTTGCACCAACAGCAGGAAACAGGAAAGAAAACTCAATCTCGTTGTCGTATCTATCTTTAACTGTGAACTTATTGTTTGCACCATCAACAGAAGAAGGCTTGAATCCTAATCCGAGAACTTCGATATTTCCTGAACCAATGTCGGTATCAACAACGAGAGAATTAACACGGTTTTCGATTACTCGACCAGTTTTGCCGTTAACTCGAATCAAGCATCCAGGGCTCAATCCAATCGGAGCAGATAAATGAGCCTCATAGTATTTCTCTATTGAACTCGTACTCGTAATAGTTTTAGTGGACGAGAAGCCAGATGTGAAAACCTTGTATAATGCTTCGATAACATCTGGCTTGTTTCTCATACAAACAGCCTTGTTATCTTTCCATGGTTTGCCGCCTTCTGGCATGAACTCATCCATCATATCAAGTGTGAATACATTTACTGCCATTCGTCTCTCCCAACCTGAAGTGCCATGAGCGGAACTGTAATTAATGGATAATTTGCAGAATAGAAACAAACTGCCCTATTGTCTCGGCAAGGCAGAAGTCCGTGAATACTGCCCTGTTTCGGTTTCCAGTATCCAAGCGCCACACCGAAATTTGTTTTAAGGTAGGATGAATAGAAATCATCCGAATAACTCGTAATCTCGGCAAATCTGGTTGGAACCGGAGTGAAGACTTTCGGTTCTTCTGTTGCAAAACTCTCGTCGAGCTGTCCGCTGTTATAACTCGGAGTTTCAACCTTACCAATATTCGTTATCGTGCCATCAAAAATTTCATATGACGCATTTGTGAAAATTACATGAGTTGATGTATCTCGCCTAATGTAAATTGCCATAATTGTTGGACCAATGAAACAGAAATCATTTGCTCCGAAGAATAAGCCGAAACCGCCGTGACTAGTTGAATGGAAATATGATGCACTATTTGATGTGGCAGAATAGAAACCTAATTTGAGTTCTTCTTCGATCAGTGCAATACTCCATACTCCGGAGCCAGAATTAAACTCAAAAATGATTCCGAAACATTCAAGAATAATACTGTTTTCCTCTTCCTTTATCACTTTCATCGGAGAACGACCTGCAATGAGCTCACCCGATGCCTGAATGCTGAATTCGTCATCAGAACACAATGTACCAACTAGCTTAGTGCCGCTCACTTCGCGAACATGAAATCTGTGTTTCGTGTTTCTTATCTCAAACTGATTCCAGACTGTATAGGGCGGCTCGGTCGAACAAGTGAACTCGTAATCCCCGTTTGGTAGTTTCACACAATTCGTAAACTGAACAAGGTTTCTTTCTTTCGTGAATATCTTCAGAAGTCGAACAATGTCATTTTTAACCCAATAACTGTTTGGTTTTAAATTCTGAAGCCACGTCCAATCTGAAGTGTGGTCTGAACCATCGGCATAGTTTATTAACTTATAAGAAAGCGGCAGGTATTTGTCGTTTCCTCTGCCGCTGAATTCAAGATAATGTTTCATAGTTCAATGCCCATGAATGTGGTGTCGCCGCTGTTATTGTACTCATTACTTGAAACACGCAATACAAGATGAAGCTTGTTATTAATTGTAACAAACCTAATCAGATTTGTCTGACCATCATTGGGTACAAAAATATCAAGGAACGGCATTTCTGCATATGGAATCCATCCGTGATTAACGTGCAGTAATGATACTGCTGGTCTGATGGCAAATGGTGTTAAACCAAGATATTCGTTTGAGCCATTACCAAAACGATATTTTGAGTTTGGAGTAGAATTGATTGTATATTGCATCAACCCAACTGAACCAGCCTGAATAATATTCGAAAAAATTCTATTTTTCAGATAACTGAATGGGGAAATGGTAGCAAAATCACCGTTTTCGTATGATTTGATATAATTTGAAGTACTAGTATAATTCATGACCGAAGCATATGCAATGACTTCGCCCGTAGCATTCTTAATGAGACCAGCAGCAAAACAATTCATTGCAGTGAAAGACGAACTGTTTTGATACCAATAAGTAGGGAATCCCCAGAAAATCATTTCTGGTTGAACGACAAGATACCAAACATTATGACCAGGAAAATTTCGTTGTTTGTAATATGCCCTCGACTTATTGCACACTAACGGCAAATTACTCTCGTTTTGCTTGAACTGCGGTGTAGAATATGGATAGTTTTCCTGGTCAATCTGAATATTATACAGATTATAGTTCTCGGCATGAGTCTTGGTCTTATCGTAATCTCTCAGCCAGAACATTTGCATAAATTCGTCGTAGTTTGCAGGATTGCTCGGCGGAACCTTGTCTTTGGTCAAATCAAACGGTTGATTCCATCCCGGTATCATCCCCTTGGCTAGGTCACGCAAAAACAAAATACAACGACTATCTGTTTTCTTGGGTCTGACAACCATGACACGTTCGTCTCGATACAGTTTTTCCCATCCTGCACTCTTAACAACGATAGAACCACGACTCGCCGAGCCGTTCGGAACTGTTCGATTAGCAGGCTTGAACCTTGCTTCCTTACCATCAACACTCGTGCAACGATACTCGCCGTCAATTGATACATTGCCTGTTGACAGCTCGCACAATACCATCCACGCAAATTCTTTTGGCAGATTTGCCTTGGCGACAACCTTCAGTTCGCCATCAGCAACATCTGCACTATCAATCTCGACAGACTGCCAACCATCACAAAGAACCTTCTCGAGAACATGAAACATTCCCTTGCCAGCCGAAGTCGGGTCAATAACAAACTCGTTGAAGTTGCTCTGATTGAAGAATAGCGATGCCATATTACAATCCCCACTCTTTGTCGAATTTGATATTAGGTAAAGAAGTCAGAAACAGTTTCCGCATTGTGTGTCTGCCATAGGCATTGAGACCAAATCCAATCTTGTTCACATAGAATTCGAGTTCGGGATTAGCCTGAGCAAAGCGAATGAATGCTTCAACATACAATGCAATCTGGTCAAGCTTCAGCAATTTGAGCTTTTCGTCTTTTACAGGGATTGCATAGGCATTGCCGGTCATTCCGAACGATACACCATATTCGGCTCCGTGTTCTGCTCGTGCGACACTTGCATTACCGTATTCATGACAGCCTGCGAGATTGCTCTCGAATACAAAAATAGTTTTCATCAGAATTTCAACCCAATCTGTTTTTCAATAACGGAAGCAAGTTCGTCAAGCGACTTAATCTCGACTGTTGCAATTTTCTTCAGAATGTATTTCTTAGGGTTAATCATATAGAACATCACTTCAAGCTTGCCGTTCTCGTTTGTGACCTTAATTGTGTTGACGCCCTTATAGGTTTTCTTCAATGGAATCTGAGCATCGAATCCGCGTGTTCTGACTTCGACGGCCTTGTCGAGAACCTTGGTAATTCCGCCAAGTGCGGTTGTGACCTCTTTCACAAAATCTCTGTTTGACATTTAAACTCTCGCCTTATAATGTTTCGTAATCGTTTCGTGTTCTGTTTGTTATATGTATCCGACCATTCAATCCGATTTATGAGTCTTCGCAAGTCGTAATACGAAACAGAATAGTCGTATATATTTTCGTCTAAGCGTTCTCTTAGATAATCGGCCCTAACCCATGTTTCGAGTGCATCGGCAACATAGACTTCGTTGTTAAATTCAAACTCGACGAAGATGTGGTCCCATAATGCAGAATCTAGAAACTCTTCAACTCCGATTGAACCAGATTTCAGCATCTCTTCAATATGATTTTCTGTCTGATAATCCTGAAACACAATTCGAACATTCGAAATATCGGTTTGCTTCGATAAGCAGTTATACAATGTTAATGCCATGTAGCCGCATCCGCCTAAATTAACATCGGGGTCAAATGCCTTCACTTTTCGATTAACATTATACAGTATTTCAAGCGTTGACATGCTTTCTCTTCAGTTCAACTTCTAGCTGCCAGCGAGTCATAATCTCGCTCTGAACTACTCTTGCGAGCATCTCGAAATCTCGAGCAAATGCTGACAACTCGGTATCTTGAATAGCCTGACTTAATGTCGCAAAATCCTCTTGCTGAATTGCAAGCATGATATCAGACAATTCGTAATCTGATAATACCCTGAGACTTTCGATTGCATTGCCTGCAACACTTCTCAAGAATAGCGGATGAATCATATAATCTTCCCTTTAGTTAAACATATCGACAACAGGTTCGTCGTCATTAATTCCGTCATCGAAGAACATGAAGCCTATATTACTATCTACATCCATTGATTCACGCAATGCTTTTCTAACATTGACGTCGAACATATCTTCAAAGAATGGTTGAGCAGTGAACCATGCAAACACAACCATTGTCATTACAACATCGTCATGTTTGCCGTTATCGGCTCTGAATGTTCTGCCTTTCTGTGAGAACGTCGACAATTCGGAAACAGCATTGAAATCGTGTGTTATTAGACCGTCGTTCTCAATAAGAGATTTCAGCTGAGAACAACCAAGTGCCTTGGTTTTCGATGTTGTTCTGATTCCCGGAGTTTTACCGGAAAAGCTGACATCTGTTTCACCGTTTCGAGCAACAGATGAGAACATGTTTTCGTACTCAAAATCATAATATAGTGAATCGGCAACAATCTTGCCAATACTATTGTTCTCAACAAGTATATAAGCTTCATTATATTTGTTGGCTGCCTTGAATGCTACTTCTGCCAGTGCAATCGGCTGAATAAGATTGTTCCTGAAGACAGCGACGTGTTTGTACGGCATTTCTGTCACGTCGAATATAGAAATAACAGCATAGTCCTGACCCAAGCCTTCGGCGACATCGACGGTCATGCAATAATTGTGATTTGGTTCGGGTTTATTATAGATGCTCCACACTTCGTCTTTTTCTTCTGGTTCTTTGAATGTGAGCTGCTGAAGCTTCCAGCCTGCGATAAGAGTATTCGAGCTGCCTAGGAACGAGCAATTATGAGAAACGACTCCGTTTGTTATGTACGAGTGGCTTTCTGTATTAACAACATCATATACATCGCAGATGCCGTTTTCTTCAATCTTAACAATTTCTTTACCGTTGAGAATTTCTCCGACTTCAAGATGCTCGGCAAACTCCCACATATCATAAATGAAGAATCTGTGGTTATGAGTTACAACAATGCCCGAGCCATCTTTGAATGTTATCCTAAGAGTATTTGCCTTCTTAGTAATAACGTCATCAAATTTCTCAAAGCCGTGTGGTGTTTTGATTAGATATCTGTCGTATGATTCAAACTTGAACAAGTTTTCTATTGTTATATCCTGTTCAATCCCATCAAACTCAATTGTTACAATAGTATCGCCACCAACACATTCATATTCTTGAGCAAACTGAACAGGCGATGTGTTTGCAATCGTTTCTTCTTTCCACTTCTCATCTCTACCAGGAACGACAGTCCAGTCGTAACCAACAGTCTTGAACTTGTTTCGCCCCTCTTCGGCATCAGTCCAGATTTTGTAGAATAAATCCAATCCATGGGGCGTTGAAGTAATAATGACCTGTGTTGTCTTACCTGCGGAAATAACAGGATAGGTTGACGTGTAAAACTCAACCTGATTTTCTACGAAGCCAAACTCATCCAAGAAAAGGATGTTGATTGACTTACCACGAATTGAACTTGAACTCGTCGCAGCTGTGATAATCTTCGAACCATTGCCAAGTTCAATATAACTCTTATTCCATGTTTTCACACCAACCTGAAGAAACCATGGCAAGTTCTCGTATGCGAACTTAATGCGCTCAAGAATCTCGGCGGCGGTTGAACCCTTGTTCGCAAGGATTGCTATTGTAATATTCGGTCGCGTGATAGCCTGATGAAGAAGATAAGCAGCAGATGTTGTCGTGTTATGAGAGAGTATTCCGTCTGTGTAGTACACATGACCATCGGGCACTTCGAAGTCGTACATATCATGAGTCAAGCCTGTTGAAACACAATGTTCGACGATTTCCGTCTCTTTCTCACATTTTACGCGCATTCCAGACTCAAGGTCGCGCATGAAACACTCACTACCATCCTCAAGAATGACAATGTGGTCATCTGCGGCGTGTAGTGTTTTGTCGGATACCGTTGTGAGTTTGTACTCGTCATATGGCTCTGTAAGCATTGCCTTAGAAACAGGCTTATAACCACTTGGAGTCAACACTTCCCAGTTATCAACTTCTTTAATGTGCTTGAATTTTCTCATTTGGTGGCAAAAAGAACGTTATCAACATATACTGTTTCGGGACCATGAATCACATAGAATGGCTGAGCCTTCGGCAATGTCATTGTTACAATGCGTTCGATACCTTCTCGCTGCCAGTTCACATCGCCTGTTTGGTCTATCGGAACAACATAACGACAAAGCTGAGTAGATTTCTTCAGGTTTGACAGCTCAACCGGGCTCTCTGTCTTATAGTCATATACTTTGTTTGTATCGGGATGATACAGTAATGCTCCGTGTTTTAGCTTGCATGAAACAGAAGTCTGATTATCAAGAACGACCTCTGTAATTTTACGCAGCGGCTCGAATCCTTTGGATGTTAGAACCTGCCACTCGTCAGAACGAATACGAAGCATCAACCCGTACACTTCCTGAATTGCGATAGTAATTGTATCGGGCATTTTAGGGTGGCGAATAACAATGTTATTGTAGCCGTAAAACTTTGACATCTTCAATGTTTCCTTTCTCGGTGTTGAAAAATTTACTCTTCCGCTCTTTACTTAGCAAGCAATTTTCGTGCTATAATATAAGATTTATTTTCGTGAAGATTCAAAAGAGGCACGGAAATTGCTTGTAGATATTACATCTATATCAATTTTACGAGGTGCTTGACAAACAGGATTAGCTACATTAAAATCCAAAGCACTAAGTAATGATAAACAAAATACTCAAGGAGCAATACAAACAAGGGCAGCGATGCTGGGAAAGACAGATTGGAAAGGTTCTGGAGGTCGGAACATTGACAACAGCATTGACGCAGATACTATACTCGATGACAATCTAATTCTTCTGAAGGGCCAATAAGTCCGTACGAGTTCTCTTCGATGACCTCGAAAAGCTGTTACGGTAAAGAAGCAATAATGCTCTTGAGACTGTTTTATAGACGGTAAACCCGGAATACTACGGTTAAAAGAGAAAAGGCATTAAATCCTAAAATAATTTCCAGAAGTCGAGTATTTGGGCCTAGTGATAGGTTTGCGCGAGTGTTAGCAGGTAAAGCATGGTAGTCATGAGGTTGAGTATTCCTCGGTGTTTCTAAGTCTATCGTTACTTGCTACAGTTTCGGCAACACCGTATGTCTATTCCCCACCACCTTTGCGGGTCGTATGGTAAGAGTGGGTACCAGTAAAACGGTTCAACACGTAAACTATATCCTTTGAAAGCGAGTAGGACTAAAAGGAGATTGTGAACAGGTGGACAATAAAGGAAGCCGTCGTGAAAGTTAGTAATTGGATATCGTGAAGAATGCGGAATTTGGTGTGTGCGGTGCAGTAGTATAAATGATTCGGGTGGGAGAGAAACCTATTCGAAAAGATGATAGCTCTGAGGTGCGGCATCTCAACTATCGTGTATTGGGAATGCTAATTGCATGGTGTTCCCGATATAGGCGTTGGACATTAGAAACTAGAAACATTGTTTGGGAGAACATCCCTGAAGGTTATAGCCCAACCTAACCTTCCTCTACTGGTATTTGCTTCGGTCGAGTGGCAATGATGCAATGACTGCAAAATGACAGTTCAAAAAGTGGATTCGAGAACCTAAGTTCTTGAGTCCATTTATTTTTATGGCTAAAAACTAAGCCTAAATGTGACCGCAAAACACAGGAAACAAACGAAGCTCACTGGCAAGCAACGAAGATGGCAGTAAAGAAGAAAACATAAAGAAACATTAAAAATAAAGTCTTCGACAAAACTTTAAATCAAACATTAAACAACATTCGAAGCTGATTACAATATATGAACCTAAGTTGAACGAAGTGAAACTTAGGGGCATACACGAAGAACACGAAGTGTTCGGAGTGCTTAGTATAATAAAGATTAGATGGGGTAGTATGATTAGAATTTTCATGAAGAAAATTCGTAATCGAAATATCAAGAGTGGCTACAAGATATTGAGTGAGTACTCAGCTTCGCTTCGTACATCACGCTTCGCGTGTTTGAAGATTCCACTTCGTTACATCTTCAAATCAGAACTCAGCACATGAATTCAGGCTGCAATATAAGTTGAATGTTCATATGATATCGAAGATAATATCTCAACTGAATGATATAATAGAAGATGAAATACATTTAATGATACGAAGTAGAACATCTTCATATGAAGAACAAGAAGTTCATCTTCAAAGAAATGAAGTAATACATCTTCAACAGAAAGAGATGAAGTCCTCGTTTCACTCGGAGCTTCATTATTGAAGAGTTTCATTTCATTCAACTCTTCAATTGGTCATTCAGCTACTATAGTCATATGAAGTATTCTTTCTAAACAGTTACTATAATCAAATCTTCTAGTACAATAACGATTCGAAATAATATCTTCTTCAAAATTAATATCAACACTTCTTTCAACTATCGAACCGATCATCTTCAGCTGAAACGAAATACAAATCAAATATTCAAGAATGGAAATAAACACTTAGGGCTGAAACTAAACACTTCCGCGTTTAGAGTAGTTACTTTACTCTATTATTCCGCGTTGATTTCATTATAATAAGTATCTTAGAACAGTCAAAACACGGAGTTCTTTATGCTTTTGAAATCATCTTGCGGAGTCGAGCTAGTCGTCGAACGTGATTATACTCAAGACGGCTTCGTCAGACTCGTGTTCATCAAAGATAACGAAATAATCGATGTTCACAATATACATAGGAATACACTACACGCAAAATGTCATTCCGCGAAGTTTGTTTCGTTTAATGTAGTCAATGACGTTTGCACTTTCAACACAGACCATATTCAAGAGGTATTGACACTATGCTAGGCTTTATTGTAAAGTATAAAAACATCCTGTTGCCGTGCCTTGCTTCAATTGCTGTTGGGTTCGGCGTTTGGAACTATCAGGCAAACAAATACGAAAACAAGATTTCAACTCTGAAAGCAGAATATGCAATAAAGGCCAAGGAAGCCGAGGAAGCATTTAATAAGCAAATAACAGAAATCAATACGAATCTAGCCAAGACAACAGAACAACTAAACAGCAAGACCCTGGAGCTCAATAATGAAATCAAGAATCGTTCAAACACTATTCAGCGCGGCATTGCTAATGGTACTATCCGCCTGCGCGACAAAGGTTCAAACGCCTGTCAAGCAGCCGCGAGACACGCTGGCGGCAGTTCAGGTTCCGCCGCTGGACAGTCAGATTACCAGCAAGGTTCAGGACACGAGTTATCTCGACAGACTTCTGAAGCTCTTGTCCGACTAGCAACAGATGCAGACGAAGCTAATGTTGCACTCAAAGCCTGCATTCAGCAGTATAATCAGATTAGACAACAGTTCATGCAAAAATGATTGAAGCCATTATTGTTTGTTCTTCAGAAAACGAAGACCGTCTGTACAGACACTATAGAAAATCAATTCGAGAATTCATCAAATGGATTCGACAGCACAATCCCAACACCGAGTTCAAGGTCAAGGTTGGCGGTCAGGTTTGGTTCAAGGAAGCTGTGAAAGAGTTCTTGAAAGAAGATAGCGGGGTCACTAATGTGTCTGGCACCGCTGGTTGCAATCCTGCAAAATGGCATTTTTCAAAATACCTGTATGTTTTGATGTTCGATTATAATCTGTATCATCTGCCAGAAGAAACCCGAAAATCAATCTACGAGTATCCCGATAATGTGTTCTTTGTTGGTGAACAGGGTGGGTTCACTACAGACCACGGTTTCGACAAGATTGATAGTGCCTACAAATATGTTATCAAGCATCTGAAACCAAAACAGTTCGAATACATTTACAGACCATTAGAGATTCCGCATTTGAGATAAAAGAAAGGCTATTATGAGTTATCAGCATATTGTAATCGACCTCGAAACGCTCGGGGCTTACGACCAGGATACGGTTATTCTGTCGTTTGCAGCAGTCACGTTCAAATTCGAGGATAACGACAGCTTTGATTCATTACTGAAACGAGGCTTCTATCGAAAGATTAACGCCATCGAACAGCTGAAGAATGGCAGAACAAAAGAAGAGAATACGGTTGAATGGTGGAAGCAGCAATGTCATGAAGCTCAGGCAAACGCGTTTCTGCCTGCGGCTGGCGATATGCCGCTCGGTCAGGTAATGCGAGAGTTTCGAGACTGGTTGAAGACAACAGACTATGACATGAAACATTCATGGGTGTGGAGCCGTGGTATTGCTTTCGATATGCCTAAGCTAGAATCTGCCTTTCATTATGCCGGTATCGACAATGCTGTGAACTTCTGGATGGCTCGAGATATTCGAACCTATATCGATTTGCTGACTGGTTCAGAACGCGGTCAGTACATCATGGAACACGAACCAAAAGAGTTTATCAAGCATCATTGCTTGCACGACTGCGCTCATGATGTTGCCATTATGCAAGAGATTTATCGAGGACTGCAATGAAACCTCCCAAATCAGAGTCGTATGAAAATGTTCTGATAGAAATATTTCACAATGCAGAGTATCATTACTGTTTCAGATATTGCCTTCGTGGACAAGCAATAATGTCACAGTTTGAATATAGAAGTGATTATGATGCACTTCAGGCTGCAAAACTCGAAATTGATAAATTGCTGAATCTATAACGACAATCCCTCGTTTTAACAAGGTTTTACTTTGTAGCGAGGGATTTCGCTTGACTTGAAGAAATGTCATGTTTATAATTTTTAACGTTGTAAACAACCTGGAGATGAACAATGTCAAAACATAAACACTATTACGATATGATGCTGTTTGCAAACGATGCTCGTCATTATGAACACCCTGAACAAAATTGGGAGATGCGTGTCAGTGGCAATGACGAGTGGCAACCTTGTATTGAAATTCCGTCATGGAAGTCAAATGTTGAATACCGTCAAAAAGTAAACCGTATTCATGTTGGTAAAATGAGCTTTCCCGAGCCGCAGAAACATTCTCCGATTTACGGCAGCACATATTTCTATGTCAGCACCAGTACCAGCAATGACAAATTTACTGTATTAAGAGATATGTGGACAGGTAATGAATATGACATTGCTCGCCTGAACATGGGCGTAGTTCATATCAGCTATCTCTATGCTCAAGAACACGCCGATGTGCTGTCCGCAGTATGTCATGGAGAACATGATGTTTAATGTTTTCGATATCCCTGAACACTCGACGCTGTCGGTCAATCAAACTGCCGACCTTGGTGGTGTTGACTTCTCTTATAATTCTGAAGTTTCTCTCGGCGTTGATTTCAATCTTTGTATTCATCAAGCAAAAGACCTTGTTGAAACTCTTTCTCATATGATTGCAAAGCACGAAGCATTGAACCACGTTGAATCTGTCATTGATTCTTTTGATAGAGACAATTTGATTCATGCCATTCCTGTTGCAACATTAGTTGAATGGTATGTCGCTAATCAATGCCCGCCGAACACACCGGAAGATATCAAAGAAGCATTATGGACCCATCGTTATTCTTCGCAAGCGAACACGACATTGCAAAACGACTTGTAATATGTTCAAAGTGCGAGCATAAGACCGCCGTCGGAATGTGTTTGAAGTGCGGGTGTAATGTGCAAGCGAAGACCAGACTGAAAATGTCATCTTGCCCTGAAGGCAAATGGCACTACATTGAGGTGAAGCCAATTGAAACATGATTTACTAGCTGTCAATATTCTGAAACGTGCAAACAAAGACCCAAAACGCGGAGTTCGTCTTCGTTCAAGATTCTACGAGAAGATGGACTTTGCCGAGATGGATATCATTATGGCACGACAGACACAGAAGACTATTTCGGCAATGAGTTATATGTGGCACGAAGCCATTAATGACCCGGCTGTTCTCTATATTATTGTGATGCCGAATCCTGCCGCTGTTTCTGAGTGCCGGAAACTTATTGCAAGCATTATGCCAAGCAATCTGAAGTTTTACGAGTGGTCAAACGACATTGCATTGAAGCTGAAAGGCTTGCGGTTTGCTCGTGTTCATTTCGACGACTGCAAAGTACCCTATAAGCTTGAAAAGGAAAATCATTTGGTAGTTTCATCAACCGCTTGCTAATCAATGATTGGAGTGTTATAATGCGTTTTATGAGAATACCTGCACCAAGGTGTTTGAGGAAAGAGTATCGAGCCATTGTACTCGAAAACGATTCGGTTTCTATTGTCGGCGATGTTTGCAAGAGTGTTGTTGATGCAGAAAACAATGTTATGGACAAGCTGAACGAAACGAAGCATAAGGCCGATACCTTATATTCTATCGAAATAGTTGAAGTGATTGCCAAAGCCAATATTGGCTTCGGACATTTTGTAACCACAATGCCAAAGAAAGGGCGTTAATATTATGAGTATTAAAGTTGAAGTTATCGAAAACCTGACCCCGATTGCTCCGTTTGCAACTCTTGCTTCAATCGGCAAAGACCCGGGCAAAGAAATCTTTGATAAGGCACTCGAAAAGCTGATGATTAATTCAGCTTGCGAAATCTACTGGTTCAACAAGAAACGCGGGCATTGGCAACGCAAATCCCATCAAGCCTTCAAGGGCACTTACGGCATTCTATTGACCTGCACTCAAGACGGTCATCAATTCTGTGTTGATATTGATGAAACGAGTGTGAAAGAATACTTCAAGCGCAAAGAACGCTATGGTGTAATGGTAGACAACGGCAAAGAATACTACTTCGACAATTTCAAATCAGCCGAAGCTGCAAAAGAAATGGCAGAAATTCTCGCAGACGAATTCCCTGGCACTCGAATTGTTGTGTTCAAGGTTGAGCAGGTATTATAATATGAACGAAATTAAGTATCTGTTCTCGCAGTCGAAAGAGATTCACGAGCATCACTATTATCTTGTTGGCGAGATTGGCGCACCCGATTTCTATACCGACCTTCTTCATGTTCTGAACACCGCCGAAGAGAACGACCTCATTACTATTCATATCAATAGTGTCGGTGGCAATGCCTTCACAGCAATTCAGATTATGAGTGCAATCTCTACCTGCAAAGGTGTCGTGCATACAACAATCGAAGGCGAAGCAGCTTCGGCAGCATCGATTATCTTCTTGACAGGTCATTATATGAGTGTCGCTCCGTTCAGTCTGATGATGTGCCATAACTGGGCAGGCTTAATGTGTGGCAAAGGTCATGAGATGATTGCACATCTTGATTTCAACAAACGAAACTTCAAGGCATTGTTGTATAAAGTGTATTCAAAGTTTCTGACAGATGAAGAGATTGCAAAAATCGAAGACGGTGCCGACCTGTATTTTGATGCCGACGAAATCATGCAACGATTAAAGCAAATGGAAGTTAAAGATGAAACTGAAGCTGGTGTCTGACCTGCATCTAGAAGTCATCTTTCATATGAAGGAAGCATCTCGTCCAAGCAATGAGGAATTGATGCTTCCTCTTCAGAATAATGAAGATGCCGATATTCTTCTGATTGCAGGTGATTTGTGCAAGGTAAAGGTCATTGACCATTTTGTGAGTGACCTGAAAGAATACTTCAAGCAATACGACAGGGTATTCATCGTCCCCGGTAATCACGAAGCGTGGGGAAGCTCGGTTGAACACTCTAACAATAAGCTGAAGCTTGCACTTAATTCAATCAACACCACTGTTCTGACTTCCGATATCGTCAACATAGACGACAATCATATCCTGTTCGGAGCGACATTCTGGTATTCGGGTTTATCGGTTCTTGACAGAATGAAGCTGCAATCTGTTCTGAATGACTATAAGCATATTCGAGACCATGAATACAGAAAGACTAAGCCCGAGTTCTTCGAGCGTCTATCTCTTGAATCCGAGTGTGCCTTATACGATGCAATGACGGAACACGATAGCAAGAAGTTCATTTTAATGACACATCATCCAACATCAAGGGCTATTTGCAGACCCGATGATATTGGGTACGGCACGGCATTGAAACTACCGCAACACATAATCCCCGAACAGTTTGCATTCGCTGTTCACGGTCACACTCACGTTCGTGCCTGCTATACAAACGAGTGGGGCATTGAAACCTATTGTAATGCTGTTGGCTATTATGGATTTGAGGAACGAAATATTTTGCCAATGGTGCTTGAAATTCACTGACCGTTATCGTATAATACGAAGCATATAGAAACAAACCCTTAATGAAAGGACTTTTGAAAATGCGTTATTATGCGACCGAATATGCTTACTATCAAGCAATGGACGAAGACCAGGCAACAGAATCCTATATTGAAAATATGCTTCCGGCAGCCTGGGGCAACGAAGAATATCTTCAAGAGGTTTATGATTACTGCACCCTAAACAATCTGGATTTAAGCTTCGATTGGGAGGAAGCCGAAGCAACTAGCGATTTCTTCGGCGAGTTCTGTAAATGGCTCAACAAAGAAGAAAACTGGCCAGTCCTTCGTGAAGTGACAAAAGAAGTCATGGAACCTTTAATCCTTCGTGACAGATACAAATAACTATAGAAGTGGGTATGAGCAAAGCATTTTGATAAAGTGTTAGTAGTCGGCAAACTGCTAACACTTTCTTTTATCTCAAAAGGAAATACGACATATATGATTACGACTATTATCAAGCGCGATGGTTCAAAACAACCATTCAAACCCGAAAATCTAAATGGTTGGGGCGAATGGGCTGCGAAGAAACTTGGAAAATATGTGAACTGGCCAGAGATTGTTCTTCATGTTGCATCAACTGCCGAAGAAGAGATTTCAAGTGTCGACCTTCAGAAGCAGTTGATTTCTGCCTGTCTTGTTAAGAACACATGGTCATACAACGTAATGGCTGGTCGTCTGTTTGCAGCAATGCACTCAAAAGACTGCTATGGCGAGCATAAACCTCATATTCGTGATTTGCATCTAAGCATGATTCGTGCAAATATCCTTGACGAGAACTTTTTCAACCAATACACCGAAGAAGAATACGACACAATCAACTCATGGCTCAATCATAAGCTTGACCTGACATATGCCTACTATCAGCACACTCAGATTCGCGACAAGTATGCACTGAAAGACCGCGTCAACGGTATCGACTACGAAACTCCACAATATGTGTTCATGCGTGTTGCAATGCGCCTGGCTGCAAACCTTCCGAATAAGATGGAACGGGTCGAGAAATTCTATTACTATTTTTCGAATAACAAAATCAATGTTCCGACACCATATTACACTAACAGCGGCACAGATAAAAACGGCTTCCTGAGCTGCTGCGTTTACACCACCAATGACACCGCGCCCTCTCTTGCAGCAGGTGACCATATTGCATATATGATGACCGTGAACAGTTCTGGTATCGGTGCTCACATTCATACTCGTGCTATTGGCAGTCCTGTTCGAGGTGGCATTATCAAGCATCAGGGCAAATTCCCTTACTATAAAGCATTAGCTGGTGCAATCATGGCTAATATGCAGAATGGACGAGGTGGCGCAGCGACCGTGACCTATTCGGTGTATGACCCTCAGGTTCTCGATATTCAGAAACTGAAGAATCCACGAAGCCCGGATGCAAAACGAAACCGCGACCTCGATTATGCAATGTCGTTTAATAAATTCTTTGCTGTTCGTGCCGCTAAGAATCTGCCCTATCACACATTTGACCCTTCTGTCGTTCCCGAATTATACGAAGCAATCACATCGAAAGATGAAACCGAGTTTGAACGACTATACGATAAGGCTGTTGCTGAAGGCAAGTTTGTTGAAGAACTCGATGCTCGAGAAGTGTTGCTTGAAGCACTAAAAGAAGCAGTTGGTACTGGTCGTCATTATCTGACGAATCTATCGGAGATGAATCGACATACTCCATTTAAATCTATGATTTTACAGAGTAATTTGTGTTCTGAGATAGCCATCCCTTCAAGAGGTTACAATTCTGTCAAAGAATTATACGAAGAAAAAGAGTCTGGCGAAGTAGGAATGTGTGCATTGGCAGGCATCGTTGTTTCTAATATTGAATCCGACGAAGAATATGCTGACGCTGCATATCACTCTTTGCTTATGATTGATGTCGCTATTAACGAAACCGATTATCCGCTTCCGCAGATTGGTTGGACTGCCAAGAAACGCATGAGTGCAGCTGTCGGTATTGTTGGTCTGGCTCATTACATGGCAAAACACAAGAAGTCGTATCAGACTCAGCAGGGTCGCGATTTCATGCACGAGTTAGCTGAAACTCATTACTGGCATTTGCTTAATGCTTCTCTTCGTCTTGGCAAAGAACTTGGCAACGCAGAATGGATTGATAGAACAGAATGGCCCAATGGCTGGTTGCCTATCGACACATACAACAAAACCATCGACAGTGAGATTACAGTCAGCCTGAAACGAGACTGGGAAGCACTGAGAAAAGAAATCATTGCCAATAAAGGCATTCGCAATTCTGTGCTTGTGGCTCATGCTCCGACAGAATCAAGTTCGATTGCTGCTGGTACTACTAACGGACTCTATCCTATTAGACAGATTGCATTGCTGAAATCATCTGGTAATACTTCAACAACATTTGTCGTACCTGATTCCGAACAGCTTGAATACTTCTACGAAAACGCGTATCAGGTTCCGAGTATTGATATCATCCGCATGTATGCAATATTCCAGAAATTCACCGACCAGGCTATTTCGGCCGATATGTGGGTTGATGTTAGTGGCAATAATCGTCTGTCATCCAAACAGCTTCTTCAGGACTTCTTCAATCTCGTAAAATACGGTGTGAAGACCAGATACTATGTCAACAACAAAGTTGGCACTTCTGCTTCAATGGATGCTGAGGATTGTGAGGCTTGCAAACTATGAAACCACTCACAGATAAATGGATTGACAGGTTTTTCGATATTGCGAAAACTGTTGCATCGTGGTCGAAAGATAAGACCAAGGTTGGAGCAGTTCTAATTGACGATAACCTGAAGATTGTATCAACAGGATATAACGGATTACCAGCAGGCTTAAATGATGACTATATTATAGACAGGGCATTCAAGGTGCCGAGAATCGTTCATGCCGAGATGAATGCGATTGCAAATGCACGACAAGATGTTTCTGGCTTGACTCTGTTTATTACTCATCCACCGTGCAATGACTGCGCCAAGCATATCGCAGCATTCGGAATCCGAAGAGTGTATTTCAAGCAAAACAATGAACTTGCTTCCAGATGGAACTGCGATATCGCTCAGGAGATTTTACGCGAAGCAGGTGTTGAATTTAATCCTGTAAAATAGTATAATGTGATTATTATGTTAAACACTCTTTATGAAAGGATATGACAATGTGTCAATTTTGTGATGAATGCGATTACGAACATGAACAGTTCTATTCTCAGGTTGGTCCTGCCAGATTAACAGGACAATACTCCAGAGATGGTAACTTGTACGAAGTTGAACAATGTTTCCTCGATGAAGACGATACATTGTATTCTGCCCGATACTGGATTGAAGTAGGCACATTCGAAGAGTTTGTTGACCTCGAATTTTCCGAAGCCGATGCGGTTTACTGTATTGGCTATGTGGACTACAAAATATACATGATGACACTAAACAACCAAGAGAAGTGAAACAAAAAGAAGGGAGCAACGACACGGAGTCAAATCTGTGCCGTTTTATTATCGCTTCTTAAATAGTTGAAAGAAAATATATTCAAAAGGAATGATTATGCTGCCAAAAGTGAAGACGACAGTCTATAGTGTTACATTGCCCGATTCAAAACTCGAGGTTGAGATGCGACAGCTTCTCGCAAAAGAGTATCGCGACCTTAGCAAGGCATATGTCATGGGAGATGAATCAACAGTTCATACCACACTGAAACACATTATCACGGATTGTGTAGTTTCTGAGGACTTCGACTTCTCGTCTCTGTCGTTTGCCGATGTTGAGTTCCTGTTTCTGAAACTGTATTCTTTCAGCGTTGATAACTCAATTAAGGTTCGTCTTCAGTGTACTCTTGAACATGATGGTAAGCCGTGCAATTCTGTTTTTGGCATGGAAATTCCGATTGACGAGATTCTAGTGACAGAAATGCCAGAGACGAAAATTGACCTTGGCGCAGACTCAGGCATTAAACTGAAGCTTCCGAGTTTCGACACATGGCATTCAAGCAAGGATAAAACCGATGCCGAGATTCTGTTCATGATGACAGACTGTGTATGGGTCGGAGACGATGTCTATGTGCCAGGAGAAGATTTTAGCGTTGAAGAATTGTCAGACTGGGTCGACAGTTTACCGAATACCGAAGCTCAGAAGATTAACGACTTTATCGATAATACACCGACACTGACATTCACGAAAGAAATCACCTGTCCAACTTGTGGTAATAAGCAGTCTGTGGTATTGCGAGGATTAGATGATTTTTTAGCATAATGGTCTCATCAGAGTCTCTCATGGAATTCTATAAGACCGTGTTTGTTCTATCCGACAGACTGCAACCATCCGAGATAGAACGCATGACAATGATAGACCTTAAAATATTCATAATGCTTTATAATTCATGGGTTGAAGAGAAAAACAATGGGAATTCTTAAACCTCGCTCGAAAGAACGAAGCGATAACACGAGCATGATTGGTCGTATTGCTCGCAAAACATGGAACGCTGGTAAGGCTGGCACTAAAACACTAGGCAAGGCAGCCATGAAAGTTCCGATGTCTGTTGCTTCTGGAGTAGCAAGTCAGCTGAAGCCTTCCGAGCTCATTAAGGCTGCCGCATCGGGTTCGCCTATTGCTTCGGCGATTGTCGAGAAACTTCTTGAGAAAGAGACAGTCAACAATAATAGTCAAGAAACCGAACGACCAGTCCAAGAAGGCAAGCCACGAAGACCAGAAGGCATGGGCTCGGAAGAAGTGGTCAAGAAGCTCGACTCGATTGACGACAATATCGTTAATCTGAAGTATGCACTAGAGAACAAGTCAAACAGAATCGCTCGTGTCGTGAATGAATCAACTGCGGCACAGACAATCATTCTGGCACGAGGCGGTCAGTTCTATAACAAGGCCGCACCTCTTGCATTGCCTTCTCCGGGTTCAACCGAAAACAACGATAATCGAATGTTTCCTAGTATTCAGAGGATATTCGATATTCAGAATGACTTCAGTCGCCTGAAAGAAACGGCAATTGACAATAACTTTTCTACTGATGCATCAAGCAACACTATTGCATCGAATCATTCTGCACTTGAAGCAGTTCTCGACAGAAAAGATGATGATGAAGACGATAAGGTAGCCGAAGAACAGGCCGATGATATTCGATCTATCAGAAAAATGCTCGAGCACCCGAAACCTGGTTCTGCTTTCGACCGCGCCGAAGAGTCACAAAAAGAAGGCGGCTGGATGAGCAGACTGCGAAACTTCTTTGGCAAGGGTGGTGCTGGGGCTGGACTTGCTGGTCGAGGTTCTTCGATTCTGAGTGGTGCTGGGCGAGCACTAGGCGGAGCCGGCCGCGGAGTTCTCGGAGCACTGGGTGGGCTTGGCGCAGGATTGACGGCAGCATCGACAGCCGCCTTGGTATTTGGCGGCACTGGATTGTATTCAGCATACAAAGCAGCACGAGGAGAAGATGCTTCTAACTGGATTTCAAATCTGACAGACAAAGGTGTTCAGGCTGCCACAGGCGACAAGGATGCGAGCCTTGGTACGAAGATTTACGACTGGACTCACGACGAACAAGGGAATAACAGTATAGCCAAGTTCTTCGGAATCAATACTGCCGAAGATGATACCAAGGCAAAACCTCAGGCACAATCCAAGGTTTCGACATTGCGAAGAACACTAGCAGCAACGACAACAGCGGCATTGACTGCATCGGGTGCTGGTGCTTTTGCAAAACCAATTTCAAACTTCATTGCTGGTCCCGAAACAAATTCGGAGGTCACTCGTCTTGAAACAAACAAGATGATTTCCGAGAAACAGCAGGCTCAGCCTATTGTCGTGAATGCTCCGCAGCCTGCACCACAGAAACAAATGTCGCCTGGTCAGGGCGGTGGTCAGTCTATGGCTCCGTTGATTGTTGCACCACAGGATTCAACATTACGAAGAGCATCAGACAGAATTATTCAGGGAAGCCTATGAAGAAAGAAGAATTGCTGAAAGTGATGCCATATGCTAAAGACAGAATCGATAAGTTTCTACCGCATCTGAACGAGGGTCTGAAGAAGTTCGGCATCACTAATATTGACGAAGTCAGAATGCTAATTGCTCAGCTGGCTGTTGAAAGTGCCGAGTTCAGATATGTCAAAGAACTTGCATCTGGCCAGGCATACGACACAGGCAGGAAAGCCGAGCAGCTTGGCAATACTCCAGAAGCAGACGGAGACGGGCAGCGATATAAGGGTCGCGGCTTGATTCAGATTACTGGCAAACGCAATTATACCCTTGTTGGATTCGCCCTCGAGATTGATTGTGTCAATCATCCCGAATTGCTTGAAGAACCGAAATGGGCAGTTTATTCGGCGTTGTGGTATTGGACCAATGGTCGCCTGGGCAGATATTCCGAGCCAACAGAAGAAAACTTCAAGAAAGTGACCAAGCTAATCAACGGCGGATACAATCATCTGAAGGAAAGAACAGAATACTGGGAGCGAGCCAAGAAATACTTGACAGAAGTATAATAGTCATATACTATAGCGAAACCTAACTAATGAAGGGTGATAAAATGTTCACTTTACTTTCTATCCTGAGCCTCATATCCATTGCCGTTTCTCTTTATGTGTTCGGCGATACTGCCTTCGCAAATCCTGGCACAAAAGAGGGCTTCAACGGCTGGTAATAATGTCGTTAAGAGTGAAGAAACGCGATTTCCATAGTGATTTCGCGTTTTCTTTTTGATTTCAAGAAGCTACATTTCAAAAACATCATTATTTTGAACATTTGATTTCTAGGGGTATAGCTAGGTATTAAAATCGCTTAAATGACGTCTAAAACACCATATTTTTACATACACCTTGGTCAAAAATCGCTGTTTTGCTTTTAAAATCATGGACTTTAGTTAGTTTTCCACAGTTTTATAGGTATTTGATTTTAAAGTAAAATAAAAAGTGATTGTAAAGATTTTGTAAAGATAATAATCGACATATTTTAATGCCACATCGTATAATAAAGCTTGCACTCTCTTCAAAAACATCTTATAATGCGAGGAAATTAATTAGTGGATGACCACATTATGTTCAAGTTTGTTGAAGAGTTCAAGCTTCTCAGAATTGCTTGCGATATTTTAGATACTGTCAAGAACGAGCAATTCAGATTAATCAAAATTAACTCAGAAGAGATTCGCTACAGTTTCGATGACAACACAATTTTCGTTACAGTCGACTCTAATGCTGTCTTTGTAGTTGGTGAACAGATTGATACTGCTTTCATCAGAGTCAAAAATCTGAACTTCATCTGTCGCTGGCTGTATGCACGAAAATATCAATCTCTTCGAAACCTTGAGATTAGAAGGATTATTAAATGAACTTCAATAGGTTTATTGAAGAGTTCAAGCTACTCAAGATTGCTTGTGATATTTTAGACGAGGCAAGCGACGTGCCGTTCAAGCTCGAAAGAATCACATCAGAAGAATTATACTATAGCAATAACTCAATTTTTGTATTGATTGACTATGATGGACTGGCGATATTCGAGGGTTTAATAATTAAGAAGTCAATCAATGTCGAATACTGGAATTTCATCTGCCGATGGCGATATATTAAAAAGTATAAGGCACTTCGAAACCTTGAGATTAAGAGGATTATTAAATGAACTTCGACAAGTTTATCGAATACGGTATGGATGCCAATGTTGACTGCAATGACACTATGGTAGGTGCATACAATAGTCTCATGTTTCAGCCAAACAAGGCAAGCGAGGACAGAATCACACTCTATACTTGCATCACACAAATAGGCAAGAAGCAGATTGTCATGGTTCAAGGCTCGGAAAGAACTATTACAGAAGATTTCGAGGAAGTGAAGAACGTCATCTCAAGGTTAATACAAGAAACACCGAGTGCACGAACCCGCCACGTCCTCGCAATGTTTAGAAATGCAATAGTTGAATTTGAATACTTTTAAGAAAGGAATAACGATGTCAGTGAAAAGAAAAATCAAAGAAATGTTCAAGCTGCAATGCCAGCTAAACGAGGAACTGGTTCCGGAATGGCTTGAACGTCGGCTTCGATTCGAGAACGCAATCATTGTCGAGGTGGCAGAACTGATTGACTGTCTGGGCTATAAGTGGTGGAAGCATCAGGAACTTGACGAAGCAAATGCTCGTGTCGAGATTGTCGATATCTGGCACTTTGTTATGTCATACGTTTTGCGCGAAGATGTGCTTGACCCTGCTAATATTGACCAGCATATTGACAAGTTTTCTGCCATATCCGCCGAACTCTATATTCACCCATACGAACCAGTCAGCAGCTGGGCGCCTGTGATGTATTATGCTCGACGGCTAGTTCGCGAAGTAGAAAGCAAAGACAGTGTCGTTGGTGTTCTCGAAAAATACTTCAACCTTCTTGCTTCGGCAAGCATGACAATCGACAGTCTATATTCAAGATACATTATTAAGAATGCTTTGAATAAGGTTCGCATGATGAATGGCTACCAAGACGGAACCTACATTAAAGACTGGAAGGGCATGGAAGACAATCACGTCGCCACAGAAATGCTGTTCCATGATACTCCGGACTACGACACCTGCGTTCAGAAACTCAACGACTACTATAACACTCAAGTCAAATGAAACTGCTCAAGATACTGCTAAAGGCATTGATGGTTTATATCGGCTTCATGCTTTGCGGCTTTGTTTTCTTGTTTCTGATTGTCATCATGTTTGCCGGATAAATTGCTTGCACTTTGTTCTGGCATAAGTTATAATTATGGCAATTAAACAAAGGATACATTAAAACATGGATTACAATTTGCTCGAAGCATATGCACATCACGGTGTTCAGGCTGTTATCGATAATCTCGAAGACGGCGAGCTTGCTCGAATCCTTCAAACGGCATTGAAAGCTGAAAGAAGAAATCTTGAAGACGAAATCCGAGAAAGCTATAAGAGTGTTGAGTATCAGAACGAGGTATATTCAAATACTCTGTTCTACATCAACAACGATATGACACGAAGCTTCAAAGCACTTGTTAAAGATTTGATTGAAGCCAAGGGTGGTAAACGAAAGAGCAAGGAAGCAATCCATCAGTTCTATCTTGAAATCGAAGATCAATGTATGCTAGACAGTCAGGACTGCATTGATGGTTTCATGGCAGAAGTCGAAAACATGTCATTATGAGAAAGGATACGAGACTTATGAGCCTGTTCAATATAATTGATTCAATCTCGAAAGCTTCTGGCACAAAAGCCAAGCAAGCTATTATTGAAGAACACAAAGACAATGAACTGTTCAGAACATATCTGTGGGCAATGTTGTCGAATGACGTTAAGTTTGGAATTAGCCGAAGAGAAGTTACTGAATGCGGTCATAAGCATCTTGACCTTCCAACACTTCAAGCCTTTGTTCAGAATCTCAACACTCGAAAAGTATCGGGCAATGCCGCTGTTGATTATGTTGAAACAGTAATGAAGCAGCTGACGAAAGAAGACCAGTGGCTAATTGCTGCATTGCTTGACGGCACTCTTCGGAATGGTATTAGTACGACAACAGTCAACAAGGCATTCGGCGAAGAGTTTATCTGGGAAGCAGGTAAACACTATATGCGATGCTCGCTGCCTTCAGACAAACTGATTGGCTCGTTCAATTTCAACGATGCTGTTGTTCAAATCAAATTCGATGGTGCATATCACGAAGTTGGTCGAAAGATTGGTATCAGAACACGAAGCGGCAAGAAATATCAATCCGTGCCAGGTATCGAAGCTCGTGCTATTGAAGGCATTCTAATGGGCGAGTTTGTCGTTTACCACAATGACGATGTTCTCGACCGCAAGACAGGCAATGGCATTCTGAACAGTCTTCAGCAAGGTTCCGACATTCCCGACAATCATAAGGTCGTATATCATGTATGGGACTGGAGACCAGAAGATAAGGCTTGCGACATTGAATATCGCAAGCGTCTAGAGATTGCAAGCAAATACGACAACGGCGATACCATTAAAGTAGTCAAAGGTGTCAAGGTTAATAACTATCAAGAAGCCCTGAGTGTTGCTGGTGAACTCATTGCAAATGGTTACGAAGGCG